CCCTAAAGACTGCTCTGAAGCGCATTCGAATCTGGAAAAAGAAGAAGAATCCTAGAAAATGGCTCGATCTTTCCTGTCTCGACCTCACGGAGCTTCCATCGCTTCCATCAAATGTCAGAAGGTTGAATTGTTCTGCAAATTATTTGAAGGAATTTACAAATCTTCCGAGGGGGCTCAAGAGTCTTCGGTGCTCTGGAACCAATTTGGAAACTCTTCGAGGCCTTCCTACTTCTCTAGTATCACTGGATTGTCGTGCAAATGATAATTTGACCTCTTTGGATGATATACCAGATTCCGTCGAGTTTATTGATGCAACGTATTGTGAATATATTGAAACAATTAACAAGTTACCCCAGAATCTTAAAGTGTTTCATTTTTGGTACGCGCTAAGACTCAAGCATATAGAGTATTTTCCTCCTAAACTAGATCTTGTTTCTATTGCGGAAACCTGTTTGGATAAATTACCTGAACTACCAAAATCTTTAAAAGTACTTGAAATGCGTTTTACTAAAATAAAAAGGATATCATTTCTACATGAAGGTATTGAAGAATTAATTTTACCTGCAAATAATTTACATTATCTCCCCCCTTTTCCAAAATCATTACTATATTTGAATATTTCTGGAAATTATAAGTTAAAGCTACCAATTGCTCTTCCGCCAAATATAAAATATTTTTATTGTGTCGATGATTCACTATGCATTAAAGAAAAACATAAAATGCACACTATAAAGGCCTTTTAGTTTGATAGGATTTTTTTCTAGTAGCTGCTATTGGTGTTTTTGTATGTCTCATCTTATCAACAATGTATTCCAAGCATGGATGAATAGTTTCTTCAGGAAATAAAGGGTTTCCTAGAAAGTAATTGGATTCCTTATCAAGATAATCGTTAATAACTCCCACACTTATATTAGTACATTTCTCAAGTTGAGGATTCATTTTTGGACAATATTTTGATAATGAGATACGTATACTATCATTTGCATCATTTGCGTTGAATCGAAAGGTATATTTTCTTTGCGTATTTCTATTATTTTTAGGATGCACTCTTCCATTTATAGGAGGGGATTTTCCGGGAACTTTTGACATTTTGGGAGAAAAATGGAAAGAAATATGGCCAAATGGTTTACCATTATTATAAAAATGTATGTATAATGAGCATTTATTATTTGTTTTTGCATCTGTCGAAACTTCTGCATTGGCAACTATTGGAATATCAAGTTTTTCTTTTTTCAACCTTTTATTGATTTCATCTTCAAGTATCCCATTATCAGCACGGAGAAGAAGCTCATTTAACTTTTTCTTGCTCAGATACTTGAAGATAAGATCATGTGTTTTAGCGTTTTCTTCCATTCTACATTATATAAAGATAATAATTATATAATATGGAATGACAATAAAAGCCGCTCTAAAGCGTATCCGTTGTTGGAAAAAAAAGAAGAATCCTAGAAAATGGCTCAATCTATCCTATCTCAATCTGACAGAACTTCCGCCGCTTCCATCAAATGTCAGAAGGTTGAATTGTTCTGGAAATATGATAACTGATTTTACAAATACAAAAATTCCAAAAGGGATTAAAAAACTTCGATGTTGGAGAAATGAGTTGCAAACACTAAAAGGGCTTCCAAATTCGTTGTTATCAATTGAATGTCATTATAATTACGATTTAGTGTCTATTGATGATATTCCAGATTCTGTTGAATATATCGATACAACTGGATGTTATAGTATTGAAACAATTGATAAACTACCTCGGAATCTTAAAGTGTTTATATTTTGGAAAACAAAAAAACTAAAGCAAATTAGTATGTTCCCCCATAAATTAGAATATATTTCTATTGGAGAAACACGATTGGATAAATTGCCTGATCTACCAAAATCATTAAAATCATTAACATTATGTTTCAGTAAAGTAACAAAAATACCTATTTTGTATGAAGGATTAGAAGACCTATATTTATTTTCAAATTATATAAATTATCTTCCACCGCTTCCAAATTCTCTAATAAATTTAGATATTTCTGGAAATTACGATTTAGAACTACCAATTACTTTACCTCCAAATATTGAATTTTATAGATGCAATGATCTAAATTTATGTATTAATGATGATGACGAAAATTGGTGCTAAAAGTTTAAATTAGTGCATTAGTTCTTCATGTAAAATAGAGTAGATGCTTTCCCAAGAACAGATCGATCAAATCAAAAATTACGGAAAGCTCTCGTACGAAAATGGCTACAGGGATGGATACCGACACGGGTTAGGACTTGCTTTGGTTGTTGTGATCTTGTTTGAGGGATCTAAATATTTTTCGCGTTGAGTTTGGTAGGTAGTTGTGTATGGGATACATTTATTTGATAACAAACAAGGTCAATAAAAAGCAATATATTGGACAAACAAAATGTGAGGATATTGAAACAAGATGGCGTTATCACAAAAAAATGTCAAATGTAAGCATAGGTAGACATTTGCTCGCAGCTTATAAAAAATATGGAATAGAGAATTTCAAATTTCAAATTGTCTGTATAACATTCGACGAAGCATGCGATGCTTTAGAAGAATACTATATTCAAAAGTTCAATACATTAGCTCCAAATGGATACAATTTGAAACTTGGTGGAAGAGCTTCAAGACATCATGAAGAAACAAAAAAACTTATGAGTGAATCTATAAAAAAGATAATGACAGAGGAAAGAAGAAATAAAATGATAGAACAATCTAAAAATTATCATGCTAATAATAAAGTAGTTTGTACAGATAAACAAAAAAAGCTAATTAGTGAAAGGCAAAAGGCTTATTGGGCAAACTTGACAGATGAAGAACGAAAGAAAATATCAGATGAGCGAAAAAGTAGATTAAGAAATAAAGCCATTAGTGAAAAAGTATTACTAGCACTTCAAAAAGGTAGAGAACTACGTGCCAATTTAGGTTCATTAAATAAGAAAAAAGTGGGAAAATATGACTTACAAAATAATTTATTGAAAACATATGAAAGTATTAGTGATGCTGCAAGAGATGTAAAAATTTCACATTCGACTATATCATGTGTTTGTTTACAAAAAGGTCATTATAAAACTGCAGGTGGATTTATTTGGAAATTTTTGTAAAATGGAAAAATAAAATGTCTTTTTTCTGTTATAACTTATAAAGGAAAAAAGAAAATGTTGTAGTGCCGGTGGGTATCGACCCCACTGCTTGCCGCTCATAAGACGGCCATTCTACCTTTGAATTACGGCACCATAAGGACATTTCGTCCTACGTCTTATATATTTTTAATCTTTAAGTTATTTTTAGTTCATACAATCCCCATTTACTTCTTCGCGATAATCTTCTTCTTCACGAGAGTCGCGGGCTTCTTCGGAACAGGAATCGGCTCTGCGTCATCTGCGGCGTCGTCAAGGCTCTCAGAGGGAGTGGGAGCAGGAGGAGCAGCCTTTGGCATCATAGCTGCGACAACACTCTTTGCTGCAGGAGCAGGAGCCTTGAATGCTTCGTCTTCTTCCTCTTCTTCCTCCTCCTCTTCTTCTTCTTCCTCTTGAATCTGAGGTTGCTTAGAGCTCTTTGCAGCACCCAAATCACCATCGTCCACAAAGGTCAGAGAACGAGAGCTATTTGGCAAAGCAGTAATGAGACTCTGCACAAGCTTCCAGCTCAAGCCGAACTTGCTTCCTGCAAACCAAACACCCGTGCACTGAATCAAGGAAGTCATAGCAGCACCCTTGACCAAGAGCTCTTCGAGAGGAATACCCTTGTACAAAGTCTTCTTCTCGTCGTAGCACTGAACATCAAAGTCCTGAGAATCGCGCTTCTGCTTCAAGGACAACTTGATGGTAGGAGGATACGGCTTTCTGTTGCCTTCCTTGTCGAGAGGAATGCGAACCATAGGAGTATAGAATGCCTTGATGACGTCTCGGCTCAAGTCTGCCTTGAACCAAAGCTTGGAGTTCTTGACACCCTGATCGATCATGAACTCGTCGAGCTTGGAGAGTGCTTCGTAGAACTGACTCATCTTGCTAGACGGCTCGTCGTACCCTCTGAGAGAAAGTTCGACGCTGTACTTTACGGGGCCCGTCTTGTCAAACGCGCTCATGCCATAAGGCAAAGAGCAACTGGGCGTCTGAAAGACAAACATGCTTCCATCGTAGTTGATGTAGGCTTGCTTACCTCCATTGTCGAGGACACGGAGTTGACTAAAGGAAATCTTTTGGGTGTTGAAATTGCTTGCGAGTACTACGTTAGATGCCATTCTTGTTATTCTCAATTTGTGCTTTCCAGCTACTGGGATGGACCCGTTCAATTTTTTGAATTTTACGCACCGGGATTTTCGATTTCCTTGGATTTCCTTGGTTTGGCGGGACTTTTTTTTTGAAACGAGAGCCAGAGTAGAATGGACGCATCTAAATTAATTCAAAGGCGCATGGAATCCATGCAAGTTTATAGAAGCAACTGGCAGCCGCGCGACGCGAGCGAAGTCACGCTTCGTAAGGTCCAAATGAGTCAGAAGAATAATTCTTCGACGCACAAAGGCCCGGTTGTGGGTTGCTGCAGCGAAACTAGGATTGTTACAACGAGCGGAGGCGCTCCGCAGTACAACTGGAACCCTGAAAGTACTGCGGGGCTTGTTCCTGGAACGTATGATGTGAATTTTCCTGTTTTAGGACCTGGCCCTGCAGATATTACATATAGTACTAGTGGTGCAGATTTACTTTACAATGTAGAAAGTTCTGCAAATTATAACGTGAATGGTGCAGGAAATACATGTTCATTTCAGTTTCGTTTACCATCAAATGTAACACCGGATATTGGTATTGCCGTTATATTTTATGATATTTCTAATCCTTCAAATGGTATTGGATTATTAAGTAATGGTGTAACTGCATATCCACTTGATATATATAATACCTATTTATCACCATCCTCTTTTGGAACTTTAAATGTTAATCCAAATGATTTGGTCCAGCTTTTGTTAGATGGTACAAATTTCCTAATTTTTGTAAATGGTGTCGAACAATTCAGACAAAATTATTCGTCTGTAATAATACCAACAACTGGAATTCAATTATTTTTACAATTAGGATCACCCGGTACATATGTATTCAGCAACATCTCCTACGGGCCCATAACAATTACAGAGGGGGGTCAAACACAAACTACCATCGTACAAGTCCCCACGAGGCCTCCTCGTGCCTCCTCGCCGACCCCTGGCTTTAGCACCGACTATAGCGAACAAATCGTCTTTCAGAAAAAGGCGGGTTGCGCGCAGTGCCACGATCCCAATTTCGGAAAAGCAGGTGGTGTAATTATAGTATCTTGTCAAGAAGCTGCACAATGTAATACAAGAGACTCCAACCCGGTAAAGGGTACTGGTTGCTATTGCGCTGATCCTGGAATTTATCAACAACCTGGTCAAGCAGACTGCTCCATCATCGAACCTGCTTACACGGGCTCTTTGAACCAGGTGCCCATCATCAAAGCGCAGGGACAGAATCACGGGCATTTGCCAGAGCAGCAATATCCTTATCCGAGTGGTTGAGGTTTCTGACATTTTGAATATAGAATAGAATGGACGCATCAAAGCTCATCGAACGACGCGCCCAAGCGTCCAATACGTACCGAAGCAACTGGCAGCCACGCGACGCGAGCGAAGTCACTCTTCGTAAAGTTCAAATGAGTCAAAAGAACAATTCTTCGACGCACAAAGGCCCGGTTGTGGGATGCTGCAGCGAAACTAGGATTGTTACAACCGAAGTGGGAGGAGGAGAACCGCAGTATAATTGGAATCCTGAAAGTACTGCAGGGCTTGTCGTGGGAAATTTTGGTTCAGGAGTTTTGCCAGTTCTAGGTCCAGGTCCTGCAGATGTAACATTTGGCATAGCCCCTTCTGAAATTTTTGTATTTGCCGATAGCCCTATATCTTATAATGTGAATGGTGTAGGAAATACGTGTTCACTTCAATTCCGACTGCCTGTTATTGCAAATACTATTCAATTTATTCCTAATTTTTATGATCCAATGAATTTTGCAAATTATTTTGGTCTGATTAATATAGATTTTTTGTTACCATATTCATTTAGCATAAATAATACCTTTTTGTCACCAACCCCTTTTGGAACTCTAAACTTGAATCCAAATGATTTGGTTCAAATGTTGCTAGATGGAACGAATTTTATAATTTTTGTAAATGGAGTCGAACAATTCAGACAAAATTATTCGTCTTTGACACTTCCACCACTAATCGCAGAGTTGTATCTACAATATAGAAGCCCAACGGATATAACATTTAGCAACATCTCCTACGGGCCCATCACAATTACAGAAGGTGGCCAAACGCAAACCACAATCACACAAGTCCCCACGAGACCTCCCCGTGCTTCCTCGCCGACTCCTGGTTTCAGCACCGACTATAGCGAACAAATCGTCTTTCAGAAAAAGGCGGGTTGCGCGCAGTGCCACGACCCCAATTTCGGAAAAGCGGGCGGTGTGCAGCTCTTGACATGCAGCGAGGTGGCTACGATTCTGGCTCCCGTTCCAAATCCCGTAAAAGGTACTGGTTGCTACTGCGCTGATCCTGGAATTTACCAACAGCCTGGTCAAGCGGACTGCTCCATCATCGAACCTGCCTACACGGGCTCTTTGAACCAGGTGCCCATCATTAAAGCGCAGGGACAGAATCACGGACATTTGCCAGAACAGCAGTATCCTTATCCGAGTGGTTAAAGATTGTTATTTTTATTATTTATTACATAATTAGAAGCCTTTTTTATTTTTCTAGTTTTTGCAAGTTTAGTTGGTTTTACACTATGATTGCGAGATATAGAATTTTTACCTGTGAATTTTATCCTTTTTGCAAGAAATGTATATATCGGATTTGTTTTCTGAGATGATACAATTATATTTTTGCATGATTTCTTTTTTGTTGTACGCAAATACTCAAAAGTTGGACATTGCTCATAATCAGTTATGGGTAAATTACATCCATATCTTTTGCTATTATTAATATTTAGTGACTCTTTTGTACACAATAATTGATTTTTAGCAGTTCTTACTCTAGAATATTTTCTTACACCACTTCTTATAATACTCAACCCTTTAGCAATTAAACATGATATTTCATCTACTTCATTAAGAGTGGTTATGTCTATATGCATTCATATTTTTATACATTATTCTTGTTTCATTGCAATTCAAATTCATCATGCTCCCAAAATATTTAATCATATTTGATGTTGCAAAATGTATATTTATTAAAGATATTAAGGATAATTCATTTCTTACTATTTCTGGTGTAATATAGGACATATTGTAAATATGATTATATTCTGTATGTAAATATAAATGTTCTGAATACAATATATATTCTTTATCTTTGTATTCAAAACTTAAATTCTCATAAAATCTTGGCATTATTTTATATCACTATAAGAATAATACAAAATATTTATACATGATCCAAACCAAGTGGTTTCATTCTACTTCGACAACAACAACAAATGCAACAACAACAAAAAAGTATATCGGGATCTGTAGCAAAATCTCCATCTATTCCATCATATCCAGGTTCAGGTCTATAATAGCCCAAAAAATAGAGACCATCTGATGTATAAATATATGAAAATAACTTATGATACACTTCATTATCTATTTTTATTTCTTTCACAAATGGGTAAAAACACATATAAAAAAGACATTTTTTTCTGGGCTCTCTTGGAATTTCTTTTTCAGAATCTGCGGCATATGGTATTTTATTCAAATCGACTACGGACATTATTCATTAATAGTTTCACCCCTTTAAAGCCGAATCGCGCATCATTTGCAGAATAGAATGGACTCAATCACGTACACACTTACCAGAAAGGACTTACAAGGCCTTGCTGATAAGGCTGCGGCAGCCAAACTCGAAAGAGAACTAACCTCGTTTTCGCAAGTCGTCCGAAACTCTGTGCTCAGAGCCGCAAAAGACGGGTATTACCAAATTATTCAAATGGTTCCTGAAGGGCTCCGTGGCCATACAAACGCTCTTTGCGAAAAGTTGCGTCAAACATTTCCTGATTCTGAAATTCGTGCCGATTCGTCTATGGTTTTCTTGAGCTGGGATTAAAGGCTTTCGAATAGGATCTTGTATAATGGAACACTATCCCGTCGATAGAAAAACTCTCAAAGCACTTGCACAAAAATCGAGAGAGGAGTACATTGAAAAAGAACTCGAATCATTTTACAAAATTACTCGCAGGTTGGCGCTGGAAGCCGCCAAAAATGGGAAAACTTTTATTTATGTAGGCATGGGAAAAGAACTCGAACCCCATAGTGCAAGAATTATATTTGATTTAATGAAAATTTTTTATGAATGCGAGGTTCGTGTAAAAGATACGTATGGTATAGTCATTGTTTGGGATTAGATTTCATCTTCCATCTCCACGAGCCACGGATAATGCTGTCTCACCCGAAAGCTCACAATTGCAAACGCAGTCATTCCGTAGAGAGCGCCAAGAATCTTGTGCTCTTTGAGTTGCGCCGAAGAGACAAATCGATCCAAAAGTTCCAAAATCGTCTTTTGCCACCATTTCTTGTCAAAGCGCGTCCGCGTTTCCACCGGATGCCACTTGAAGAGAAGATTGTTTGGCGCATTCCATCCAGGTACAACTAGAGATTTGACAGAATCGTTTAGCTGTAGTCTATAGCCCCAGAGTTCCCAGAGTTCCTTGTAAAAGTGCGAGAGTTGTTCTACGCTCATCTCTTCAAACCAATTCAAGCAAGTGTGGTAGCCTAGAACATCGTATTTCATGGTGACATCCAGAACTTGCTGGTGCCACATTTGTTCAGGGGTCATTTCTAAATCGAGCGTATGAACTAAACAATACTTGCGATCTCTAAGCCACTTGCACCGGTTCAAATAGCTAGTTTCAGATTTCTTGTCAAGAGGTTCGCGTGTATAGGGATTGAGCATGGCTTCTTCTCCTTCTTGAGCCCTCGTCATGGAGAGACTTCGTATGTCAAAAAGCCAAATGTGTTTTCTCAAATCTACGTAGCTCCATCGATAGAGAAGAGGAATGCTAGAAGTGCTGTCGAGGGTATAAATATCAGTTTGATTTTCGGCTTCGGCAGGAATACAAACCGCGGGACCCTGCTTTTGAAATCGAAGAAGACCTCCGTGGAGCTTCCACCAGACCTGAATCTTGGCGGCGGCCTTTATTTGTTTTAAAAGATTTGATGTATTGTATTGGATTTTCTCTTGAAAACGCGTTGGGTTTTTGAAATGTCGGGAGCAAAACTCGCCGTGAGTTGCCGAATACGTGCAGCGCTGATCAGGATGCTTTCTCGAGCGAATATTGTTGCAGGGGCGCACAATATGCTCTTGACCCCGTTTGGGCATTCCTACACTCCTGGGGTGTTTCTAGTCTAGAATTTGAACGATTTCAAAAAAAAAAGTTGGAGCCTGTCTTGAGAGACAAAAATTGGACGCATGAATTCTTAAAAATTGACACTGATGCCCCGTCATACTCTCAGCACAACTTGCGTAAAATGTCTAGCAATAATAAGTCCGTCACTAGTACAATGAACACTGCAACCACCTCTGCTCCTGCACCTGTAGCAAAGAAGACTGCCGCTCCCAAGAAGGCCGCTGCCGCCGCTGTTGAAGCCGCTGCTCCCGCTCCTGTCGTCGCTGCTGCCTCTGAAAAGAAGGCTGCTCCTGCCGTCGCCCCTACCACCACTCCTGCCGTTGCCGAAGCCCCTGCTGCCGAATCTGCCCACGCCTCTTTGAATGACGAAATCAAGGCGCTCCAGGATCAGCTCACCAGCATCCGCGATGCAGCCAACGCAGCTCTTGCCACCTTGAAGCGTGTTTCCAAGCGCGCTGCTACTGATATCAAGGAGGCTGGCAAGAAGACCAAGAAGCGCACTGAAACTGCCGATGGTCAGCCGCGCAAGCCCAGCAACTTTGAAATCCCCGTGCCCATCAGCGATGAACTCTCTGCCTTTCTCGGTGGCCCCAAGAACAACAAGATGAGCAGAACCAATGTCACCAAGGCCATCAACCAGTACTTGAACGAGCACAAGCTCCGCGAAAAGCACAGCATTACCCCCAATGCAGCTCTGCGCAAGCTCTTGAGCATCGGCGAAAAGGATGAGCTGACCATCTTCAACATCCAGACCTATTTGAGCAAGCACTACCCCAAGGTCGACAAGGCTGCTGTTGCTCCTGCAAAGTAAATGGTGCAAATGATAAAATAAAAATAAATAAGATAAAGACGTCTAAAGTGTAAAGATTAATTGCATTTTAGAAGTAATAGCATGACTCTGGCGACTCTACCTGTTTTTTTCATGTGGTCTGAAAATTACAAGACCTTTGCAGATATTCTAAAAGCATGCATTGGAATGCATCCATATTTAGAAGATAAATCGCTATTTATCGAACAATCTGTTTTTAACAAGAGTCTTTACAAGGATTCTAGCCATTTCTTTAGCGGCTGTTTTTTTAAATTAGAGAAAACTCTCGAACTTTTAAATTCTCTTCCAGAAAATTCGTATTTTCTTGTAACAGATGTTGATATCATTATCTTTCCTGGAAAGCCTCTAAAACAAATATTGGATGTATATATGGATAATCAAATAGATATTGTATTCATGCAAGAATCTCCTGATAGATGCACTGCAAATATGGGATTTATTTTAATCAAAGTATGCGATCATAATAGAAGACTTTTTGAAAGATCTATGGAATTTGCAAAAGAGGATCCAAATGGTCTTGATCAGAACTTTGTAAATAAGGCATTGCAAGAATACGAAGGAACATATTATCACTTTCCTTCTGAATTTATTGGAACCTCTTCGACCTTGCAGTATTACTCTAATGCATCTCAAAAGCGTCAAGAGGAAACGAGGAAGAAAATGATGGTGTTCCATGCACTCTGCGATCCCACTAAGCCCTTTGAAAATGTATTTATGCAAAAAATTATGCAATATAAGATGTTGGGCCTTCCTATTGAGTTTCAGTAGTTTTGGTTAAGTATAGGGCATTTCTTCGCAATTCATATATGCCTTGTAGATTGGAATCTGATCTTCACGAATCCAAGGCTCAATCTTGTCTACCGATCTATAAAAGATGTGGGAATCCTCTGGCCACACGCTGAGCCAGACTGGATATTTTTGCTTTATGACCGACAAACTCTTGAATACTTTTATCATCTGATAGGCTTGCTGGATGCTAAAAGTATTTTGCTCTTGACTAGCCTCTGTAAAACACATGGCACATAGGCTGCGGAATTGCCAATCTGTCAGCTTCAACTCCCTTAAAATATGTTCCCTATTGTATTCTCGAAATTCGTAGCCAGTCTCCACAGGTGTCCAAAGCACTTTTGCACCCATGGCCAGAAGATCCATGTCACCGCTCAAAATAATATCCAAATCTCCCTTGGCCGACAAGGCTGCCAAGAGTCCATCCGCCTCTCCCTGCGCTTTTACCATGGGGATTTTTTCAGAATAAAATCGTTCCTTCAGACTCTGTCGCATCTCTTTCGTCAGACTCCATCCCTTCTTCTGATGCTCTGCGTGCTTTTGCTCCAACATGAAGCGCTGGGCGTCCGTCAAGTCCTCTGTGTCTAACAGGTCCTGAATATTGCTGGCCGACTTGAGTTCGTTTTCCCGTATTTCGCGGCGGCGCTGGGCTTCCCACACCTTTCCATCTTCTGCACGACCATCAAATGCTAAAAGTATATGATGCTTGTTCGATTGAAGAGCGCGAATAAATGTCAGAATTTTTTCGACGTCTGCTTGCCAGCGATAAATGTAAAAGGAAATGTCAATGCCGATGCGCAATTTTTGATTCTTGGTATCGAGCAATTCGTTTATTGACTTACATTTTCCAAGATGCTTTATGAAACTCTGTAATCCTCTGACGCCCATTGAATAGTTTAGTACTTTTGATCTGTGACGGATCCTCCTCCAATTTTTAGTCGTTTTTTGGCTCACAGGACTCTAGAGTGAACCGCAGGGAGTTTGTTGGTCTGTAACTGGACGGATTGGGCAAAGGTGGTACATAGAGACCAAGCCGTTTCCATACATCTATGCGGCCCACTAGATATCTCCACGCATACGCATCGGATCCCTTGACTCTGTAGATGTCCCTTAGAGTTGCCGCTTGCCTTGTTGCCCAAATCAGCTGCCGAGTCAAGTATCGGTTCCATAGTGTAGGAACACCTTTTGCTGCCATTCCGCATAGAATGAGTTCTGCCCACGCTTCTGTATCTGCCTCAATGTTGGGCGTGTCTTTGTGATATGGATCCGTGCAAGAAGCGTGAAGAAGCTCGTGAATTAAAACTCTCGTAGCCTCCTCTTTTCTGTAAATGACAATTGTTCTAGGGTCACAGCGCATGGCAGATCCTCCATTCACGTGCTCGGCTCCAATAGATTTATGTTTTGCAGGGGCCTCGCGAAGCCTTGGATGGCCAAAGACAATGATTCGAACTTTTGTTTGGTTCCCATGTACAATAAGACGCACGGCGCGCCACCAAGTATTCCATGGAGGGTGAAAAGGGAATTCGTTAAAGGAAACTGCAAAGATCTCACCAAGAAGACACTTTGATTTTATAATCTTTGCCTTCTTGGATTCAATGGCGGCAGCTGCATCCCCTTTTAGATTTCCCTTGTCAAAAGGGTCCTTTCCCTGACCCACTGCTTGTGAAAGAACATAGTCTATTTCAGAATCGGTTGGATTTAACTCCACATGGTTTGGAGGATCGAGAGCATATTCATCTCGAATGCTCTTTAAAAAGGTGTCGACCCACGGAAGGGTGGCATTCATTCTACTTGGACTTCCGAAAGAGATTCGGCCAACTGAATGCCCAAATGCTCCCACGCAATCGGAATTCTATAACTTCCCAGCGTTTGGCCTCCACCCGTCGAGGGTTGATTCGCGAGAATAGCGACGGCCCTCTTTACCTTTTTGGGATCAATCTTGGCATGCAAGAGAGAATCTAGAATATAATGAACCACTTCTTGCCATCGCAAATTCCTCTGCAAACAAAAATAAATCCAGTCGCGCACCTCTTGGATTCGTTCCAAAGTCATTGGTTTTTGCGACCAATCCACAATAAGCCTATCAAAATAAGAACCCCAATCCATGCAATCCTGTCCATATTGATTGCGAAGCTTTGCAAGAGTCAAGTCTTTTCCACTTACAGGGATTTCAACAAACCAATCGATGAGCTCGTAGGGAAGAGGCAGCTCGCTCGTGCACCAGATTGCCAAACTCCCTTCGTATTGCTCCAAGGCCATTTGAATTTGCAAAACGCTGTCGTGACTCAAGAGATGCGCGTGATAAAAGACGAGAATGCGCTTGACGGCCTGCTTCTTTTTTCCAATGGCGACTTCTGTTCCGTATCCAAGGCGATCCAACAGGCTCGCAATATAGTTCTTGTCCTGCATGGACATTCTTGCAATATCGAATCCGAGATGAACAAGGCTCGTTTCGTAAGGAATTCCTTCTCCCTGCTGCGGCGTTTCTGTTTCGTCTTGTTGAGCTTCGGTCTGTTCCGATTCTCTCTGAAGCTTCTTGTTGGATTCTGTCGACCATACGGATTTGCGAATTTGAAAATGGACACCCCTATTTTGCGCAATGTGTTCTAGAGCCTTGTGCACTTGGTGCTTCTTGCCAGTTCCTCTATTTCCTAGCCAAATAATGTTTAATTCGTCCATACACTACACTATTCTGCGGATGGTGTTTAGGTTTTGGAGAATAGTGGTTGGACTATTCAAAGACTCTCGGCAATATTAAATTAGTATTTGGTCTAGTATGTACAATGGATGGGCCGAAATGTTTCTCCCTCTTCAAGCCTTGGAAGTAAGAAGCATTCATATAACCGAACCCAAAATGGTGAAAAACACGTATTCGGCAGAAAGACCGGTTTCAAATCTATCCTACAAGACATCCACCTTCAGCCTTCCTTTCTTGTCTGTTTTAACTCCGTTTGTAAAAGTGTATTCGTGGGATTCTACTACAGGTCGTCTCGATTTGGAAGTAGAGCAGACATCTGTCACAGAAAGCAAACTCTTTGCTCTTCAAGACACAATCATAGACTTGTTGGCGGAAAATATAGGATGGTTTCCGTGCTTCAAGACAAAAGAGGACATCAAAATGAATTTTCAATACATCTTGTTTGGCTCCATTTTTACAATTTACCTTCACGGACCCAATCCCGAAAAAAAGCAGACGGGGCGCGTCTGGATCTGGAAGGACAATGCGTGGCAAAAGGGGGCGTCTTCTGTCATTTTTAAAAAAGGGCAGCAACTGAGAGTTGCTCTTCGTTTTCAAGGGGTTTCGCTCATTAAAACGGCGAATGGAAAGAATCGTTTTCGTTTACAGCATCAGACTATTTCAATCTTTATGCGTTGATGACTTGCAAAGAGGCCGCGCTCACTGCAAAGCTGCTCAAAAACAGATTGACAAAGGTCATGATTAGGACAAATGGGGTCAAAAATGCAACATTTGCAGAAAAATAGACATAAGCGGCTGCGCCAAATATACCTATAATAACAAAGGTGACTGCTGCTATAATTCCAAGATTCTTCTTAATGTCTTCTGCATTATCCTTGTTTTGCGTCAAGAACCCCATCCAAACAATGATTGCGATGACTCCTACAAGGCCAATTCCAGACATTATATAAACGGGTAGATCGGCCATCTTTCTTCTTTCTATTGAGACATGCGACTTGCGAGTTGACGGACGGGCGCCATTGTGGTTGAACAAGTCGTCGCCCAGTCTGGCATCGTGTAAATCACAAATAAGACAAAAAAGATTAAAATAATGACGAGAACTGGAAAGACTATATGCCAAAATAGACTTGTATTTAACGTTTTTGTTTGTCGGGCAGCCATTCTACTATACAAAATACCACAAACCAACAGGAATGAGAACACGCCGAGCGGCCCCAATTCCGGGACCACGGGTCTGTTCGCCCCTTGCGGGCCTTAAGGCCCGACAAGGAAGAAAGGGCTCGTGTCTTCCAGTACAAGTTACGCGAAAGATTGCTCGGGTGAGAAGGGGGCAAAAGAATGGACGAACAAGGGGAGGTACGCGAAAGGCATCTGGCAAGAATTTAATCGCCGAGCTTGCTAAGGAGCTGGGTTGCAAACAAACTGATGAACGCTGCATAGTGGAAAAATCTTTGCTTTCTCACAATGAGAAAAAGCGTATTTTAAACACCTATTTTCGACCCAAGCTGCCCGAAGGCTGGAAGGCCGATCCAGACATGTGGCTGAACAGCGACGATATTGGAAATGTCATGAAACAATACGAGCAGGCCTATCCCGATTTCAAGTTCTTGGGCGTGGTCCCCATTGACTTTTCTGCACCAGACCCGTATTACAAGGGGGCTGAGAAGAAATGTATGAACAATCAGTTCTGTCTTGTAGATATTCAAGAGGAAAAACAAAAGGGGCGTCGTATTCTAGGTGCGGTATTCAACTTGGATCCGCATTACAAGGGCGGAAGCCATTGGGTTGCTCTCGCTGTTGATTTGAAGAGGCGATGTGCCTATTATTTCGATAGTTACGGAATGGAACCTCCTCTTCAAGTGGCGCGCTACATGCGATATTTGACGCTCCAAGAGCCGAAGTTGACGCTTCAGAGCAATGGGCGTCGCTTTCAGTACAGCAATAGCGAATGCGGCATGTACAGCATGTATTTCTTGATTCGAATGATCATGGGCGAGTCCTTCAAACATTTTTGCAAGAATCCTGTTGCGGATAAGCATATGTTGGAGTTCCGAAAAGTGCTGTTTGATCCGGATGTGGATAATTAGTATTCGTACTCTGCTGTAAGAATACGTGTATACAAGAGCTGATGGTATATAATGGCGCCAAGATAGTATTTGTAATAAAGTTCGGCATCTTCGCATTTCTTGGATATATTTTCTAATAATTTGCTATGTACCCTATTTGTGCCTTTCAGACTATTTTCAAATTCCGAAAAATCAATTGGAAGAATATCGTAGCCTTTTTCCATATCTTTTAGAATCCCAAGAATATACTCTTTATCTTCTTGAGACCACACATGAATAGGATTATCAATACTATTGTTGTCAAATCCACCAAAACGCTTAATATCTCCAGAAGTCTGTATTCCAAAGCCAAATTTGTATTCTAGACCAGTATTGAAAAATGCGTAGCGACCCATTGCTGCTTTCTTTCTGCACTGGTTTGGCAAAAAATAGTTACGCTTTACGCGACCTTCGCGCTCGTACATAAAGTTCTTCCTGCATCGTTCAAGTAGAGTAGAGGCGTGAAGAATGCAAAATGTTGAACGGCAATTTTTTAGCGAACAAAACGAACAGAATTTATTCAACGTCCTGTCCCAAGATATTCAGCAAAAACAGGGTGCGGGTCTGACTCGTCAACAATCAAATCGCCTCGCGCGCACCTTGGAACACTATATGCAAGAAGTCTGGGACGTGAATGGACCAATGGCCATACCACAATTAAATCGAGAAGCAATTGCAGCAACAACTAAAGATTTTTCATCGTATCTCCGACGTGGAGAACTCGCTCCTTCTCTTGCCGCGAGCGAAAAGATCGTGAGCGATACGGCCAATCAGCCTCGCATCGAAATGGCTCAACAGAGACTCTTGCAGCAAAATGGAGTTGCTGTTCCTCCTAGACCCACCTTTGAGAGCAATCTTCTTATGGACACGGGCTCCCGATTTGAAGTCCTCCAACAAGAACGCAATGGTCCTGCTGCCCCCTCGCGTCCTCCCATTCCTGATTTTCAAGTCAATCTTACAGCCTCTGGAGACGAACCGAGCGCCCTGTCCCTCTACGAGACGGCTAAAAAGATGCGCGACGCCGAGGCCACCCGTGTCCAACAAGAGACTGCTCGTCTCCAGGGCATTATTTCTGGAACCGGTTCTGCGCCAACTGACGCAAACCCTCTTGTACGCTTCATGAGCCCTCCCTCGATTCAAAACGATCCCCAAGCAAATCCTACTATTGCTCAGCCCATTGCCACCATCGCTCCCACGGCGCGTGGACCCTTGCCCCAAGACTATCTCATCAAACAAGACGATGTCATCAACTACAAGGAAACCGAATATAATCTTGTCTTGTACAGCGCCGACAGAGATTGGCTCAACAATACCAAGGAAAATCGCTATAGCTTTAGCGTTATTTTTGACCCTGCCAACAACAAGCAGGGGTTCACTTTACAACCATCGACCAACAAGAAATTTAAGAATATTACTCGCATCGAGCTCGTCAAGGCTATTTTGCCCACCGAAGGTCTCGAGAATTTTGTAAAAGTCACGGGCGGAGGTCCTTCTTTTAGTTCTTCTTCTAAAATCAATGTTCTTCAATACCCGTATGTTCTTGTGCGCATTCCTGAACTGGACACCAATAACTATGGTACAGACAACAATATTGATAACTCTTTTGCTGTGCTCCAATACGATGCCAATTGGTACACGGATACGGCAAACTTGTCCGATGGCTTTTTGGGCATGATCCCTAAATTTATGAAATGCCAGAAAGTCTATCAACCGACCCCTCTTGCAACCTTGACGAAACTTACCATTGAACTCCAGAGACCCGATGGTCTGAGCTTGTCTGACACTTCTGATACTCTGAGTATTAGCAATATCTATGCAAGCGGAGATCTTGGAGCTGGTTTGGGACTCTATCCTGGTCTCTATGTAAACGTACAAGATGTTGCATCAAATGCACTCTATTATCTCATAAAGACGTCGACCTTTTTTAGCCAATGGCTCTTCCAACCTGGAAATCGCATTCAAATTAAAGGTCTCAACCCGTCACAAATCACTGGAGGTGGCGCATTGGCCAACCAACAATTCGTGAGCTACTTGCAGAGCGATGCGGGTCTTTCCATCATTGGTATTGGCTACGACAATGGCTCGATAGCAGGTGATGGGTCAATTCCTGCCACTGGCTACGCAAATATAATTATCGTCAAAGCGCCAATGCAGGATCCTACAACTGGCTCTGTTCTTGCAGACCCTCTTGGCGGAACGAATTTGACAAATCAAGCGTTGGCTAGCGCACTTCAAACCACCACTTTTACAGGTGCAAAATTAATTAACTTGACACACCAGACCAATGTTGTACTCCGCATCATCACGCGTGATATGGATCCTGCAGCAAGGGTTCGTCCGGATAATTTATAAATTGCCCAAGTAAAATAGATGGAGGGATTACTACCTCTTGCAGCGCTTATAGGCGCAAGTGGTAGCATATTGTATGCCACATTCACCAAAAAAAGGAAAGAAGGTTTTAATGCATCTGTGGAATCGGTGGAAGCAGCAATGGGACCCACGCACAATCAATTTGTAAAGGACGGAGCGAGTCGCTTCAACCCTTTGATGAATTTGATGAATCCCGCAGCGAATCCCTTATATCCAGACGGATCCAAACCGAGCGATGCTGCTATTCAAACGCAAAAAGTCAAACAGGCTCTTGTGGGGGCTCTTGCAACACCTATGAATCCAAGTTTCCAACTTTCGCCTCTAGTGGACAATTCAATAGCCATCAATCTTGGAAGCGGGGGTATTGGCCCTCAAGCCATCAAAGTCTGCGAGAAGCTCAAGGAAATTAACTGCGATGCCTTTGACGATCCCAATTTTGCATTTTCTTGCGGGGTCTGTCACGAAGGAGGCAAAGATAGCGGAGGAAATTCTGTCGTTGGAGGTCTCTATATTCTTGAGGATGCCAAAGAGTCTGCAGAAGTGAATGCAAAACGAATGGGATCACGCAGAGTAAACTACACCCCGAGTGTTGGATCGTGCTCTCCTGGTAAATTTTCCGTGACAAAGGAACAATGCTTGAGACTCAAGAACCAAATGGAGTGCAAGGCCAAGCAGAGTTTTGATGTTCCTGGTTGCAGCCAATGCTACCAAGACGAGACCTTTCAGTACATTGGAAAAGATATTCTTCGAGGTGTTCCTAGCCTATTCTTGTCCGGTTCAGGAGCATTTAGCATAACTCTTGCAAAAACGGGATTCAAGAAGTCCGGTGTCCTCGCCGATGCACCTCAAAGGATAGAACTTTCTGATTTTCAAGAGGGTGATATTTTGCAAATAAAGGTTGACTTGGAGACTGGTGCTGGCTTTGTGGCTGGATATTTGCAAGGTACGACAGCGAGCGGGGAATTTTCTCTCGATTTGGCGCGCATTGTCAAGACAGATGCAATTACAAATCAGACGCCACGCCTTTCTGGGCAGCTCTTGATCAATGGCGAAAATTACACTCTCATGAGACCTGGACGCGGACAGAAAACTATGCAACTCGTTGTGCAAAATCCATTTACTTTTATCGATCCATCCGAAACAGAAGAGGCGGCGGCTTGTTCTGCGTCTCCTTATATTACCAAACAGACTAGTGCAGAATTTTTGAATAGCGGAGTCTGTTTTAAAAAGGGACAGGGACCTGGAAAATTCTCTCTTGAATGCCTCCAGAACCTTTTTACAAATGCGGGCTGCGATACAAAAGGCGAAGCGTATCCTACAGACGAGAAGTCTGCAAAAGCTCTCATGACTGGCGCCAACGGACAGCTTCTTCGTGTAGCAGAAATTGCGCAAACTATTTACGATGCGAGTCAATATGCCTATACTGGAATGAAAGGTGGTGAAAAGCTCAGCATACCTGAATGGGACTCCTATAGCAGATTTTGTACTGGAAAACGAATTACGAGTCCTTGCGATGGAGACAACAAGGAATCAGGACCTCTCAGCACAGAATGCTTGTCCTACTTGTGGCAAAATAAAGGTGCTGCTGACAAGAATCCTGGAGGTACAGGGCCAACCTACACAAATGTGCTCAGTGCCTCGAGTTTGGATGGTAGGACTAGTCAGTTTTGCACTAGGGCCGGTACAATGGCTCCCATCAATGCTAACGGACAAGTCAATGCAGCCGCTGTTGCAGAAGCAAGAAAAGCAGGAGGCGTTGAAGCTGTCAAATCTCTGTACAATACAATTCACTTGAAGGCCAACGACAATTCCTTGAAGGATGGAGAGCGTCGCTCAGCAATTGAAAAATGTTACGGAATTGGCTTGAACGAGCTGCCGTCCAATACTCTAGAGGCAGGCGTCAACGAAACTACTTGCGTGCCTCAAACCAAAGTTCCGTCTATGACTGGAGTTCCAAAAGACATGGGTCTCATTGATGTAAACGATAACTGGATCTGGAGCTTTTCGATTACACCTACTGGTACCTCTGATAGCTGGGCGAGTCTCTTCTTAGTCAATCAGGGTGGTGCAACAAATAGAGGAAACGGGTCCCGCATGCCCGCCTTGTACTTTTTCCCTGGCAAGACGAGACTCGTGGCGAGCATTGTTGGAAAAAACAATCAAATCTGCGATACGTCGCCAGAGGTAGAACTTCCTCTCAACAAGGTTACAAACGTCTACCTGTCCTACATTGACGGAAAAGTAACTTTGAAATATACAGGGGCTGTTCAAGCTGTAGTCACTAATACGTGTCCAGAATGTGCGACAGGTCCTGCCACCTTTTATGCCACATCACCCTGGAATCCTTCCTTTGTTGGAAGAATTACAAATTTGAGCTACTGCACCTTCCAGAGCAAAACAAAGAGCGTCTTGGACTACAAGCCTGGCCGCACAAAGACGCCCATGCAGCAGCGAAACTATGAACCGATGGATTGGTCAAAAGCCTCCAAACCAGTCAGCGTATTAGCTTCGTGGGGACAAGGCCCATGGGGCACATGGTGGGCTTCAAGCTTTCCTGGAAGCGATGCAACAAAGTGGATTTGGTCAAATCCTGGAGCCTTGGCAAATGAACCAAGTACATCCTTTTTCTCCTTCTTCAAGCGCTGGACGAATACTACAGGTGCACCTATACGGGCAAAGGTATGGGTCGCTATTGATAATGCGGGTTCGTTGTTTGTCAACGACAACCTTGTTGGAAACAATACAAGCAATTTGGGTGTTTACGAAATAACGCTGCCCGTTGGAGAAAGCAAGATTCAAGTGGACGCTAGAAACGGAGGTGGTCCTGCAGGAGTCCTCTTTGTTGCTAAATCTGGAGATTCGACCCTTTTTGCATCGGACTCGACTTGGACTTTTGGAACCGCCTAAGGTCAGTGTATTTTTCAATAACAATCTAGTAGGAGATGTTTCGCGCCTTGTCGCTTTTAAACAAGGAATCAGAAGAAGGATTTCAATCCTCTCCTCATTCCGATTATGTTGTAAAACAAACTATGACTTTTAATAAACAATATCCCAACTTGTATCCTGTTGGAACAAACCCATCAAATTTACAAAATTCTAGCGCGGGTCTAGCTTCGTGGGATCCCAACACCCGACAGAGTTCTCTTCGCGATATTGATGTAGCCAAATACGCTACAGGCATTCAAGTGAGCCAAGAACTTTTGAACTCTCACCAACGCTGCAAAACAGCAACTCTGGATGATCTAGTGAATACCGAATCCTTTGACAAGAAGCTGCGATGTGGATGGATTTACGAAAATGGGCAGCCTGCGACTTCCGAAGGGGCTCTTGGAACCCGTTCTGGTCCCGCTGGATTTGTACAAACGCCAAAAGGAAAATGGTATTGGAATTTGGAAGATGCAAAGAAACAAGTTCTTTCGGATCGCTGTGCAGCGATGACCTCTTGCAAGGATGTTGGAAGTACGAACTTTCAGAGCTGTGGCTACAGCACAAAAAGAGGTATTGGAATTCCGGTCGATACAAGAGGTGGTGCATTGTATCCAAATGATCCAAGGTTATCAGCGCCTTCTGGGAGCATAGTTACAAATCCCAACCAATGTCCACCACCTCCCGCAGCTGGCAGCCCTCAATACGAACTACAAAGAAGCCGCGACTTGTGTACTCCATTGCCCAATGGCCAACTTTCGAGAGACTGCATGCTTCAACAAGTTACGGCTGCGGGTTGTAAAGATACGGGAACCTTGTACTTGTCGCTCTTGAACGAGGCAGTTCCTTCCAATTACGGGGCGGGTTTGCAAAACAAGGCGAGTTTCAAAAAATACCAAGAATTGGCGACACAGCCGATTCTGGATACAATTTTGCGCGATGGGAGAACTTCCGTCCAAGACGCTCTTGGTAATTTTAAAACTCTGGCCACGGCGGCCTCTAAAGTCGAAATGACGGCTCTCAATTTTGCTGCAAGAGACCTGTGTTTGAAACAGGGTACAATGGAAGAATACGATTTTTGCGACGAATTGAAGGATGGAAGTCCAGCCCCCTTTGCTCTAGAGTGCCTTCAAAAGCATTTTTTGAAAAATGGCGGACAGGCTACTGGAACTGAATATCCTACAGAACGAAACAAGGCGCTCTGGGACCAACTGGGCACTTGGAAGGCAGTCAGAGAAAAGGTTGATAGGCTCAAGGCGGCTTTGAGGGCAGCAGACGAAGGTGTTCAGCGCCGAGCTCTTGCAGCCTTTTTGGGAATTCGTCGCGAATCTTATGCTCCTAAACAAATTGGACGTATTCCTGGAATTGAAACCTTTTGGTTCAATAGCGGCAATAATACATTCTTGGGTCGACGCTTGTTTGGGGAAGGGCGCGCAGACTTTCCGCGCTTTTCGCAAGTCGGTGGAGAAGTGGAAAACACAGGTCTCGCAGATCAAGTGGAATACTTGTCTCTTGTCAACTTGAGGCCTTTGACGACACAGAGTATTCGGCTCCGCCTTGAGACGGACGATGGTGCATTGTATTCGAAAAACAAACGCTTCAATCCTTTGACAAGTCAAGGACAGAATATTGATACGGGAGACATGATTGGTTCAAAGGGACCGCAGACAAAGTGCTGGGATCTTGTGGCAGGAGGACCCAATTACATAAATGGATGGTGGCAAGAGGCATTTGGTGTTGCACATTCGCAAATTTTCTATAGCCCTTGCAATCAAGTCTCTTGGCAAAAGATTCCCGCAGAGTGGATGACACTTACACAAGAGCCCGATGCCCCCATGCTTTCTTGGCAGGAGGACGATAGTGGTGCTGGTTTTGCCGAACGAAGAATTCCCAACTTTTTCGAGCTTGTCCTTTCGGCAACTGATCTCTTGACAAATACGAATGCCGAGTTGCCTTACAAGAAAGTTTTGAAAATGTCGGCGAATTCCTTGGGTGTTGTGAGTCGAAACTTGGGAATGAATAGTTGGCGCACCTTGAGCGTATCGTTCTTGGCTGGTGGTGGGTTGAATGCCTCTACAGGTGCAAGAACGCTCCTGTCGCTTGGCCCTTTGACGATTACAATGAACGGGAGAAACGTGACCTTTAGCTGGTCGAGTGCAACCCTCACGGCGTCACAAACCTTTAATGGACTTATCAATGCAGGTCCTAATTATCTTGTTGTGAATATGCGCAGTGATTTTGAAAGTCGCTATCCCAATCGTATCACCTTTGCCGTTGGAACGTATAGCATGTGGAAGAATGGAACAATCAACATTCAATCGACGAGTCCAAATGTGGCAACTTTTACAACTGCAAACAATGCTGCATTGTACAATAAAACTGATAGCGCAGAGTTTGTACTCGGCGAAAAGTCGAGAACAAAGACGGCAGAAGTTGGTATAGGCTCCATTCGTCTCTTTGACTATGAGCTCGATACAGACGATATTCTTCGCGATATTAAGAACGAATGGCAAATGGAATATTTTTAGAAAATACTAAATAGAACTATGCCCAAAGAAAGGGTAAGACCAAAGCCAAATAAGGAAGTTATGCTACACGCTTTAATGAAATCTATCAAAGATCTCATTACAGAAAAAAATACGTTGCTTTTTTGGGAATGGTTGGAGACCCAATCGTTCACTGATATTTACAAACTTGTAAAACGAGAATACGAATACGCCTACAATACATTTTTAGAATCTGGCCACGAAATGGAGGCGATTTTATTTGGATTGTCCAAAACTATTGTTTATTTTATGCAATCTTGCATGGAAATCAATAGCGCTATGACTTTGGAGCAGCTTGTTTATTGTATTGGAATTTTCAACAAAAAGCAATTTGCGAATTTTTATGAAAGAAATGAAATTGAGGTAGTTGAGGATGAAGATGTGGAGGGTGCTATTTAGGAATAAATCGTTTCAATTGACCAGTTACGGGATCTTCAATATATGTACCTAATGGTTTTTGCAAAAGTATGTCATTTTCGTCGTATAAGTACATTTTTTCAGAGCTAGCATCCTTAATCAGTTTGTATTTTTTACCTTTTACTTCAATCATTTTTCCTGTTTTTGGAGGTGCTTCTGGCTTTCTTTCTGCTTCTGGCTTTGCTTCTGCTTCTGGCTTTGCTTCTGCTTCTGGCTTTGTTTGCACAGCCGTCATTTCCAAATCCTCCTTCAAACGCGGATCGTACAAGAATTCAGAAGGGGCTCCTTCGTAGACGATGCACTTTATGGATTTTTCATTTTCGGCCTTGTTCAAACGACAATCAATAGCACCTGCCTTCATGAGATTTATAATATCTGAATTAACCTTTTCTTTTGCATTTGCCAAATTGACGATAAATTGATCCGAAGTAAGCGAGTCGTCTTTGATTCGAATAGTTTCTGATATTGGAAGCGATTTATCAAAAATGGTAACATAGGTGTAAATTTTGACTTTTCGCTCATTTTCTTCTGGATTTTCGCTATACGGCAAATCCGAGTGACTACAAATACGAATTGCTCTACCTTTTACTTGGTCTGTACGAACCTTGTTCCAATAGGGTTCCATAATGTGAACTGCACGCACATTTCTCAAGGATAGACCTTCTGCTCCTGCACCCGTAATCATAAAGACTTTGCAAATTTCTCCATGCAGATTTCCTGTAGCGGCAACGGGAGATTGTTCGAGAACTTGGGCGATTTTAGTAGGGAGCTTTTGTTTGGATCTTGCATAATTGAATATATTGATCAAGGTTTGACGCTCTCTGGGTGTATCGTCTCCGCTGTAGACAATGTATCTCGGTTGTTCAGGATTTTCTAGAAGCGATTTGATAGTTTCTGGTGCAAGAGCCAGATCTGTTTCAGGTCCCGTGAGCTTAATAGGTGCAAAACCATTTGCATCAAGCGCCATGGAAAAAACACCAATGCCTTCGATTGTCTTGAAGGTGCTATAGACAAGACTAGATCCAGGAGTTTTCATAATATTTTCAAGAATAGCGGCGAACTTGGAAGAATACGTCTTCAATTGTTGATCTGGAGGCGCTCTTGGATCCATCTTGAATATTTGCGATTTACGATCATTCAAAGTATTAAGAGCAAGTTCAACTCGTTTTTGGTATTTGAGAGTAACCTTCGCTCCCGTTGCTCCCTTCTCATCCTTTTCTTGTTCTTCGCCTTCATCTTCTGCCTCTGCATCCTCTGCCTTTGCTTCATTTTCAGCCCTCTCGGCTTCTACTACAGACTGCACATCTTGTCCTAAATCAGTGGGAGTGTCTCCTAGAAGGGTTGTAGAAACGCCAACTGATTCTTTGAAATCAGACTTTTTAGAAGGGAAAGGGCGTACAATATCAGTTGGAAATGCAAAATTACAGATCGAACGACTCTTGAATCTGTAGCTGCTAACTTCCGAATCTCCCATGTCAAATGCCTCTTGTCCAACGGATTTCTTCTTCAACGATTTAGAAATTTCGTCAAGACGAACTTCTTCGTATTGGGGAACAGCCAATGCACTCATAGGACATTCCACAATTTCGTCGCTCTCCACCATAGGCATCAATTCCTCCTTTGAGCCGCGATAGTAGGAAATAAGTCCTGATATGCGTTTTGAGAAGGTTATACGATTTTTCACTTGAAGATTGTCAACATCGATGAATATATCCTTGAATTCTTCCGAAACTGGTGGCAAGAGAGGGATTGCTTTGAAGTTTGGTTTATTTTCCAAGAGAATATTATTTTGAGAGAGCAGTGTCTTTACATTTTCATATAATTCCTTGATGGTAGAAGGGGTGGCCTTTTCTGGACCCACGTATATAATTCCTTCTTGATTTTCGGCTTTGATATATCCTTCGTCTAAAATAGTAAAAAAGAGTGTCGAAAATCCATCGGATTTATGTACGGAATGGTAATTAATGCGCGGATGTGCATTGAGAAGAGAATTTAATTTATCAATAACTCTGTCATCTGCAGTTTTTACAACATCTTCGCAGCAGTAAAAATACCCATGCAAGATATTCGACAAAATACCAATTTCTATTGGCTCGTTTACAATAGGAGTTCCAGAAAGAGCGATGATTTTGCTGTTTCTCGCTTCAGACAAGAGTCTATAAAAAAGAAGAGCGCGGCTGTACTTGTTGGGCGTGGCCAAATCTGGTTCCCACCTATCTACTTCAACAGGTTCATAATAATTTATTTTTTCCTTCTTTGCTGTTTGGGTTTTATCTTTTTGTTCAACCTTTTTGGGTTCTGTAAAATATTTATCCAACTTTCTTGCCATCAAACGCGTCAAATTGTGCACTTCATCAATCACAATAACTGCATCGTCGAAAAATGTCTTGTCTTTTGTTGCAATATCTAGGAGTTTGTTAATTGTATAACCAGTATATCCAATAAAAGTTATCTTGTTCTGAAGCACGTCGTACAATTGTTCGCGAATCGCAGAACGCTCCCATGGCTCAAGTTCATCGTAATTAGATTCGTCTTCTGATTTGCTCAAATCTGGCATCCACACGACCCGCTCTTCAGGGGGGCGTTTTGCAATTCTATTCAAGAGGATTTCACTAACTCCAATTACATTCTTTGCAAAAAGTCTAACGGAAGGATCTGTAATATTAAACGAAACCCATATATTCTTCAGTTTATAGTGGCGGAATCCACAAAACATGATTTCATTCAAAAAGTTTTCCTTGAGGGCAATAGGGGTCATAACAATAATTTTCTTGTTGGCTTGTCCATAGAGGGCTTCTGCGGCTGCAATAGACGTGCACGTTTTTCCAGAGCCGAGTCCGTGATAGACGAGAACGCCCCTGTAGGGACTGGCTTGGCGCATGTATTCGCGAATAAAGGCTTGATATTTATAGGTCTGCAATTTCATTTCAGAACATGCATTTGGATTGATCTTGGTATCGAGAATAGGAGGAAGAGCAAAGCTTGAAAAACGAGTCGCCACGAATTTGGTAAATCCTTTGCTGTCTTCGTTCACGTAGGGTCCAGGATTTTCTTCAATATATGAGCTTTTTGCTACAGATTCCTGTATTTGTCTTTGCAGCATAGCCATATCGGGAGGACCTGCTAAATCGCCTGGAGCCTTGATTTCTGGTAAGAGGGATTCTGTTGTCTCGGCTAGCCCTGAAGGCTTTGTAGTTTTTCTTGTGAGTCGAATGACGGGTCTGGTTGTGGGGGGTTTTGCAGGTTCGACGGGTGCAGCAGGGACAGCAGGGGCAGCAGGGACAGCAGGGACAGCAGGCTGAACTTGGGGTCTATTCTTTCTCGTCAACGCGAACATTGAAGGTAACGTACTTGTTGTAGTTTTTTCTCCCTTATAAGGTACTGCAACAGATGCAGTTAAATCAGTAGCCAAGGTTTGTTTGCTAGGAGCATCTGGTTCCTTTTTTACAGGTTTTGCAAAACTTTTAAAGCTCAATCCCTGGAGCTTCGGAGCTGGGGCTGACATCTATTTGTCTCATAGATTGTTTCTCTGGCTTGCGTACGCTTTATTGACTTTTCTCAAGAATTTCTAAAGCAAGACGTGAAGCTTCTTGTTCTGCCACTTTTTTGTTTCTCGCAGTATATTTTGCAACTACGTTTCCATCTATATCAAGAACTCCCATGGTAAAGACTCGATCGTGAGGAGGTCCAACAACTTCCACTTCCTTGTACTTGGGAGGCTGATGCCAACGCCCCTGATAAAATCTCAAAAGCTGATCCTTGAAATTATTGTCTTCTGTAATAAGTTCTGAAAAGTCTACATATTTTTCAATAATTCTTGTAAACCAACGTTGACAAGCTTCGAAACCTCTACCCCCTTGTCCTTCGTGGAAATACAGAGCACCCATCCAGGCTTCCAACATGGAGCCGAGCATTCGAAGATTGCTTCTTCCATTACACACTTCTTCTACGTGTCGACTGATAATAATCCACGGACTCAATCCCATTTTTCTAGCAAGTTCACCGAGTGTCTTGTTGTTGACAATTCGCGTCTTGAGTTTCGTCATAAATCCTTCTCCTTCCCCTGGATATCTGTCAAACACGTATAGAGCCACAATATTTCCCAAAATAGAATCGCCGACGAATTCAAGTTCTTCATTGTCGGCCTCCTTCAAATCCATACACCCTTCGGGTCTTGGAGCAATTTCCATGGGTTCGTTGGCCATAGCAGCTTGCTCGGCCCAAAGCTCAGGACGACTCACGTACGATTTGTGAACACATGCTTGTTGAAAGATTTGGGGATTTGTTAGTTTGCCTCTCCATCCATGGGCACGTAAGATACGCTCTATGGTATCTTGCGTGATATCCTTGTTTAACGTGTTCCATGGATTGAAAATCTTGGATTCTGGTTGTGAATTTACAGACATTATCTTTTCTTGTACTCATATCTATGGTTTAAACCAAATCAATTTTCCCGATACTTTGTGTATTTTGTTGTCGTCATATTCTGTCGGTTTATTAGATATGGAGCCTGTTGAATCAGCTCAGGTGCAACTTCCTGAACCTGTTGAAGTTGATGTTGATGTTGAAGTTCCAGAATCCATACAACCACAAGAAGAACCACAAAAACTAAAAGGAAAGGCAATAGGTTTGCGCCGTGCTCAAATAGCTAAGGAAGCAAAGATGGCGAAGGAAGAGGAAGGGGCAGAGGCAGAGGCAGCAGAGCAAGAACCGCCAAAAAAACTAAAAGGAAAGGCAGTAGGCTTGCGCCGTGCTCAAATAGCTAGAGAAGCGGCGGAAGCGAAACAAGGCGAGAATAATACACTTTCAGTGAATACCGAGCAAAGAGAACAAGGAGATCAAGACATGAAGGAGGCAGAGGAGGCAGAGGAGGAAGCGGAAGAAGCAGAGCCTTACGAACCCATGAATACTTTAAAGGCTGCAATCGGTGACCCAATGTTGCCACATTTGCTCCGCATAGGACAAGACGGCACATCAGAACTTGTTACTCTCTCTAAAATGTCCATTCAACCCAAGGGAGATTTCAATACACTCTACATTGGTAATGGTATCAAAGAACTTCCCTTATTGTACAATGTTCGAACTCCAGAACAATATACCGCCATGCAAAGAGCCTTTGGTGTGAATAAAATATCTCAACAACCTCCCATTCATGCACTCTTGGAAAAAGGGTGCAAATTTGAAGGGTTTGATTTGGTTAAAAGAGCATTGGAAAATCGTCTGCAGACTCTCAATGAAAGCATTGCTCTAAAAGGGAATACAATGCAAGGCAGAGTCGACAAGCAGCGAGTTCATTACATAAATTCTCTTTTGGAAAAAATGAGTGGAATACAAGAAGAATGTCCTCCAGAATCAGTTGCTGTAGAAAAACCCCAACGCAACAATATCCCTTCCCTCGATCATCTATCGCTCTTGAGAGATCTTATCTATCTTGTTGTATTGCTTCATGGAAATGCAGATCCCTTTGTAAAAGAACAGCTCGATAGAATACCTCTAGAAAAATTGCTAAATAGCGCTAGAAGAAACAATCTCCCTACCTCGAAATTACTAGTCAAAGAGGCAATCGATATTTTGTCAAAAACGCTTGGTTCTAGATCTGGTGCTGGCGCAGAAGAAGAAGAACAGGTTTTTAAAACAATTTATAAATCTCTCCGTCCAGGAGAAACTATTCCTGAGCAAGTCACTCTGGAAGTAATTTTGAAAATCATTGAAGAAAATTACAATGCAATCGACCAAATGTTGGCGGTGATTCAGAATTGCGAAAGTATCGAACAAGCTATGAAGGAAGTGGAAAAAGAGCTAGCCTACTACAAATCGCTGAATGCAGAAAAACTTGCCAGAGTTTTGGAGCTGGAAGAAGCAGAGAAGAAGTACGAAGAAGCAAACGCAAAGCTAATGGAAGCCGAAAAGCAACTAGCATCTCTGCAAGAAGAAACGGCGAGTTCAATGGCTGAATCTGCTACTCTAGAATCGACAAAAGAAATGGAATTGGCCGCCGCCAATGCACTTTTGAAGGCCTCTCAGGAAGCGGTAGAAGCGAGCAAGAAGGAACTCGAATCTTTGCGTGCCGAACTAGAAGATACAACAAAGGCTCTTGAAGATGAATCTGCTGCGAAAAAGCTAATTGAGGAGAAAACAAAAGAACTTGAAAAAATGATTGCGGCAGGGTCTGATTCTGGTGACGAAGTAGAACTTTTGCGTGCACAAATTGGTTCATTGACCCATCGACTTCAAAAAGAAAGTGAGAAATTTGTTAAAATGCAAACAGAGTTCGCTGATTATCGGTTTGCGCACGAATTGAGTCCTACGAAAGACCAATATTACAAAATGGCTGAGGAACTCGAAAAGGTGTACGAAGAAAAGCACGATATTGAAGATAAGCTGAATGCCGAATTAAATGCTCTGAAGGAAGAGTACGCAAAAGCGCAAATTGAGGCTGCAGAGGCTAGAACGAAGCTTCAAGAACAAATTGGCAGCATCTCTCTGGAAAAGGCAGGTATGAAGGCTGTGATGGATAGTCTCGAGAAGGAAAAAGTTAGCGCGGCAGCTCTCCAAGGTCAGCTAGAGGCTGAACAAGCTAAACTCAGAGGTTGTGAAGAATCCGCAAAGAGGCAAAAGGCAGATTCTGAAGCGCAAATTCGAAAACTTACCGAGGAATTGGCTGCTGCTCGTGCTGCCGCCGAGCAATTCAAAAATCAGGCTGATGCAGAAGCAGATTTTGAATCAAAGCTCTTGATTGCAAATTCTAAAATCAAGTCTCTCGAAGAACAAGTAGAGGCTGCAACGAGTACAGGTTCCACGCAAGAGGCTGCTTACAAGGAGAGTATATCTGAATTGAAGAAATCTATTGAACTTCTCGAAACGCAGTTGGCAGAGTCAAAGGCGGCAGAGGCAAATACAGCATCAAAAGCGACAGAGGAAAGGAGGCGCTGCGAAGAGAGTATTGCGCAAAAAGAAGCGGAGATTGCAAGACTAGTCAAAGAGCTAGGAGACGTAAAAATAGATTCAGAGGGCAACGAGGAAATACTAGAAAAGCAATTAGAAGCTGCAAAAGCTGCAAAGGCGGCTGCAGAGGCGAAACTGGTAGAAGCGCAGACACAGATTGGCGAAACTTTGAAAGCCAAGGACAATCAAATTTACGTGTTGGGAAAACAAGCTATGGCTGAAAAAGAGAGGGCCAATGCTCTCTCCAAGGAGTTGGGCCAAAGACCCACAGACCAAAGTCTTCAAGATCTTCAAGCGACTCTAAAGGCAAAAGAAGTGACGATACAAACTCTCAGAGGGGAACTTGCTGGAGAACAAAAAGGTAGAGAGCAAAATGCAGAAGATGCCTTGAGCAGAATAGGGGAACTTGAAGCTGAATTGGAAGAAGAGCGCCAAGGACGAGAAAAAAATGCAGAAGATTCCTTGAGCAAAATAGGAGAACTTGAAGCTGAATTGGAAGAAGTGCGTCAAGGGCGTGAAACAAATATAGAAGAAGCAATGGGAGAAGCAATTGAAGAAATAGGCGCCAAGCAAGAAGAAATCGATGCACTTCAAAGTAAAATACAAGAACTCGAACTGCAGGCGCTTCAAAAGGCTACTCCAACTACATCAAAAGACGATACAAAGAAACGCCTCGAAAATTTGCTCGGCATGGTTCTCATCAATCCTGAACTTGCCGATGTTGCAAAACAATACATGGCTGGTCAAATAAGCCAAGAAGATGCAGAAAAGGTCCTGAAGAAAGATGTGTGCAACTTTTTCAGATATTTTGCTGATTTGATAAATTTGCAAGAGGTGAAGCTTTTTAGCACTGGTCTTCCTCCAGAAGCAAAAGTCGATATTTTTTCAATTTACAAGAATATTCCTAAAAGCAGGGAGGTTGATTCTGAAAAACTCCTTATCGACATTACAAACCTCTTTCAGGAACTTTTTGTAAATATAGGAAAGACAAATTCGGTTCCCAAGGAAGTGGAACTTAAAAAAGAGTATCCTGAATTGTCAAAGGTTCTTGGCCAAGGGGCGTTTAGTATTGAGAATGGAAGCCCTTTAAAAGATATAGATGGGCCAAAAATTACTAAACTCTTGACGGAACTTGGAAGCTTTGGTTACTTGACAAAAGTTGGCATAGAGCCTTTTGGTGAAGGACGATTCAAAATAAGAAAAGAGGATGCATCGGTTCCCTTGGAATTTGCGTCTACAAACAAGAAATACTATACACCGCTTGTTGTCCTGGGAATCAAAATGATTCAGCTCTTGTCTGACCTCTTTGAAACCAAATACAAATCCGTTCTTGAAAGATGCGCAATTTTTAAGAAAAAAGCGGTCATTGCAGTCGAGTCACCAAAAGCGGCTGCTCCCTTGAGAGGTCCAAAACGAAAAAGTGTAGACGAAATAAAAGACGAGGCTAGTAAATATACAAAAGCATATTTGGAAAATTCTATTATTACCCACTATGAACTTTTACAAAAAGCGCCAAGGGATTCTGAAGATTTTGTATACTATTTGACGTACTTGTCGGTACTTTTACAGACGCTTTCTAATCGATTTCCAAGAATTGCATTTATTCCAAAAGTCCAAGCTGCCAAGAATTATATTGACGAATTGATAAAAGATCCAAAGATAAAAGGGGTGCTCGATCCAACGCGAGAACTAATATCTAAAGCTCCAAGTAAATAATGAGAGGGTCCGAGTTGGATTTTTGGAGAAAGGTTAAACTTAGTTTTTATGCGACGCTCGTATTTTTGTTAATTACAAACCCCATAACATATCGTTTTACACAAGCGATATTTCAAGGAGTTGAAGGATATGGTCTCTATTTAATCCAAGGGCTGCTTTTCTTTTGTGTTGTCTTTTCAATTATGCTCTTGGCTTCTAATACTTGATGCGATAACAACATCTAAACGCAGCTTGTTCTGCTTCGCTGTGACATTCTGCTTCCGACTTTCCTTGCGATTTGCAAACTGAATACTGCACTGCGGCCAACCACATGCAGGATTGACCTATACTCGGATCCAAGCCAGGTAAGGGCTTCCAGATATACCATTTGCCTTTATAAAAAGCTGGATAATCCATTTGATAGTATGAGGGCTTATTAATTAATTGCTATTCTTTTTTATGCCCTTGAAATAGAATAGAAAATGAAGCCTTCCTTGGTCGGTTTAATTCTTCTTGTTTGTATTGCACTTTTGCTCGTCACCACTATCCGATTGGGCATGACTTCCAACGAAGGATTCTCTTCTTATGGAGAAACCAATGAAAGAGGTACGTTTACAATGTATTATGCTGATTGGTGCCCTCATTGCCAAAATGTGAAACCGCTATTTAAGGATTTTATGGGAACTGGTGTTGTAAAAGTAAATGGACTTCCTGTAAAAGTCAAAATGGTTGAAGAAAAGCAGATTCAAAAGGGCGTTGACCCCGACATTAAGGGCTACCCATCTTTTTTGTACAGCGATTCTGCTGGAAAGGTTGTAGAATTTAATGGACCGAGAAATGCAAATGGATTTATGGAATTCCTAAAACAGGAGATTTTATCTTAATCTAAGTAGAAATGAACAATTTGCCAGATTATATAAACGTAGGGGCGAGCGCAGGTACAAATGCGGGTACGAATGCGGGTACGAATGCGGGTATCCAGACAAATATGGGTATGAATGCGGAAATCCAGACGAACGCGGTTACAAACGTAAACAGACAATCCTTGGCAAGTCAGCTAACAGGTATTGCAGATCAATTAAAATCTATTGCAACTTCCTTGTCGACTAATGGACCTATGCCTATGCCCGCATTTAAAATAAATACAAGTGTACCAAGAAACACGGCATTGTCTAAAACCAAACGCGTTAGATCTGCAGCACAGCTCGCGCGCAACGAAAATATTCGAAAGGCTTCTGCAAATCTAAAAGCAAAAGGGTATAAATCTTCCTTGAAATCGATTCACGAACTCTTGAAACACAGAAAAGAAGGAAAGAAAAACGAGGATTATTTTAGCACTCTGGGATTGCCAACAATAACCGAAGTTGTTGAAGAGGCGGCCGTTGCAGAGGGCGAAGGTAATGCGACGGGTGCGACGGGTGCGACGGGTGCAGCAGTAAAAAATCACGCCACTGCGGGAAAAAAGGCCGTCACTTCCGAAAAAGGGAGCAAGTGGCTCGAAGAAATAAAATCTGCGAAAAATCTCATCAATACCGAATATACTAAATCTGGTCTTAAAAGGACTGCAAAACGCCAAAATGCCACAAAGGTTGCTTCCCTCATGAGAAAGAATGAGGCTGCAGCGCGCAATTATATTAGCCAGTTGATGAAGGCATAAGCTAAGAAACACTATGTCTACGAATCAAGTTTAGGGCATACCCTTTAAAAAAATCTACTGCAGCTTGTCGCCCATACGCTACAAGCTGCTGACGCTTTTCTGTAGACAACTCAAAATCTACTGGAGATTGTTCTGCACACGGAATAACAATTGTTCTTGACGCATGCTTTTTTACAAGTTCTTGATACGATGGCATATAGTATCCAGAAGATAATAATCCGATATAAGACAAGAGATCGTGTATTGGGATAGGCCTTCGACTATATTCAAATGTAATTCCCAAGGATTCTTGTGCTTCTGCTTCTGTCAAATACTGAATTGGATAATTGTCCATCACGCCTCCATCGACCAAATACGTATCGGTTTCTGGATTCTTTAATGGCATAAAATATACGGGAATGCACATAGAGGCCCGCAAAGCAAATACAACAGATGCATTTGGAGTCTTTGTAAAAGAGAACTCGACTGGTTTAATGTGTTGAATATCGGCTGCCCAAACTCTTAAAGATTTGACACGACCCGATGCGGCAAGATCTTTGAATGTTGTAGTGGGACCAAACCCCTTGTGATGAAGAATCTTTTCAATTAGTTTTTTCAAGTTGGATCCGTCGTCAATTCCGTAATTTTCTAGAAACTCGAGGGCAGTTTCTGGTTCGTCAGATCGAATATTTGCGAAATTATATTCCATGCAAAAACGTTCCAATGTATCAAACCTGTAGTCGAGAGCCAAAAGAAGAGACACGAGTGCCCCTGCAGATACACCGCAAAATTCCTTTATAAATTTGAGGAGGTCCTGCTTTTTCAGTACTTGAAGAACGCCAAGATAGCTCACTACACGAACGCCACCTCCTGAAAGAATGAGTCTTCGTGGAGGCACATATACGCGCATATCTATAGCTTCTAGGAACAAAAGGGATTAAGTAGGAAAATGTCAAGGGTGGATGCCCCTCAGCTCAAGCCCGCTGAACTTTTTGACAGAAGGCGCGAAAGGGACCAAGCAAAGCTCAAATCGTACAATCGTATTTTAGAACAGATTTATGGTCGGATCAAAACTTCGAGCCGTGAAGGGGGGGATCCGTGGATTTTGTATACTATTCCACCTTTTATAATTGGCCTTCCGAGAATCGAACTTGAAGATTGCGTGGTGTACATTGTATATATGCTCCGTGCTCAAGGTTACGAAGTTCGTTATACATATCCAAATTTATTGTACATAAGCTGGAAGCATCACGAAAAAGACTATATTTTGAAGGGATCTCCTATTATGCAAACAATGCTCGCAGCGCAAAACACAAAACCGAAGAATGAGTTGAGAGGACAAGGGCATGGGCAATCGCGTGTTCGGTTTGCCGATCAGGTCCAACAACCTGCAAAGCCACAGATGCAAGTACAGAATCAACCACAGCCACAGCCGCAGCCACAAACGATTGGCCGAGCGCCTCCCAAAAGTGTAACAGATTATCAGCCACCTGTCAGTTTCTTGGATGTTTTGGAAAAAGGACCTGTAGCAGAACCCCGGAAATCTGCTCTTGACGATTTTATGAATTTCTAAGAATAAGCCATACTAGGATTATTATGAGAATATAATAATAGTTTACCTTCTAACTGCTCTCTTCTTCTTGCGGACTACCTTGATCCACTGATCGCTCTCGACTTCCTGTGGACCGCAATACACTGGAGGATTTGCTAAAGGTCCTTGAGTCTCTTCGAGACCAGGAGGAAATGCAAGATAAGGAATATTGTTCTTCTTGGTTGGCATATTGGGTGTCTCTAATTAATGTAGATTAATACTATATCTTTATATAGGCCTAAAACTTGCTGAAATCTACCCTTTATAGAGGAATGGGTTCTTTGATTTCAAAATCTGCAAAGCATGTGGAAACAAAAGAGGCTGCAAAAATACGTACAAAATCTTGTGAAAAATGCAATCATGAAATTAAAGTTGAAGAGTCGCAAGAGTCGCAAGACAATGACGATAATCCCTATCTATTCTGCAGCAGTTGCAATTATAGGATTTGATTTTTTATAATGCAAAAGAGTGTACAAACGTTTAGCAACAGCAGGGCCAACGCGGCGTTCTCCCACTTTGATATTTGCCATTGTGGCTTCCTCAAGTTCTAAAAGTTTTGAAAAAGATCCCGCGGCATCCCATATTGCAGATGCAATTTTTGCTGAAACTCCTGGACATCCCTGAAGAGAAGCAATGGCAAATACGTTCGGATCGTCCTTGTTTGCTTTTTTGGTAACATGATGTACGTCAGTATAACTCAACTGCTCGCCATCAAAGACTTTAGGATCTTCTGCGCATTGTTGGCCCAAAATACGAATCGTATCAGCTGTATCCTGAAGAGACTTGGTGGACCAGACTGGAACTCCGTATCTAAGTTTGAGTCTATGAATCAGCTTTTGCAGTGCCTGTTTTTCGAGCCTGTGACGATGCCCATCGAGTCCTCCTTCCAAAATATAGAGGGCTTTCGCATTGTGTTCTGCGCAAAAGGCTAGAAGGCGCGTACGCTGTTCTCTGTAGCGTCCATCGAGGAAGGAGGCTTCAAAATCGGCCGTTGTTTTTCTCTCAATTACGACACACGTCTTATCATTGTATTTAATCCACGCATCGCCCACAGGAAGCTGTTCAATTGTGGCACCTGGTAGCAAGGGGATTAAACCATGTTCGCGATTATCTAAGACAATAGACATACTCTCTTAGATTTTCATATTTTCTTTAGATGCATTTTTGACACATTTGAACGCATTACGCTCTAGCCTTCTTGCTTCTGCGTCTACTCTTCTTGCTTCTGCGTTTGCTCTTTCTTCTGCCCCCAGCCATTGAATTTACATTGTTTGCATTTATACTTGGAGATGTTGCACGACTCGTTGGATCCTCATCTGGAATTTCGATAACAACATTGTTGGAGGCAGCTGCGTTGCTTTTGCGAGTATTATTATTTCTCTTCTGGTTATTTCCTCGTTCCAGATTATTAGTTCTCGTGTTGTTGACTTTCGGAGCAGTCGCGCTATTAAAGTTTGCAGAGCCTTTTTCCAAATTATTGGTTCTCGTGTTGTTGACTTTCGGAGCAGTCGCAGAATTAGAATTTGCAGACCCCTTTTCCAAATTGTTACCCCTGTTATTTATTCTAGAAGCAACTGCACCATTATTGCGTCTCGTATTATTTCTTTGGGTCATCATAGGCAAACCCGAAGACAATTCGGGAGAACTAAACAATCCACCCATTTCTTTCTACTTGTAGGGTTTAGTTTATCCCCATTGCTGCCATTGCATTTTGGGTCCAAAAATACCCTCTAAATTGGGATTGTAGTCGCTGTAGGTCTGTCTTTTGAGAGAGGTGCTTTCTCCGCGTCCATAAGGCGCAAGGCCGACATCGAGCTGAGATACTGCATTTGGAACGACGAGCATTTCAGAAGGATCGACCAAAGGATTTAACGCATTGCTCTGAATGCTGCTCTGCTGGACGTCATCTTCATACGTAATTTTTGGATTTATTTCTTGCGTTTCATAAACCTCGTAAACATTGTTTGCTTTCTTGGCAACGCTTGCAACAAGCCCCTTGTCTCCATAAATTATCTTTATGAGATCATTTACAGATCCTTCATCGACAGATTTCATATCAGACGTTGCCACAGGTTGATACGCCTTCAAGGCATCCTGTTCGGCTTCATCTTGACTTCCATCGGGAGGAAGAACCTTCCTCGATTCAATATCTTCAAAGGTTTCTTGCGTATAGGGCGCTGCCATAGAGGTTGAATCGTCTTTTACAAAAAGTGCCTGTTGAGCTTGGAAGAGGCTGCTACTCGGAGGCAATTGGGACCAGTCAAAGGGAAATCTTCTGCGGGCCATGTTTATTGCCTCCTTTGTCGGATCGTAGCCACCCTCGTTTTGAAATACAAAATCTTGCTCAAAATCTCCGTATTTGTCTTCGTTGGTCACGTATGGTTTTACCTGTCTCGATGTATCCAAGACTGTACGGCAGTTGCGGTCCTGAAATCCATCTCTTAGATAATAACGACCTTTCAAATAAAAAAGTATGTAGGATACTGCGATTATAATACCCAGTATGAGTCCCAACTCCATCTGCATGTACAAGGGATTTTAACGACTCCTAGTAGAATGCGTGGCGGAAAATCAAAAACTAAGAAAAACACGTCCCGAAGTGTTATGGGAAAACTCATGTCGCCTGTCGATATTCGCGAAGATAGCCAGCTAAAAGAGCTCGAGGATAGGATCAAAATCGGTCCGGTTACTCTTGTCTTGGTCTATGCCGATTGGTGCGGTCATTGCCAGCGCTTCAAACCAATGATGGAGAAACTTGAAAATGTTCCTGGTCGTACTATTCAAACCGCAAGAATCCGGGACGACATGTTTCCCAAAAGTAGTCTTTCTTCTGCAAAGATTGAAGGATATCCTACACTCATGTTGGTTGAAAAGAGCGGAAAAATAGCTAGCTTCAAGAACGAAAATGGACAAATGACAAATGCTATTCCAGATCACACAAATATGGAAAATATGACGGCAATTGTTCGCAATGCGGGTAAAAACGAAGGTGTTAAGCTTTTGAAGAGTGCGAATAAGGAGAAAGAGGAAAATGAAGAAGAGGAGGAAGAATCTACATTGTCTGTTGAACCTCTAAATGCAAAAAACCTATCAGGCAATGCGAAGGAAGCACCAAACAATATCGTTGCCGACAGATTTTCTCCCGAAAGTGTTTCGAAACTCAACTCGAATTTAATAAATTCTCAAAATGCCCTGTTAAAAGAGACCTCTGGCTACGAAAGAGTAAAGCCTTCAAAGATGCAGCTCGGAGGGAGTGGTAGCCTATGGTCATCATTGATGATTGCCTCTCAGAAGTTGGCTCCTGCTGCAGCATTGTTTTTGGCTTCCGATGCTATTAGACGTCGAAAGAGTAGAAAGGCCAAGAAGAGCAGAAAAGTCAAGAAGAGCAAGAAGGTGACAAGACGTACAAGACGTAGGTAAAAAATTGATTAGAGATAGTCTCGTAAAAAATAGCACACTAACTACAATGCCCGTAACCTTTCATGTATTGGACGTTTACGCTCGCGATGAGAAAATTGTAAGCGCAAACGAAGAAGAAGTTCTTGTAGAATATTCATCCGATGGATCCCAATCCGACGATGAAGAATTTCAGTCCAGAAGACGGGGTGCTGTAGGTCCAAACGGAAAACCAAAAGCAGATCACAGCGGAAAGCACATTCTTGTACACGTGTTTGGTAAAACGGCAGAAGGCTGTGGAATTCGCGCTGACATTAAAGGATTCAAACCCTTCTTCTTTCTTCGCTGTCCAGAAGGCGGCCCCACCATTCACGAAAAGGCAAGAACCGCAGTTCGTCAGTATATCCGCCGACACATTTTAAATTACAACATGGTCGAAGTTACAAGGTGTCACAGAAAAGAGCTCTTTGGTTTCACACAAGATCGAGCAGTCCCCATGCTCAAGCTGACAATGCCCTCCATCGCCCTCTTTCGAGAAGTCAAGAACTGCTTCTGTAACGGATCCTGGGATGCCGAACTTAAACTCCTCAAGGGTAAACCGGATCTCTTGGGAGACCCGTTTCCTCCAGGAGCGCCCACAATTTACGAAGCGAATCTGGATCCCATGCTTCGCTTTCTGCATTTGCGAAATCTAAAGCCGTGCAATTGGGCGACTATCAATTCTATTTCCGAAAAAGATCTTGACACGGAAGACATGTCAATCCTCGAGTGCGACTGGGAAGATATTGGCCCATGCGAGGTGCCTCCTGCTGCAACGGCTCCCTTCAAGATTGCTTCTTGGGATATTGAGTGTATGAGCACAACGGGTGCATTCCCTATGGCGACACGAGGAGATCCCATCATCCAAATCGGTATTATTCTCAGCAAGCTCGGTTCAACAGAAGCGCCAGAAAAACATATCTTTGTCTTTGGAACGTGCGACCAAATTCCCGAAGGTGTTGTGCACTCCTATAAGGATGAACGTAAAATGCTTCTAGGATTCTTTCAGTGGATTGGCGAGCAGGATATTGACATCTTCATGGGCTACAATATCTTTGGTTTTGACGAAAAATACGTGTGGGAGCGATGTGATCAACTAGGAATCACGGGCCATCACGAAGTGCAACAGCTCAACAAGCTTTGCGACGAAGGGAGTGAAATGAAGCTCGACGAAAAGAGGCTTTCTTCTTCGGCAATGGGAGACAACTTTCTGTATCTCTGGAATACTACTGGTCGTCTTCGTGTCGATCTGTACCATTACATCAAGAGAGGCTATCCCCTTCCATCCTATAAGCTCGATGACACGTCGCGCAATTTCTTGGGAGAATCCGTAAAAGGAATCATGGAAAAAGTGGATGCTTGGGAGCTTTGTGTGCCAACTGCAACAAAACAGGACGTGGCCAAAGGACGTAGCATCGTCTTGCTGAACGAGGGAGGTGATACGCTCTGCGAAAAAGTCGATGTCTTGGAATACGAACCTGGTCGCATCCTTGTAGGAGTTCCTGAAGACGTTGTGATCGAAGAAGTATCAACGTGGGCGGTCGTAAAGGATGACTTGAGCCCCAAGGAGATGTTTCGATACCACCAACAGGGATCTGCAGAAAGAGCTATCATTGCACGATATTGTATTCAAGATTGTCAGCTTGTTCTGGATCTGTTTCGAAAGCTCGACGTCTTCAACAATGCAATGTCCATGGCCAATGTTTGCAGTGTTCCTGTGAGCTATATCTTTCTTCGAGGCCAAGGCGTCAAAATCGAGTCACTCATGTTCAAGTACTGCTACGAATCCGAGCAGTGCATCAAAGTGCTAAGAGCTGCGCAAGGAGATGGTGAAACCTACGAAGGTGCCATTGTGTTGGATCCCAATCCTGGCTTCTATACGTCCCCTGTTGGCGTAGCAGACTTTGCTTCTCTGTATCCGAGCACTATTATTTCAGAAAATATTAGTCACGATACTCTTGTATGGGTAAAGGACTATGACGAAAAGGGTGCCCTCTTGAACTTTGTATGGGGAAGCGACGAATACGATAATCTCCCTGGGCAGAGATATACAGACATTGAATACGACAATATGATTGACGATCCCAACGACGGCCGAAAAATTAAAGCGAAAATTAAGGCTGGAATAAGAGTATGTCGATATGCACAAGATAGAATTGGAACCATCCCCAAGATTGTGGCAGGCTTGCTCGCTGCAAGAAAGGCCAAGCGAAAGGAAGGAGAGAAGGAAAAGGACCCGTTCCGCAAAGCCCTTTTGGATTCAGAACAGCTTGCCTACAAGCTCACGGCAAACTCGCTTTATGGGCAGCTGGGCTCAGGAACTTTCAAGGTTCGTCTCAAGCCTCTGGCGGCCTCTGTAACGGCGTATGGCAGAAAGCAGATTATGTTTAGTAAAACAGCGATAGAAGAATTCTATGGTCCCAAATCAAATAATCCAAGATCAGCTGCTGAAATAGTTTATGGAGATACTGACAGTTTATTTGTAGCATTTCATCCAAAAGATCCAAAAACTGGAAAAGAATTAGAGGGAAAAGCAGCACTAGATGCAACTATACAACTTACAATTGAAGCAGGAAAATTTGTAACAAAAGCCCTCAAGGCACCGCACGACTTTGAATTCGACAAGGTCTACTGGCCCTTTATCATCTTTAGCAAAAAGCGCTACGTGGGACACAAATACGAAGACGCCGATAATCACGTACTTTGGTTTATGGGAGTGGCCCTGAAGAGACGAGACTACGCACCAATCGTCAAGCGAATCTATTCAGGGGCCCTCAATATTCTTCTCAACGAGCGCGACGTACCAAAGGCGGCAAAATTCGTTCAGGATGCTGTAGTGGATCTCGTAGAAGGAAAATATGGTTTGCAGCCTTTGATCATCAGCAAGAGCTTGAGGGCCGACTATGCAGATCCAACCAAGATTGCGCACAAGGTGCTTGCAGACAGAATTGCAGCGCGCGATCCAGGAAATGCCCCTGCGAGCGGCGACCGAATTCCGTTTGTCTACGTCCAAGCGCCAATAGGACAAATTGCTCCTGACCTTCAAGGAAATAGAATCGAGACTCCTGCTTATATCAAAGAAAAGGGTCTCAAACCAGACTATATGTTCTACATCGATCATCAAATTGCCAATCCAATCTGTCAGCTCTTTGGAATTGTTGTAGATCAAATTCCTGGATTTGATGCATACAAACCTCCCAAGGGTGGTTGGAAGTCAGAAGATCCAGAGGCACTCATCACTCAGAGAGAAACGGCAGCCTATCAGCTCCTATTTGGGGATGCCATCAGCAGAAACAATGTAGGTGCCAAGAGAGCCTTTGCCAAAATGTTGGGTGCATCTGTGGACGAAGGACCTGTGGCTGTGCCGAAACGCATTGTGACACGCTCTGTTGCCTCTGCCGCAAAAGTCGTTACAACCAATCGCCAAAGTACACTCGATAGCCTCTTTATGGATACCATGAAACTTGAGGCTGCAAAGAGCGCTGTGAAAAAAGCAAAGAAGGCTGCGGAGAAGGCTGCGGAGAAGACCTAGTACATGTCTATTAGATCGTCCCCAAACCATTTACGCATTTGATTATTACAAGAGGTCCTCCAATCTTCGTATTTTTTTGGTTTAATAATTTCTTCCATTGTTTTTTGGCCTAACTTGTACGCCTTGTATTCTTCTACACGTGCTTGATCATATATGGATGTTCCACAACGCGTTCCTACTGCATAAATCTCATCAGATGATATATTTCCAATAGATGTATTGAAAGATATTACAAAAATAGATGGTGATGTAGAGGATTGTGTAGTATGCTTATTTGGATTTTTAAACAATAATATCCCTGGAATTCCTGAAACGCTATTCATCTTAATGTACGTCTATAGTATTTTGTTTAGACGAGTACGAGCACGTAAAAGAACATTAATATTTGAATAGTAAATAGAATGGGTCTAACAATTTCCAGAATTATTGAACCTTATCAAGTCAATCCCTTGAGACCTCAAAGACCTCCCATTTCAGGAAATGAGGGCCTCCAGGCTTTGCAGAGAGCCGAACGAATCGACGGATATCTAGATCGCATAGACGATTCTCCAATCAATACTCTAGCTAGACTTGGTCAAGTCTACCTTTCTTCTGCACACAGCGTTTCCAGAATTGTTCCTGACGCAGACCCAGCCGAGCCATGGCCATCTGGCCAAGTCATTTGGATGGATCCTTCCGCAGATGCAGGATTGCCCCATACAAGGCCACCTTACTATATTTGCATTTCTCGCGATTTTCCTGAAGCGGATTTGAAGAATACTCTTTTGCACGAGCGCGTACATATTAGTCAACGCATTCATCCACAAGTCTGGAATTCTATTGTGGAAGAGGCTTGGAATTTTAAGCCGTGGAAGGGTAATCTACCTGCCGACTTGGAAAGCCGCCGTCGCATCAATCCTGACATTTTTTGGACTCCAATGGCCATTTGGAAACAGAGATGGGTTCCTTTTGCCATCTACAGGTCGTCCAATAAACCCAAGTTGAATGAGATTGACGTTGTCTGGTGGGACGATTCAGCGCGCGTTTTACTCCGCAATCCCCCTCCTGGCTGGTTGGAGTTTTTTGGCAACATTCCTGCTGGAGAACACCCGTACGAAATTGCTGCGTATTTAGTGGCAGCCAATCCAAAACAAAATATGGCTTATAAAGTGCTGCAACCCCGACTAAATTCAATACCTCTCACAGACTTTTGATTGGCTTTTGATTAGAGTCTTGATATCCAATAGGTAAGGGCCCATTGAAAAATTTTTGATGGACATTGTGAAGGAAGTTTGGAACGATCTCTCGAGATTTGGCTTTGACGAAACGATAAAGACTCTTCCAGAGTTTTTTTCGTGGTTGAGGCGCGTTTCATTGCTTTACAATCCTCCACTTTTAAAGAAGCTTTCAGATGGTTCGTATACACTGAAAAAAACAATTAGGTTTAGTGAGTTTACAAATGTCGTATCCGGAAAATTTGGTATTGTCTACTTGGTTTATCGTGAAGAGAAGGAAAATGAGGAAAATAACGATTACGTTTTTTTGAAAACTTCCCCTAAATATCCAAATGCTCTTTTGTTGGAAGGTATTTTGCAAACTATTGCTCATACCATACTCTGTTTGAACGGGTTTCCAACAGCGGTTCCAAGAGTTCTCGATATTGTCAAACATCCTGATTTTGGTATTGTCTTTAGCGTCAAACGAACACCAGGATCCATCCTATTTGCAGACTATTTGAACACCAATTTCGATTGGGCAAAGCCCAGTGTGTCCAACGATAAGCTTGTCTTGAAAGTCATTGGACAAATTGCTACCTATCTTGCTGTGCTAGAGTCGAGCATTGGATTAAACCATCGCGATTTGAAAAGCACAAATGTTCTCATTGTTCCGTCCGAAAAAGAATGGTCTCGTACAACACGGCTCAATTCTGTCCAATGGACCATCCATGGGACCTTCCAAGTGGTCCTAATTGATTTTGGATTTGCTTGCATTGGAAAGCCGAATGGTCAAACGATTGTGAGCGCTGGAGAACATTTGCCGACCATTGACTTTTGCCCCAAAGAAGGGCGCGACCTTTTTTTGCTCTTTTCCACGCTGTGGGATATTCCTGCTTTTCGAATTAGTTTGACAAAGGGTGTCCAGGATCTTTTTAAAAAATGGCTTCAAGATTGGGCGGACTGGCTCAAGATGTCGTTGGATACAAATCACGTAAGCATGTATCTTTTGACAAATGCCGACCATTTTCGATCCGAGGCATGCAGCCCTTTGAACGTATTGCGGGATATTGGTGAACTATACAATGATATTGTTCAAATCGAAAAAAGAGGTCGATCTGCCACCCCACTACCTAAATAATTATTAAACTATGCAAAGAAGAGTAAACGAATGTATTTGATCAAGACAGAGACTTATGATTCTGAAGATCCGCTCTATACACGCATTGTAGGAACTCCTCGATCCTATTTTGTTCCAGCAGCGCGCGTGGCAAAAGACTATTTTAGAACCGGATTTTACGAAAAAGGGGTTTTAGAATGGGCCTTTGAAAATTTTGCAGACGAAAACAAGGTCATGATCGACGTTGGAGCGCACATTGGATTTTACACGACCAAGTTTGCGCACAAATCCAAGATGGTCCATAGCTTTGAATGCTCGCCCAAATCGTACAATTACTTGTGCGCGAATGTTGCTCTTCAGGATCTTCACTACAAGGTGCGAACACACCCGTATGCTTTGAGTGAAAAAAACGGAACCACAAAGTACTATATTCGCGATGGCCAAGATGGAGGGGGAAACGGCATTTCTGGATTTCCAAAGGACGAAGAGAAACAGGTTCCAACCATCGATGTACCCGTGAGGACTCTGGATTCGTTTGAGCTGACCAACGTGAATTTCATAAAAATCGACGTGGAAGGTCACGAGGAATTTGTTTTGCGCGGTGCGAAAAAGACAATTTTAGAAAATGACTATCCTAAACTTCTCTTGGAAAGCTGGCCCGCGCGCTACGAAGAATTTGGCGTTCCTGCCAGAGACATTCGAAAAAGCCTCTTTGAATATTTGGAAACCTTGGAATACAAGGTTGTATCTCTTCCGCAGGACGATACCTTCTTAGCCGAAAGAGCTTAGAGCTCCTTAATATAGTTGCCCCATACTTTCATAGCCTCACGCATACCCTTGTTTTGGTATTTGTGATGCTTTGCGCGATAGTACATTGTAGTTGCCACTTGATGCCTGTAGACTTTTGGCTTCCCTTTTAAGAGATCAATGCTATTTCTAGCTTTTTTTGCTGTTCCGTAACCGATTCCTCTTGTTCTCGGTCGACCTCTTGGATTGTCGTTAAAAAGTTGATGACCCTTCTTTGGAGCCTTTCGAGTTTTCATCTACTTCTAGTCTGGGTTTACGATTTGGGTTTACGATTTACGATCTACTTCTCCATTGCGTGTTGCAGTGATTGCAAATGTACAAGAACTTCATGTTTTCCTTATCGTATTTAATATAAATAACATCGGACTCTGCTTGCCCCCAACGACTCGGGCAACCATTTTCGGGCCCTGTTCCAATATTGGGACACGTTAATGTCTTTACGTGCGGCAGCCTCGGATCCGTCTTGGTATATTCGTTGACGAATGACTTGTACGAATCTGATGCCTTATCTTGAATTACAACTTCCATGACGAGGCCCTTTTGTTCTTCCTCTTCGTTTCCACAATTCTTGCAAGAACGAATCCAAGCACCTGTATTTGCGGCCCCAGAATCCGTTACAGACACATCAGGACGAAGCGGCATGTAATAATCGCACTTTTTGCACATGTGATCGAGAAGAGACATCTTGGCGTGTGTTCTATTTCTACTTGGAATATTCGACCCATCTAGCCTTCAATTTTACGACCTCTTCTCTGAGGCTCTTGTAGTTTATGGATCCCACCATGGAATATGGCAAGGAAGCATAGTCATATTGTTGATTTTCTTCTTGGGATCTTATTTCTAAACGCTTCTCAATTCGTTCTAGAATGGCTGGAATCTTGGATCTCAAAATGTCTTCGAATGGCTTTACAAAAATGGGCAGAGTGGAAGATATATCTACTATTTTATTTGCTAGCCAAAGCGTATAAGCAATGCATCTTGATTCTACAAATCTAGAATAGACTTTTACTTTTTCATCGTGCCCAGACTGGTAACCAGGTTCGTGTCTCAGCGATTCTTGATCCATCAAACTTTGAAGCGTAACAAGAATTGTAGAAAGACGCATTGTACTTGCCCACTTGGGGCCAGTCCAAGTATGCAAAATGCTCAGACAAACCTTTCCATCAATGTACATGTTGGGATGAAATCTAGTACTTCCGTCGCACGTTAAAAACTTGACTTGTGGAGGATCAAATGGGTAGGTCGGACCAATGGCAATCGAATAAAAGGCTGGAAAATCTTCATAGGGTGTTCCTTGAGGGCCAAATACACATGCATATCCTGACAAGACATTTGAATCGTCTGCAAAATAGTAAATTCCTGAATCTGCGTAAATTGATTTTGCAAGTTCATTTGCGTCCGCCACTGCTCGTTTTGTTGCAGACATGCTTTTATCCTTTTAGCTTTTAGGAAATGAGGATTTAGACCTTTATATAATTATTTGAAAGGTTAGAATAGGATGTCAATCAATCGGACCCCAAAGTTGGATTACACGCTGAAATATCAAATAAAGGCAGGTAGAGTAAATTTCGCAAATTATGCCCAGAAAAAACAGCTCGTTCAAGAGGGTCGTCTTTTGGGTCTGAACTTATATCCTCCCGATAATGATGCATCTATTATTACTCTTATTAGCGAAGGAGAAATTAACACAACTCCTGAAGAATTGGCTGGCTATTTGGAAGAGATTGTTCTGCCTCCGAGTTCCACAATTCCAGATGCCCCCACGGGTCTTGTGGCAACCGCTGGAATTTCACAAGCAACTATTTCCTTTACTCCTGGATTCGACGGAGGAAGTGCTATAATAAATTACCAATACTCCACAGACAATGGATTAACATTCAGAGCGTTTAGTCCTGCAACTATATCAAGCCCAGTAACTATAACAACACTATCTTCGGACGGAGTAACACCCTTGTCGAGCGATACAACCTATACTATTGTGCTAAAGGCGGTGAACGAAAAAGGTGCAGGAATCGCATCGACGGGTGTTTCGGTAACTCCTTTAGGACCTGGTAGTGCTATTTGGGCTACTTATTTAAATGGGACAGGAACTGATGCAGGGTATTCGGTTGCAATTGATTCTTCAAACAATGTGTATATTACAGGGTATTATTTATCTACGAGTATCGTAACCCTAAAAAATGCTTCTGGAAATACTCAAGTAGACTCTTCCGTAACACTTCCTCCATCTACACCTTCAAGCACAAATCAAGCATTATTTTTAGTAAAATACAATTCGAGCGGTATAGTGCAATGGGCAACCTTTTTAAATGGAACTAGTAATGATATTGGATATTCAATTGCGATCGATTCATCAAATAATGTATATATTACTGGTCAATATGCCTCTTCAGCAAGTGTAACATTAAAAAATGCATCTGGAAATGGCCAGGTAGATTCCTCTATAACTCTTCCAATAGCAACTCTAGCAATATTAATAATGAAATATAATTCAAGCGGTATAGCGCAATGGGCTACTTATTTAGATGGAAATTCTTCTGATATTGGAAATTCGATTGCGATCGATTCTTCAGACAATCTCTATATTACTGGTCAATATAGATCATCTGCAATCACTACATTACGCAATGTGTCTGGAAATACGCAAGTAAATTCCTCTATAACACTTCCAGTTACAACACTTGTGTCTTTAGTTTTAATAAAATATAATTCAAGCGGTATAGCACAATGGGCTACTATTTTAGATGGTTCTAGCATTGATGCAGGCTATTCTGTTGCGATCGACTCATTAAATAATATTTATGTCACTGGAAATTATTCCTCATCAGGAATTGTAACTCTAAAAAATGTGTCTGGAAATACTCAAGTAAATTCCTCTATAACACTTCCAGCTACAACAAATTCTGCTTTAGTTCTAATGAAATATAATTCGAATGGTATTGCGCAATGGGCTACTTATTTGGATGGAAGTAATAGTGATATCGGATATTCTATTGATATTGATTCTTCAGACAATCTCTATATTACTGGACAATATTCCTCTTCAGCAAGTGTAACGCTAAAAAACGCTTCTGGAAATACTCAGATAGACTCTTCTATAACACTTCCATTATCAGCGGTTCAAGCAATATTTTTAATGAAATACAATTCAAGCGGTATAGCACAATGGGCTACTTATTTGGATAGATCTGCTACATCTCGATCAATTAAGATTGATTCGTTAGACAATCTCTATATTACTGGTTATTATGTATCTACTGATATTGTAACTCTAAAAAACGCTTCTGGAAATACTCAGGTAGATTCTTCCAAAACACTTTCATCTACATCGATTGCATTATTTTTAATAAAATATAATTCTAATGGTATTGCGCAATGGGCTACTTCTTTGGATGGATCCGGATTTGATAGTGGATATTCGATTGCAATAGATTCTTCAAATAGCCTCTATATTACTGGTCAATACAATTCAACAGAAATTTCAAATTTAAAAAATGCGTCTGGAAATACTCAGGTAGATTCCTCTATAACACTTCCAGCTACAGCAGGTTTTGCAGTAGTACTAATGAAATATATTTCTTAGAGGGCGCGCGTTCCCCCAGGTTTTGCTTTCAGGACCCTCTGTAGGCGCATGAAATGGAGGAAACCCGATCGCAAAAATTGACCAGCAGCTGCCGCGTAATTCTAGACACACAACCCTTAACGATGGCACAAGATCCCTTCTTTGGCTCCTCCCTCCACAATTTCTTGGAAGAATGGCGCGTCACTTCTGGTCGCGGGCAACCTGTTAGCATGACAGGAATGGGCCACTACAAGGGCTCTTGGAACATTCCTGACTCTGAGTATTCGAAATTTCTGGATCTCATGCACGAATATCTGTTTCTGAAAAAGCTGAGACCCAATGCCTTTGTCGAACAGAGACGTCCTGATGGATTTACGCCTCTGTTGGTCGATCTCGACTTTCGCTATCCTGGAGAAAAGAATCTGCAAAGATCGTTTACGAGCGAACACATACAAACCTTTGTTACAGAAATTGTATCTGTTCTCAAGGAACACTTTGAACTCAAGGATCGTTCTACCATTCGATTCTTTGTAACCTTGAGACCTCAGCCCTACCAAGACAGAAAGGCGAATCCTGTTGCAAAAAAGGAAATCAAGGATGGTGTCCATATTCTTTGCCCAGACTTTCAAATTAGTGCAGACTATCATGCGCTTGTTCGACATCTGCTCTTGGACAGAGAAGCTGTGAAGCGCAGCTTTGAAGATACTGGATATACAAACAAGGACGACGATGTCTTTGACAAGAGTCTTGTTTCCAAAAATGGGTGGTTCTTTTACGGAGAGTCCAAGCCAGACATTCCCGCCTATTCTCTTTCACACGTCTTCAAATACAACCCAAAGACCGACAAGATCACCAATGAAAATATCAAAAACTACGACGATGCAACCCTGATGCAGCTTTTGAGTATTCGTTACAAGGATCCTGAAAGGCCAGTAGCACCCTTGTCAGTTCTAGAGAAACAGAAGGAAGTTGTCGAAGGATATATTTCTAAAATGAATTCTCCCGCGCCTCTTGTTGTGCATCAGCCTCTGGCACAAAACATGCTGTTGCCACAAGATGCTCTCAACATGCTGCCGCTCATTATGGATAGCTTCAATACAATTGTGTGCACAGAAGACGAAATTTCCCTCGCAAAAGACTTGGCACTCAAGTGTCTGAGCGTAGAAAGAGCCGATAATTACGATACATGGATGCGCGTAGGCTGGTGCTTGCGAAACATTGATCCGAGCGAAGAAATGTTTGATGTCTGGATGAAGTTCAGTCAAAAATCTGTAAAGTACGATCCGAGCAGCACAGAGACTCTTCGACGCGAATGGATGCGAGGAACCATGAAGCGCGTTAATGGATCTCCAAGTATCAAAATGGGAAGTCTGCGCATGTGGGCACGCGAAGACAATCCTGGGGAATATTCCAAGATTCTCGATGGAGACATCATCAGCTTTATCACCAAGGCGGCACTCACCTTTCGAGGCGGCACGCACCACCACGTAGCCAAAATGGTTCACAAGCTGTATTATGACGTGTACAAGTGCACAGTCGAAGGGCGCACAACCGACTGGTACGAATTCCACAATCATACCTGGAATCCAATGCCCCAAGGCCTCTTGATCAAAACGACCATCACGGACGATATTGCTCGAAAGGTCGACTCGGCTAGACACAGCTTGAAGGCTCCTGAAGGAACTGACCCTGATTACCAAGCTAAAATGGAAAAGTATACGGCAAGCATGACTAAACTCTTGAAGCTCCAAGAAAATCTGTACAATGCAAACTTTAAGGATAGCGTGATGAAGGAGGCAGTCTTGCTCTTTTATGACTCTGACTTTTACAAGAAGATCAACCAGAATCCTTACTTGCTGGGTTGCGGCAATGGCATTCTGAATCTGAGAGAACCAGTCTTTGACAGCAATGGACAGCCTATTTGCTACAAGCCGACTTTGCGCCCTGGAACTGCCACAGACTATGTGACGCTCAAAACAGGTGTAACTCCTGATGGAAAAGACAATATTGAGTATCATCCTTATGATCCCAACGACCCTATTCAAACAGAAATCATGGACTTCTTCAAGAAGCTCTTTCCTGCCGACGATCTTCGTGAATATGTATTGACTCTTGCAGCAGGTTGCTTGGAAGGTGCAAACAAGGAGCAGTGCTTCTACATCATGACTGGTTCTGGAGGTAACGGCAAGTCGAAATTTGTAGAACTCATGATGAGTGTGCTTGGGCAATATGCAGGTTCCCTGTCTTCGACTGCCTTGACACGAAAGAGACCAGAGTCTGGCGCGGCAAATCCAGATATCATGAGCATCAAGGGTTGTCGCTTTATCGAAATGAAGGAACCTGACGAAGGCGAGCCTTTGAATTCAGCGCGCATGAAGCAGTTTAGCGGCGAAGATCTCGTAGAGGCAAGAGGTCTTTTCAAGGATCAAGAGCGTTTCAAGATTACTGGCAAGATCTTCTTGGCTTGCAACAGAATGCCCCCTATTCACAGCATGGATGGAGGCACGTGGAGGCGCATTCGCGTCATTCCCTTTGACAGCCGCTTCTTGCCTGCTGGAGACCCTATGATTGATCCGTCGCGCAATATTTATCAAAGAGACGATATGCTCGACGAGCGCATCAAGGCTTGGAGAATTCCATTCTTCAGTCTTCTCGTTCATTACTATGAAACCAAATACTGCCCACACGGAATCAAGAAGCTTCCTGCAGTAGTCATGCAGGCCTGCGAGAGCTACAAGGGAAGCTTCGATACCTTTGGAAAATTTATTCGAAGCCGCGTGAGACGTGTTCCTGGATGGGACGAACCGCCCGTGTTTAAAACATTGTTCAATGCCTACAAGCTGTGGCACCAGGACAATTCTGGAAAGCGCTTGACTGAAAATGAATTCAAGATCCGACTGAATGAGATGTTTCAATCTCCTGCAGATGGAAAAACGTACATGCACTTGCGCCTATTCATGTCAGACGAAGATGCGGAAGAATACGACAGAGACCTAGAAGCAGAGGAACAAGAAAGAGCTTAGACGATTTGCTTCATGAGCGCATACAAGCACAATGTCACAACCAACAAAAGGATAAAAACGAATATGCCAGCCTTCCAAGACCCTTCTGGCGATCCCCAGCGAATTGCAACAAGAGTAAATACCATTACAACCCATGCGAACCAAAAGAGAAGAAGACTCAGATCTTGCAGACTAGGGGCAACCTCTTTTTTTGGACCACCTTCCATGACGAGATCCATAAAGTTGCGATCATACGCTTCTGCTTGAGACCTTTGTTCTTTAATTTCTGCGAGCAGTGTGTCTTTCTTTTTTTGTAGCATGTCAAGTTGACCATTGGCCGCGTCGTTTGTGTAGCCAGTTAAATTTGCCATGTCTGAAATAGAATTTCCTGAAATTATCAAATTGTCGTACTCGGCGCGGAGATTTTGGAAATTGTCCTTGAACTGAGATTCTGCAAAAGTAAAAATATTATTGCCTCTTTGTACATCAGCTGTTGTGCGACACTTGGTTATATAATCTTGAAAAATGGCTGTTTCAGATGTGCCCAGAGCACACATTGCGTTTCCCGTATTTGTATTGGCCATTACTCTACTGGCTCTCTCTTTTTATTTGGATAAAGGGAGCGAATTAAGACGATTATGGCGATTATGGCGATGCAATGGCATTATAAGCATTCGAAAATCGCGAATAAGCTGACATTGTTCTAGTTTTTACTGCATCTGAAGCATCCGAATAAGACGACGATGCTGCAGCAAGAGCATTCTCTGCCAATCCCTGGACAGCCTCGCAAGTCGGAGAATACTTGAGAGGTGGCTGATTTTGCGGAAAGCGGCGACGATTCCAGAATCTTAGATCGCGCGAGAGACTCGTATATTGGTAGCGCACCGCAAAAGTCAAAACAAGAGCGACAAGAATCAAAAACGATAATCCGCTAAAGACTGAATAGGGCATCAATCCAATGCGTGTAATGTACAAGAGAGGTGCAACAATCGTTAGGCCAATCAGCATGAGCTGCATAAAAAAGAGTGTATCCCTCTTATTGTTGGAAGTCCACTCGTTTATTTCGAATTGCCTCTTGGCAACTTGGCTATCAAATGTGGCGGCTTGTGCGTTCGTTTCTGCAGAATTGAGAATCGAATCTTGAAGATTGTGCAAATCCTTGTTGCGAACGTGATAATATGTAATGTTCTTTATTGTATCTCCAGAACGAATTAAATCGCCATACACTTTTTCATAATTGTCGGAATGTTCTTTAGAAACTGAATTGTAGAGTTCCCCCTTTCTTTGGCTTATAAAATCGGATAATTTTGCAGGATCATTTTTTAGTTCAGTCATTGCATTTGCCAATTCAACATCTTGAAGTCTCAAAATGTCGTTGATGGATTGTTGCATGGCAGCGTCTCTATTTGTTGTGATGCAATAAATTATATCATAACAAAAGGAAATAGGGAGAAGATGTATTTATGTACGTGCAATATAAATAATCATTGCAAGGGCAGTTACATTGAGGATTCCGTAGAGAGTCAAAAGGTTCTGATTCGCCTTGTTCTTTTCAGTTGTGTATTCTACCATGCGCTTATACAAGTCGGCAGAAGCACTTTCTTTAGATAAGAGATCACGCTGCTCCATCAACTTCTTTTGTTTGTCACCGAGAGTTGCATTGAGTGCATTAATATCTGATTGGAGCCGACTCGAGGTTGTGTACCTGTATTTTGAAAGCGCATTGGTAATTTGCGTCAACAAGGTAACTTTTTGATTCAACTTTCTTGCAGCATCTAAGCGACCTTGCACGAGTGTCTGAGATTGCCCCCTCAAACTATTGTCCGCAATGGCCTGCAAAAATCCGTCCAACGCCGCAAAATAGCGCTTTTCGTAAAAGCAGTACTCTTTTTTCAAGGAATCATAGAGCGCCGACTCTTTAGAAACAAACTCTGCCAACGGATCTTGGGATTCGGGGGTGGCAAAGGGCGCAGATTGCATCCTTTTTGCAGAAGGAAGAACAGGAATGCGCCCTGTAGACTCTAGCTGCCCTACGTATGTCTTCAACCAACCTTCTTCGGCCAAACCAGACTCCATTGGTGGCATACTTTCAGGAAGCAAACCATTTGTATATCGTTCTTGAAGCTCGCTCGGCGTCATAGCTGGAATTGTTCCAGTTCCTCCACAAAATGAGCTCATAGTCTAATCCTATCTATTGGCCATTTTATTATTGATGCATTCAAAGTGTTTTTCCTAAATAGCCACTATAAGCTAAGATTCCTGTTACAACAAATGTAAGTGTTACACCCATTAGGACTGAATAGAATCTAGAATCTGTAAAGAGAGATGTAAGACCAATCTGATCATTGTAAAAAGGGGCAGTATTTGCGAAACCAGAAGAGGGCAAGAAAAATTCTCTCAAAAGAAGTCCACTCATGAAAAGTAAAAATAGACCGAATCCAATCAAAAAGGCGACGCTGTATTTCTTTATGGGTCTATTAATTCCTATAACTCCGCTAAACCCTTGATAGTAACTAAGTTCCTGTCTTGGAAGTTCCACATTCTCTTGTCGGGTTTTTGATGTTTCAAGGTCGTTTTTGGTATCCTTCAAATTCTTTTCCAGCTTGGCAATATCGTCGCGAAGTGCACCAACTTGTCTTAGCTTATTTGAAACATCGTTATTTGTCGTTTGGCTACGAATGTATTCGCTCAGACGCTTATTAATGCTTGCATATGCTTTTATTCCGTCATTAAGTTTTGTAAATTTTTCGGTTGCAGCATTTAATTCGACATTGGTAGATGGATTTTGCGATATACCTGCAGATGAAGTATATCTTGCCAACGAGTTGTTCATGGAAACAACAAGATCCCTGATTTTTTGATCCGTATAGACTTCATCCAAGGCCTGCTTTTCGGCGGCAATAGATGATTTTAATTCATTCCAAGACGCCATTCCTAATTAGATTTAACACTCTTCTAAGGAGCGCAAACACGATATTTGATGTACTCGCCAGAGGTCGGTGAATAAGAGGTAATTTTAACTATATCGAGTGGCAAGAGACCCAAACATCTGGCTGCCATGTCAACATGAAATTTGATAATTGGAAGCTGCGTCTTGCTCGTAATACACCATTCCTTCTTGAGAGCTTCGTGTTCTTCATGAGGAACAATTTCAAATTTGGGTTGAAGGACGTGATCTAGCGGATTGCATACGAGGCGCAACAAGGGAAAGAATTGAATCTTGAATTGATATTTGGTCCATGCCTCCAAAGCACATTTATCATAAGGGGAATCCTTGTCGTCGCTAATTTCTCGACCAAGATACAAGACAATTACTTCGGTTGTACTAGGATTTACATTCGAGAGTCTTGTATCTGTTGCCGATGATGGTTTCTTTGTCGGAGATGACGTGTCAGCAGCCTCTGTGGCAGATTCCTCCAACATGCGTCGAATATAATCGCCAGTTCCAACAGATTGTTTGATGTTTGTAAAAGCATAGTCGACAATTGCATTTTTCTCTGGATTTGTTTTTGAAACAAGTGTCATCCTGAGTGCCTCGGGCGCATTGGCCATCTTGGCCAACTCGGGTCCAATGAGTTTTCTAAAGGGCGTTGAATCGTATCCTCTTTTTTCTAGCAAATCCAGAATAGTGATGCGCGATTGAATCAATACGTGCTGAAATGATGTATTTTCCATTCTTGTTTTACTCTACTCTTGAATTGTAGGAATTTGTGATTCAATTTTACTCCTTCTCTTAGCCCAACTTGACAACTTTTATAGGGGCTGCAGAAGTTGCAGGTTGTGGGTGCTCTTCTTGTCCTTGCTCTTGATCTTCATATCCACCTGTTTGAGCTTGTGCTGGTCTTCTTATACGAATTGGTCTCCTCAAGAGCGGTTGAGCTGAAGAGGATGGTGGTGGAGCAGAAGGTGGTGAAACTAATCCCTCAGCTGCAAGTGCAGGTTCTGTTGTATCCACTTGAATGATAGGGGCGCCCTCTGTGGTAGTTGTAACGACTTGAGGTTGGGGTTGCGACGGAAGTGTTGGGATGGGTGTGGTAGAAGGTGCTGGAATGGTAGAAGGTGCTGGAATGGTAGAAGGTGCTGGAATGGGTGTGTTAGAAGGTGCTGGAATGGTAGAAGGTGCTGGAATGGGTGTGTTAGAAGGTGCTGGAGCTGCTGGAAATATAGATTGCTCTTGGAGAAGAATAGATTGTGGCTGTGGCTGTGGCTGTGGAGTTGCTTGTGTGGTTGGCTGTACTTGAATTTGTGGAGTTGGCTGTTCCTGGTTTTGGGCTTGAGCTTGTATTTCATTTTGATAGCTCGAAACCGCATCAGCTTGCATTTCAGCCAGTTTTTTGTTTACTTCAGCTGCAGTGGGCAAAGGGGTCGGCTTTTTCACTTCTGGAACTGCCATCTCAGGATATACCAATGGATTCAAAGGTTGATCCAACCCTTCTAACTTTGTACTTGTGATTTGCTCAATCTTGTCCAAGCTCTTAAAACGCGTAGCATTCTTTGTAGTGAGAATACGTGACGACATATTCATAAATGTATCCATTTCCTGGAAAAAGAGCTTGGTTGCATACGGCAATTCAACCTTGCTAAATGTTACTGCACTTCTCACAGGAGGTGGAATAGGTTCAAGATTTTTGGAATTGTCTCCTGAATACGAAATAGGCCCATCGCACAAGGGACACAGGAAGAAGCCCTTTTGTTCATTGTAAAGAGGAATAGTACCACACCCATTGCAAAAATAAAATGCGTCGCCGTCGCTTCGCTTCATATACGATTCTTGGGTAAAAGCCGAAATGCCATGCGCAATAATACTATCGCGTTCCATTTCACCAATCTTCAGACCACCTTCGTTGCCTCGACCCCCTGTAGGCTGGTGCGTGCGCTGTTCCTTTCGTCCTTCTCCTCTCGCATTCCACTTGTCTTCCGTCATATGCTTCAAGCGCATACCATAGACTACACCCATATAGATATCGGCTTGCATTTGTTCGCCTGTCATTCCATTGTACAAAATCGTATTGCACATTTTATTGAGACCAAAACTTTCCAAAATGGCTCCGAGCTCTGGATGCGGCGATCCGTCGTTCATAAAGGCTGTGCAGTTTCCTATCGCACCAATATGTGCAGCCACGTTTCCAAGCATCATTTCCAAAATCTGTCCAATCGTCATACGAGAGGGGATCGCCGTTGGGTTCATGATCATATCTGGAGTTATTCCGTCGGCCGTTCGCGGCATGTCGTGCCCCCTGTAGAGAACATTGATGGTTCCCTTTTGTCCGTGGCGATTTGAGAACTTATCACCCAGTTCTGGGACTCGATCCTGCACAACGCGAACCTTTACTAGCTTCTGTCCAGCATTATTTACCATAACAACCACTTTTTCAACACGACCATGGGTCCAGACTTGTGGTGTGACACTTGCATCCTTAATGTTACCCCTCTCGCCGATTCTGTAACGACCCACTATGACAGTATTCTGATCCACGTAGGAGCCTACTTTTACAAGCCCCTCTTCGTCTAGCTTCGAATAGTCGAGTGGTTTCAAATCGAGCCATTCTGGAATCTTGCGAGGATTTCCTATAAGAATCCTGGAACGCGTCATCTGATCTTCTTCCTCAAAGGCTTCGTAGGACCTATAGTTCAAGCTTCTAAATTGACCTCGTTCTAATGCGTCGGCATTCATAATAATTCCATCCTCTTGATTGTAGCCTCCGTACATTCCCATTGCAAGAATAATATTTTGTCCATAAGGCATTCGTCCATCCCCAATATAGTCCTGGTAGATTGTTCTCGAAAGGGGCGCTTGACCATAACACAAGACGTTGGCAGTATTATCAAAACGATTGGTCCAGTTTGTCGCATACAAGCTGAGACCCTGCTTGCTCTGACTCGCCGAGAGCTGGTTACGCGGGCTCTGATTGTGATTAGGATACGGAATCATATTTCCCAGAAGGCCAAGAATTGTGCTTGGATGCACTTCCATGTGCGTAGTCTGTTTGATTACGTGTTCTGGGTAGTTGGCGACCAAGGCCTCGTTCTGCTCAAAAGGATCCAAATACTCTATCAGCGAAAGATGATCCTTCATTTCAGGTTTTTCGTAGGCTTGGAGGTAATCTTCGAGATTTGCAGAAGCCCTATTAATCAAAGGATCTGAAAACTCCCTAGAACCAAGTTGCACGTCTTTTTGAATTGTGCCAACAATATATTCTCTCCACGATTTTCTGTTGAATCGTTCAGGAGAAGGCAATTGGCCTTGAGGCTCGCAAATAATAAGAGGTCTCAAAGGGCGACCATCGTCCATGTAGATGAAGATGCGCCTTTCAGGAATGCTAAATCCGCTGCTACTAAAAGGCGGCAAGTGACCAGAGCGCTTCATGAGCCTCAAAACCTTTGCAAGAGTCTGGGGAGAAGATGTGTAACCAACAATTCCAGAATTCACATAAACTGGCACCATTTCAGTCATGAGCTGTGGCGTCATAAACTCGCAGGAAAGGACACTACCTCTCCTGTAAAGCCACTGAATGAGTGTTTCAATTGGACAATCCAAACTTATAGCTGTCATAATGCTTAAATTCTTTGTAATACCAATATGAGCGCCACTCGGTGTCTCTGAAGTACAGAAATACCCGTATTGACTCGGATTCAAACGACGTGGTCCCTGAAGTTTGAGTTCCATATCAAAATGCAAAACTGCACGGCGCAAATGGCTTACAAAATCAAGATAGCTAAGACGACTCAATTCCTGCAAAAGGCCAGATTCTTCCTTTCCTTTTCCAACAAGCCACTTGCCCTTGAAGCCGCGCAGAATGCCTTCGCTCATGAATCCATACGAAAAAACGTCCTTGCGATTGGCCTCGCCGAAAATTTTCAAAAAGTTGCGGTCTGAATAGACGGATTCATTGTAGCTGAATTTTTCATCGACTGATTTCTTAATACGCTTAATGTAAAGCTTGTATAAATTCTGAAAGAGCATTTGACACAAGAATCCGCTCGTCAAGAGACGCTGGTAACGCACATCGTCTTTGCTTAGAGGGGTATCTAGTTTTTTCACAACACGAAGCATTTTCTTTACGCAATCGGCCAAGAACATTACACGCGCGCCTGGAAGATCTTGAACGTGAGGAAAGAGTTGATTGTGAATAATATCTAGTACGTGAAATTCGCTAAATCCCTTTGTCAAGGTTTTAATATACTGGATCGCGGAATACGTATCAAAGAAGGGACTTGCAGCATTTATAGAGGGAATCAACATGTCTGCCAAGAGCTTTGTTTCAGGATTTTCTAAATCTGGGAAAATCATTTGAATTATTTCCTTGTCGCTCTGGACGCCAAGAGCACGAAAGAGAACAAAAATAGGGATGGGCTTGAGACAAAAAGGAATACTCACCTCTAGAACAGGAGGTTTGTACACTGACTTTTTGGAAAATCCCTGAGATGTTCGCACTTGTTCACGAGACCAATAGAAATCGACCTGTTTGACTTCACGGCTTATAGGATTCAAGGAACTTATGCGACCATTGTACTCGACTTGATTATCTTGATTTGGCGCCTTTACAACCCAGAGCGTATTGAACGCACCTTCTTGGCGAGTAACAAGGACTTTTTCGGAGCCGTCGATGATAAAATACCCACCCTGATCTTGAGGGCATTCGCCCATTTGCGTTAGGACCGAGGCAGGCTTTGCGTGCAGAGGGCAGAAGGAACTATGAAGCATGAGAGGCATGTTGCAAAACGGAATTTTTTCAAGTTTGATTTCTTGCACATCGAGGCCAGTTTTAAATTCTTCAGAGGGAGGCACTAGAATCGTTACTCGAACTAGAACATTGACTTCAACTTGTACTGCATAAGTGAGATTTCTCAAACGCGCCTCATTTGGATAAAGTACACGGACATCGCGACCTTGATCTAAAACAATGGTTGGAGTGCCGATGAAAATTTCATCGCCCTTTTCGCCCCCAATAAAGATTTCAGTCTTGTACTTGTAGGTCGATACCTTTTTTTGCGTATCCGCCTTGTGATTTTTTAGAATAATAATTGGATTTTGAGATGCAATAATATTCTTGAGATCGTACATTAAGAATTGATCGTAGCTTTCCGTATGATGTCTCGTAAGTGCATTAAATTGAGTAGTAAAATAGGTGTGTATTAATTTGGAGGCGAGGGAACGTGCTTGGGTTGCATCCATTGGCTGATCGTAGGCTTCTGGTGGTGGTGGAGGTGGTAGGGCTTGTTGCGGTTGTTGCTGTGGGGGTTCTTGAGTAGGAGCTTGGATAGGAGCTTGTGGAGGAGCTTGTAGTTGTTCTTGAGGTGGCTGTGGCAGACTCTCTTCCTTTGTAACATTTATTTGAATCGGCTCTTCTACAGCGGCTTCTGCAGGCCCTTCGGGTTCCATCTACTAAATCTAATGTTTCCTAATGATTGCTATTTAGACCGCAAAATCCTCTTTTTCTTCATAAACAAATGATAAAAAGGGGATGAATGAATATATTATTACTTAGTCATGACATCTTTGGACAGATCTCTTTCGTAGACTGCAGATGCAATAGGTACACTCATTCCAGAGGGGGGAATTTGATAATTATACGCTCTCTGATACGACTCGGGACCGGGACCCAACGGCAGCCCCTTCCATGCAGTCATTGCATCGTACATGGGGGTTGTTGGATTTTCTGCAACAAATGGTCTGAATGTAAATGAACCTCCGTTCATTTTATTGCTCCCAGTACTTGCATAGGGTACAAGCCCTGTTTGTTTTCCACAATCGTATTGAATTGCAGGCTCTGGATTCCAGAATCCTGAACTTACGTATTTTTCAAAATTTCCATAAGGAAGTTCAACCCCAGGTCTTGTCATGTATGCTAAAGGTGCTCCCGTGAGTTCTGTGCTCTGGGCACCTCCTCTTAACTTTCTCGTCTTCTTGGTCTTCTTGTACGATTTTTTCATATTCATCACATGTTGAACATAAGCCTCCGCGTCGTCTTTCGAGAGGGTTTTACCAAATACCTTTTTCCATTCGGAAGCAAACTTTTCGGCCATTTCGGTTTTAGATCCAGAGTGACTCATAGATTCTGCGTAAGAAGTAACGTGTTCCAGACTCTTTCGAAGTTCAGGTATGCTCATTACCTTTGCTTCTTGTCTTGCATGGCGTTTCTTGTGGGTTTTGCCTTTCCTTCCCCTACTTTTCATTTTGGGCATCCTACTCTACCCTACGATTATTTGGTCTAAGATTTGCCAATGGGGGTGTATTGAGAATTTTTGAAACATTTTCTAAAAATGAGCCCCTGTTTGCAGCCCTATTGTTTCTTTGGTTTGCTCCATTATTTTGACCAAATCCAATTGCTTCGGCAGCCTTGTTGGCAGCTCCAGTAATATTTTCTACAATATTTGTAACTGCATTTTTTGCAGTATTAACAACTTCTGTTGCATTTGCTACAGGTACATTCGATTCCGGGAGCACCGAGGTTCCAAAGTTTCCAATCAAATACATTATATAGAACAGAATTCCGAGAATGAGTGCTCCAATAATTACAAAAGGCGCATAGTCCTTGAGACGATCTTGCCAAGTGCTAAAACGATATTCGGGCGAAAAAAGCTGAACATGATTGTAAATTGCATAGGCAAGCAAGACAACCGACAAGGCGGCCAGGACAGGTGCACCGAGTCTTGGCAAAATTAAAAATACAATTAATCCAAGAATTAAAAGTGTTGCGATTCCTGGAAGAAAGAGTTCCATCTCAAACAACTCTACTAGCTCTACCAGATTAATCAAATCTTCTCAATGAGATCGCGATGAGTCAAGAGAGTCTTGCGACAACAATATCTTGTAACTCCAATTTCGTCGCACGCTTGTCTTTCTGGTGTGTCGGGTTTGGTCGTACCATCGATCATAATAGGCTCCGATCCGAGACCCTTTTCTTTTCTGAGCTGTGCAACGCGGGACTGATACCATCGCCACTTGTCTCCCAAAACATAACCGCAATTAAAACAGCGAGTTGGAATAATCATTTTGTTCTTCGTGTTCTCTATTTATTGGGCTTACTGCGCGTCAATTTTTTAGTGGTCTGATGCGCGTTTAATCGCATGAAATCGGTTTCCGAAAAGGTGCTAGAAAGAAATGTCCTCTGTATTGAATGTTGGTGTCATGTCCAGCAACCCCGTTGGCAATCAGATTCGTCGCCTCGAAGGCATGATTGAAAGCGAAAGAAAGGATAAGCAGATGCTCTTGTTGGCTCTCGAAACCAAGGCCCCTGACGCATTTGCAGAATACATTCGTCTCAAGGAAGAGGCACAGGAAAGAGCTGCTGCTGCAGAAAGAGCCAAGCAGTTGGCAAACCAGCCTCAGCGCTTTGTGCAGACTACTCCTTCTAGAAGCAATGGAAGGTTCTAAAATGCGAATGGCAAAAATATAATATCTATCTAAAACTATTTTGATATTATGTTAGAGAAAGAATGATTGGTATTGGTATAGGATTTTATCTTCTTACGACAATTGCAGGGCTTGTTCTGCAAAATGGCACAATTACAAGCCAGAGCACTGGAAGCGGATGTCCTCCAGGCACCTATTGGATGCAGAGCGCAGACGGAACGGGCCTTTGTGCACCATGCACTGCTGATAGTTTAGAATGCTTGACCCCCAGTTCTTCTCCAATTGCATCTCCCCGATATTCAACATCGGATTTTCCTTGCTTAAACTACACTTGTCCTGAAGGCGGTATCCTTGTGAACGAAGACCGATGCATGTGGAGCACTCCTGTCGGCGAATACCCTATTTGTGAATACGGCGATCATTATTATGCTCCTGAAGGTGTTTGTGCAAACGTGTATCCTCTTGTCGAAGGGGTTCCTTGTATCGAAGGATATGTGCCTATTTTGTATCAAAATAAAATGCTTTGTGTAAAACGTTATAGTCCTTTTAATGCATCATGTCCTTTTGCTTACAAACAACAAGTCAATGAATTTGGTGAAATTGTATGTGTAGGATTTACGAATGCAGAGTGTGCTACTCCAACGCCTTCTCTGACCTCTACTCCTTCTGTATCATCAACCTCGACAACCTATCTAAGATCGTCTGCATCTAGTACCAAATCTCCCTCATCGACACCCTCTGTTTCTGTTTCTGCTTCTCCGCATCCATCTGGATGCTATGAATTTACATGTATAAATGGAGTAATTCCAAGTTATTCATCCTTATTTTCACATCCAATTTGCATCTATAGTGAATATGATGCAATTGCAAATAGTGAAGGATATTTAATTTGTCCAAACGGAGGAGATTTGTGGGCCAAAAAATGTTATATTTGGAGTCAGTCTATTATGAGTCCATGCACATTTACTCCATCTCCAACTTCTACTATTCGAGAAGTGCCTTCTGAATCAGCGTCTTCAACTCCTAGCTTTTATATGAGACCTTCCTTGTCTGCTTCCTCGACTCTGAAAGAAGTGCCTTCTGAATCAGCGTCTTCAACTCCTAGCACGACCTTGAGACCTTCCTTGACGGCTTCTTCGTCTATGAAAGAAGTGCCTTCTACATCTCCTTCTATGACTCTCAGACAGGTCCCTTCTGAATCAGCGTCTTCGACTCCTAGCACAACTTTGAGACCTTCATTGTCTGCTTCCTCGACTCTGAAAGAAGTGCCTTCTGAATCAGCGTCTTCGACTCCTAGCACAACTTTGAGACCTTCCTTGTCTGCTTCCTCGACTCTGAAAGAAGTGCCTTCTACATCTCCTTCTATGACTCTCAGACAGGTCCCTTCTGAATCAGCGTCTTCGACTCCTAGCTTTTATATGAGACCTTCCTTGACGGCTTCTTCGACTCTGAAAGAAGTGCCTTCTGAATCAGCGTCTTCGACTCCTAGCACAACTTTGAGACCTTCCTTGACGGCTTCTTCGACTCTGAAAGAAGTGCCTTCTGAATCAGCATCTTCGACTCCTAGCACAACTTTGAGACCTTCCTTGACGGCTTCTTCGACTCTGAAAGAAGTGCCTTCTACATCACCTTCTATGACTCTCAGACAGGTCCCTTCTGAATCGGCTTCTCCTACATTGAAAGAGGTTCCTTCTGCATCAGCAACTACAACACCCAAATGCCCCGAATACATTTGTCCAGAACCGAGCATTCTCGTTCGAGAAAGATTCTGCTATTGGAATGAAACTATTCCTGCAAAGGCTCGATGCCAAGAAGGAGATATTTACAACCAAGACGAAAATGAAAAAGTTTGTGTTAAATTCTATATTCCTCAAAATGGTACAAGCGGAACTTATATTTGCAAGGAGGGATTTCGTTTTGTAATTCATGAAGAAAATCCCTATTGCATTCAAAAATACGAACCAAATTTTAGCAATTGCCCTGAAGGATTCCGCTACCATATTGACGAAAAGACCGGTGCCGAATTGTGTTCAAAAGTTACGGATGCAATTTGCGTCTATTCTCATCAAACGACTTCTTCTACTCAGACGCCAAAGCCTACTCCGCGCTGCACAGATCCCAAGAACCCTCGTTGTATAAAACCAGATTCTATTTTGAATGAACTGGCTCCAAACGCAGCCCTGTCGCCTCTTCCTTCTAGAAGACCCATTGCGACGCTTCTTGCAATTGTAAGCAGGCTTCCTTTGCCATCTCCTTTTGTTAAACCTGAAACAACAATGGTTGCGAGCGATATTCCTATCTATATTCCTTCGCGCATCTCTATTCCGCAAATCGATTCGAGCCTCGTCGACAAACCACAAAAGGTGCAAGAAATTCAAGCCACACTTGCGTGCACTCTTCGTCTACCTCTTGAAAAGGTTAGAATTAATAAAATTGCTTTTGTGAATATTTCTACAGGTGATCGTAGATTAGCGCTTATCGATCCGACCCTCTATCTCTTGGATAGCGCAGGATCTGTAGAATGCTATTCCTTTTCTTCGTCAGATCAGACTAGATCTCTTCAGTCTGCAAAGAGCTCCAATGATGAAAAGGTTGAAATCGATTACTTTATTGTAAATCCTCCCGTGGAAATTATTACCATGAATCAAACGGAATTTACAGAAGTATTGAGACAGTCTCCTGTTCTCAAGACGCTCGTCCAAAGTATTGGAGGGGATAGCAAGGACATTTCTTCTGCAGTCATGTTTGAGAATTATGCTGCAGCAGCTGTAGTGGGTCCTTCTCCTTCTCCATTAGTTGCTCGTGACTCCTCATCCTCTTTCAACTTCCCCGCTTACGGAATTGGTATCCTTGGAGCTGCAGGAGGTCTCGTTGCAATTATAGCCATTATGGTTGTACTCGGCAAGAGAAGGGCAAGGAGTTTTGATGCGTTTACTTCCTCGGCACCTCCTATGCCGACAACGGCAAATCCAGTCTTTGTGGTTACAAATCAACAATATGGTCATTATGGACGTGGTGTGGCCAAGGAAAGCTTTCCTCCGACCTATTCTTCCGTTTAAAAGTAGAGATGTCCAGCGATCTGAAAGGGTTGCGAACAAAATGGAAGATGGATGTCCATCTTCTTGTGGATATGATGATTGCTTACAATCAAACGCAAACTAAGGAACTTGCTCAAAAGATCTTGGCAGCAAAAGATACTCTGTGCAAAGAGCTGCAGGATTCTATGCCAATTATGCTTTATAGTCCTGTTCCTGTAAGAAATAATTTGCAAATACCGCAGACACCTTATACACCGAGAAATCAAACTCTCAGAGGAAATCCTTGGAGCGGATACATTCGTCCTCCTTGGATGACCTCTACCCGCAAGAGAGGTAGAATGAATCGAAATGCAAATAATGGTAATAGAAGAAATAATACCAGAGCCAATACCAGAGCCAATATTAATAATATTCCTTCTACTTTGGTGTGGCAAAATAATTGAGAGTTAATGATATTCCTTTTTATGTAATTACTAATTCCATAAAAAAAGATATAGTTTATTTATATTTGATTTACTAAAATACACCCTTTGTCTTTAGATTTCTAAATTGTGCATCTGTAATTTCAATTCCTGCATCATGTCGAATTTTAAAGCTATAAAGTTTTGGTGTAAGACCTGGAGTTTGTTGAAGAATTTCCTTGATCTTTTGAATTTCTTCGGCAGTAAAGCCAATGCATTTTGATTTGCCTTGAGTTCTAGGTGTTTCAGGGCTATGTTCGTATTTCGAAAAATCGAGAATCTGCCTTTTTGGACCTTCGCTCGTATCCTCTACAGGACCAATGTGGAGTACACCAGCGTGATGCTTGTCGTGACATGTCTGACAGAGGGTTGCCAAATTTCTTAAATGATTGAGTGCAGTACCATCCTCATTTCTCCCATTTTTGGCGGCTGCTCTTTCTTGAAGATGATGAACTTCGAGCTCTTTTTCAATTGTCTTTTTACACGCGCTACAAGCTTTTCTCACAAGATCCTTGTTCCAACTCGAGGGCTTCGCATCTTCTGGTGCACTTTCTCCCAAAAGAATTCTTCGCATTGCAAACGCTTCTTCGATCATGTCTTTTGGTAAATGCAATGCTTTTGCAACCTCCAAACCATACATGGATGAACCTGATCCTGGACACAAGCGTCTATCGTAGACTAGAATGTCTCTTACAAGATCATATTCTACATGGAGGTGCCATACTCGAAGGTGTTCCTGTTCCAATGCTTTTATTTTTTCGAGTTTCATCAAATCGTGAAGATGCGTGGCCAATACAAATCTTGAATTGCACTTGTACAAGTGGCAAATTCCTGCTGCCACAATGGCGGTCCCTGAAATCGATTCGGTTCCCGCACACAACTCGTCGCCAAGAACAAGCGTGCGGTTGTCGGCTACAGCTAAGATCTCTCTTAACTCTGACATTTCTACAGCAAACGAAGATAATCCTGCCCACAAATTGTCTTGATTCAGAATACGGGTTGCTAGTCTTTGAAAAGGTCTTAGAGTCATGCTCGTTGCAGGAACATAGGAACCCACTTGCGCTAAAAGTACCGCGAGTCCTATTGCCTTCATGAGAGACGACTTGCCGCTCGCGTTCATTCCGTACAAGAGCCAGCCTTGTCCTTCCTGACCTTCTTGTTCATCGTATCCCAGCGATACATTGTGAGTTACATATTTACTCTGTCTCTTTTGGTTTTCAATCAGAGGGTGACGCAAATTTTCTATTTTTACTCCGCTGCTGCTACCATCTTCAATAATAGGCTGCACCCATCCCTGCTGCATAGCAGTCTTTGCCATCGAAAGGGCTAAATCGACATTTGTAATCCACTCTTCTAGGCTCTGCCAACTCTGACGTGTCTCCTGAGCAAAAGAAATACAGGCGTTGGAAACTTCTATCAACATGCATCGATTCAGAAGAGCTTTTGCAGAATCGAGCCTCTGCTGAAAGCCATCGAGTGATGGATGTTCAATGCGCCCTGAACTCGCCAAGGCTTTGAATACATAGCCTTCAGAGCTGTCGATCTTTTTCTCCATAGCCTTCATTGTCGTTCTTGTCAAGTGAACACAAAACATGTTTTTTTCTGTTGGTTTGAATTGCAAGGAGTCTCTTGATATACCACATTTGGTCGCTAGAGTAGTCAGCCACGTATTTGCCTCTGCATAAATTTCCGCAATTTTGAGTTCAGCCTCTGCCGACTTGGGACCTATGGGTCCTAACAAAAATCCCAATTCATCTGGAGTTTCCTGCGCACTTGTTGCCTTTTCTACATCAAAGAGCTGCGAGAATTTTTCTGTACAGGCTTTGAGATCGATTGAGCATGAGCCTACAAGAGGCGACTTTTTCAAAATCGAATGCAACAAGAAGGCGGCTTGATAGGATTGGTGAAGTTGAATTACGTCAGATGCCTTTATTGAGCCTCTTACAATAAGTCTATGAAGTCTCGATAGATCGTATATGCTGCTCAAGGCGTGTTCCATTTCCTTTTGATTTGTAGGGCTCGAAGAAAGAATCCATTCGAGTTCCTTTTGGCGTTGTCGAATCTTGTGGGAATCTGCAAGAGGTGTGCACAAGCGAGAAGATAGGCTTCGTTTACCCATGGCAGTATAAGGGTTGCAAAAAAGGTCTTCCACCGAAGTTTGCCCTACAGGACCTATGAGATTTAATTGCGTGAGTGCATTGTTGATAATTTGTAAATTTTGGGTTGGATGCCACACTTTTGGTGCTTGCAGCATTTGAGCGAGCTTGGGACAATGATCTTCTGCAAATCTCAAAAGGGCTACAAGGGCTCTCTCTTGAAGGGATGATCCATCCGCCTCGCAACGAAGCCACGTACGAAGAGGGAGTGCAGTAGTGGGTTGAAACATCTCTCGCAAGAACTCTTCGCGAATTGTGGTCTTTTCAAAGGCGCATTGTTGTTCTGGATTTGCAGTCTTTATATGTATTGGTGCATTAGGAATGTAAAGAGTTCGTCTCAGGCTTTCTTCAGTTTCCTGAAGAGGCAAGCCTCGAACATGTAGCAAAAGTTCCTTGGGAGGATGAACTTGAAAGAAATGTCTCAAATCGTCCGTGTGCCAGAGTTCTGGTTTTCCAGTAGCATTTCCTTCGTACAAGTAGACTTGACCTGTCGTCAAATCTGCCGAAGCTACACCAAATGTCGGTGGTTGTGAAAGGCTAGTTTCAAGCCACAGAGACGTCAAAAGAAAAGATTTGGACGATTCGGCGCCTTCGACGTGTGTTCCTTTGCTAAGCACACGGGTAACCTCTCGCTTGCTCACGAGTCCCGCTCCATTCTTGAATTCATCGATGATCACAACAGAATATCCAAGTTCAATGAGTTTGGAAGCCCATTTGTCTAGAGTGTAAATAGGAACTCCTCCATAGAATCCAGTCATTCCCCCAGGAGCATCGTCTGGATAAATATTGATCTTGAGAGCCAAGCGCTCCATAATTTCGCGGCCAGTATTCAAATCAACTTGAGTTTTGGGATTCTGCTGCCCGTAAATTTCGTAAAAGGATCCCTTTTGTAAAAATACACAGACCTGACCATACAAGTCCGTGTATTTTGTATATGTTTTTTGATAGAGTGCGTAGAAATCGTGACTATGCACCATTTTGATTATAGATTCTTCTTATTAATAAAGTGGAGAGACTTTAGGCCTTACAACCCCTTCTTTGTAATCAAAAGATCCGCATACATATTTCTCAACATGTGTTCTGGTGCCTTGGAACCCTTCTTGATAATTCCAGCAGATTCGAGCCGAGCCTTGACATCCGAAATGGGCGCCGACATGGCTTGCCTCTTGGCTTTTTTGGCCTTTGCGAGACGCATAGTCACACCTTTAACACGAAGATGAATTTTGCGCGCTTTGCGAGTTCCACCTGGCATTGGAGGCGTATTGTTCTTGTTTTGCATAGAAGATTCGGAACCACCCTTGAGCTTTTTGGATTTGAGGGCAATTCTAGTCTTTCTCTTGGGAGGTGCCAATACGAGCCTTGTAGTAGCCCTGGAGCCGCCAACAGGAGAAGGTTGACTCGGGTCCACGCCTGAAATGACTGGAACAGGTTCAGGAGATCCGGGAAGAACAGGTGCACGGCTAGAAGACAATTGAATAGTGCCAGCAATGCCGTCACCACCCCTCATCTTCTTTCCTCCAAACTGCTGAGACTTGTCTGGACCAAAATTGTTTTCGAGTACTTGAGCAACCTGGCTTCTGAAGGTATTCGCAAAGGCTTGAGTATTCATCGGCCCGCCCATATTCGGAATCGTAGCGAGTTGAAGAAGGGCTCCAGAATTGTCGCCGCCATTTTGCTGAATCTTGTCTGGTCCAAACTTGGCAAGAGCATCTGCGGCTTGTTGAGCTGCATTCATCGCCTTTGCTTGCACGCTTGGATCCACGGGCGAGTGAGCAGACTGGGCAGAAAGCTGGAGCAGAGCACCAGAATTGTCGCCGCCATCTTGACGATTTTTGCGAGTCGTGGTGACCCTTTTTCTCGATTTCGGTTTATGCAACGCGCCCCCCGTCAATTTGACCTCTTTGAATTCAGACATTTACTACCTACTCTATTCTTTATCAAGAATTCAGCGGCTCGATATTTTGTAGCAATAAAATAGGGAACAATGAACAATAATAATTTTGTGAAAAATATAAATACGGATTTGTTTGTTACAGAAGATCTGAAGGAGGAAAAAAACATTTATGGATGGGTTCCGCCAGAAAATCTAGAAACACGTTTTGGGGTAGAATTGGAAGCATGCATTCGAACAACACCCGATTGTATTAATTTTGATACCAATTTACAAAATATTTTACCCAAAGATTTTACCTTTAAAGATAGATTTGATATATACTATAAAAATATAATAACAAAATCGAGATATTTTAGAGGTTTAGCAAGAAAATATGAATACCTATATGTATATGATATGGAAAAACAGGGAAAACATTATTATTATGATATGAAAAATCCTACTTTGCCTGGAATGACAGAAATGGAAATTGTAGAAAGGAAGGATCTAGAATTTCGCAAAGATTATGGCGATGACTATAACGCCCCGTATAGACAATTATATTATTTAAATCCATCAAGTGAAATTAAGAATATTGTAGAAAAAGCAAGTAAATATGAATTGCCCATGTTTGTTGATGATTTGTCAATTCGATGTGGTCAAACAAAAAGTCCACTGGAAAGAGAAGAGGCTGGAATAACTGATATTAATTCATTTAGATTTGAATGTATTACGCCGATTTTATCGATAAAAGGGTATCCAACTAAGGAAAAAATAAAGTCAGTATTATATCCACTTTTATCTTTATTTGGTTTAGATAAACCACAATGTTTCATACAAAATTTTTCAATGGGATTTCATGTAAACGTATCGCTCTATAATTCTAAATTAAATAAATACGTTGCTATAGCAGAACCTCCATTTTTGAATCAATTGCTCAAAAATTATATTCCAGTAGAAAAAACTATTTATAAATTAGTAAGAACAAGAAAACCATTGGGTGCTCCTGAAAATTATTCTACAAAATTTGCTCGTCCTCTTTACAATAATTTAAATAAATTTAAAATAGAGAATCCTAGTCTAACAGAAACGCAAATAATAGATACTCTTATGACTAACAAAGAATACATGAATGAAAAATATAAGGGTATAAAAAGAAAGACGCCATTTTTGCTGGAATTCCGCTTATTTGAAGCCGACAATGAAATTAATAGATTGGTCAATCATGTATCAACTACCCTTGACATTTTACATAGGTCTGCAAACGAAATATCCAAAACTAGCAAACTTGCATTGACTGCGAGTACCAATGAAAATAATGATGTTAATGATAATATTGTTGCAAATAGAAATAGAAATGGCGGAACTCGCAGACTAAAGAGAAAAAACAGGAGAAATACATTGAGACGCAAATAGATCTAATGACCTCCATGACCTCCGCCTCCTCCGCCTCCTCCGCCACCAACAGCTACACCTGAATATCCAGGACCATGTCCAGGTCTATACGAATGTCTTCCAGATGGTCCCCAAGGTTTTGATACGGGTCCATTAAAAGGGACATCGTAGTACCAATAGGGTGATAAATATGCGGGCCAATAAGTGGGTTGACCATAATATACCCAATATGGAAGTGGTGAGGTTTCAGAAATTACAGGTTCCGTATTTTTCTGTTGTATTTGGATTTCATCCACTTTTTTATTTAGAACTATGTATTGGTAAAAAAGTATCGCCGCAAAAATGAAAATAAAAAGTGTGTAATACATTCTTTTTATTTATACCTGGTATTATTTATCTACTCACACACGGGGATCGACATGCTGCGTATAAGTTGGCTGAGACGCGCTTACATTGTTTACTACGCGAACATAAAAGTTGTATCCTGCTCTTGGATCCAAATTGTCAAATTGATAAATAAATTGTACACTTTCTACTTGACCCTTGTAGGTAGGCGCCATGGGTGCATCGTTGATACAATAAATTTCGTACTTGTAGGTCCCTAAAGGAGGATTGGAAGGCGCAGTCCATTGCACTGCAATACAATCAGGTTCAATAACAATTGCTTCTGCAGTTGCGGGAGGACTAAATACTTGTGAAACAGGTGCCTTGGGATTGTAAAAGGATCTTGGGCCAAGACCTTCTCCATTGTTGCTGCTCGCTCTTACAGAACCAGTATAGGTAACGTACGGGGACAAATTATAAAATGTATACTTGAATACATTTGCAGAAAGATCGATTTGCATATTAGTTCCATCGTCTCCTTCGAAGTTAAAACGATACATGGTTACAGGGATAGTACCTGCATTGAGGGGCCTGCCCCATGCATAGGCGAGTGCAAGAGGAAATGAACTATCGGGATTTAAATTATTTAAAATAGGGGCCGAGGGCTGATCTTCTGGTTGCGGATCGGGTTCTCTGACGACCATTGGTTCTGGAGTGGGCTCTGTTGCGGTTGCGGCTTCCTCAGTTACAGGGGCAGCAGGTTCAACGGGTGCCTCGGTAGTAGTGGGAGCTTCTTCAGTTGTGGCAGGTTCAACGGGTGCCTCGGTAGTAGTGGGAGCTTCTTCAGTTGTGGCAGGTTCAACGGGAGCTTCTTCAGTTGCGGTAGGTTCGGCAGGTGTCTCGGTTGTGGTAGGTTCGGTAGCAGGTTCAACGGGAGCTTCTTCAGTTGTGGCAGGCTCGGCAGGTGTCTCGGTTGTGGTAGGTTCGGTAGCAGGTTCAACGGGAGCTTCAGTTGTAGCGGGTTCAGCAGGTGCTTCGGTTGTGGTAGGTTCAGTACTAGTAGGTTCTGTATCCGCCATTCTGTTCTATTCAATCCAAAAAAATTGGTCGTTTAAAATCGATAATTACTATGCAATTAGAATAAATGTCCACTATTTCTCACCAACGTTTGTTGGATATTTATTTCAACCAGTCTGAAGGGCGCCAAATCATTGCCCATCAGATTGAAAGTTTCAATGATTTCCTGGAAATTCAAGTCCCTCTTATCATTAAACAAAGCTCTCCCATTGTCGTAAAAGGAAGTCCAGAAATCCCTCTTGCAGGCCCGCGTTCAGCTCTAGCCTCTGCAACTGGCCTTTCTACGAGTGCCGCAAATGCGCTTATGGGACACGAAGCACAAGATACTTCTGCAAATCTCATTAAAGCAAATCACGAATACGAAGTTGTCCTCGAATTTGAAAATGTGAGTATTCGCAAGCCCACCATCTTTGAAAACAATGGATCCATCCAGCCCATGATGCCGAACGATGCTAGGCTCCGCAATTTGACCTACGCTGCGCCGCTCTATGTCGATGTTCGCGTCAAGTCCACCTTTATCGACAATACTCAAAATGGAATTAAACAGACTAAAACGCGCGTCTTCCCCAATATTCATTTGGGAAAAATTCCTGTCATGGTCGGCTCCAAGTATTGTCTCTTGCAGGATCAGCGCTACGTGAATCCGAGCGTCCTGGGCGAATGCAGCGAAGATCCTGGAGGATATTTCATCGTTCAAGGCGGTGAGCGCGTCATCATCAGTCAAGAACGAATGAGCGAAAATAGACCCTTTGTCTTTCGCAACAACAGAAATTCTGCAAAAGAATGGGAAGTTGTAGAAGTGAAAGCTATTGGGCCAACAAACGAACAGGTTCCCAAGAGCAACACTGTCAAGATCGTCTACCATCCCAAGAATCCAAGTATCATGCTCTTGAAAGCTGGTATTCCGCGCATCAAGCAGGAAATTCCCTTGTTCATTCTGTTTAGAGCTCTTGGAGTCGAAACCGACAAGGATATTCTTCAATTGATTCTTGGCGACGATATCGACACGACCTATAATGCAATCTTCGATGAAAGCATGACAGAAGGATTGGTGGCGCGAACAAAAGAGGAAGCGCTTGTTTGGATCGGTCAGCATATCAATAGCTGGAGCATGAAGAATCAAAAGCAGATTTGCGCGCAGGATATCTTGGCAGATGAGCTCTTTCCCCACGTTGGCGGTGCAGAAGCGGCCTATGCAAAGGCGTGCCTTCTGGCACACATGACTCGCAAGATGCTTCTTACCGCCTATGGACGTATGGTCAATGACGACAGAGATGGCTACTGCAACAAGCGTGTCGATCTTCCTGGATTCTTGATGGCAAACCTCTTTCGCACTTACTTTAGCACCAAGATGGTCAAGGATATTCGAGCGAGCCTCGGCAAGGAAATCCACAGCGGCCCTTGGAAGTCGAGCGGAAACTACGAGGATATTGTCAATGTGAGCAATATCTACAAGATCATCAAGTCTACCATTGTAGAACTCGGTCTTCGATCCTCCCTTGCAACTGGCAACTTTGGTTCTGCAAAGCTCGGTGGACCTACAAAGATCGGTGTCAGTCAGGTTCTAAATAGGCTCAACTTTCCAAGCAGTATCAGCCACTTGAGACGAACGAGCACTCCTATCGAAAAGACGGGCAAGCTCATTCCTCCCAGAAAGCTGCACAATTCGCAGTGGGGCTTTGTGTGCCCCGCAGAAACTCCTGAAGGTCATTCTGTTGGTGTCGTGAAAAACATGGCCACTACCGCAATTGTGAGTATCGCTAGCGAGCCTCTTGTCGTAAGAGAAAAGCTAAAGGAAATTGGTACATTGCAGCCTCTCGAAAAGACGAGCGCTTCTGAAAAGTTCACGGGCACACGCGTCTTCCTGAACGGAGCCTGGATCGGTGTTCTTTCGAGCCAAGACACTGCCAAGACAATCGATACGCTCCGAAAGGCAAAGCGAGGGGGGCTCATTCACATTCACACGGGCATCATCTGGAAGGTGAACTTGCGAGAGCTCTGGCTCAGTACGGAGGCTGGTCGTCTTCTCCGCCCTGTTCTCTATGGACCTGCCGTTCGAGAAATTATGAACGATTCCACTGGGGAGTTGGCAAGACAGGTCAACACGATCAAATCTTGGGATAGCCTCTTGCTCTGGGAAACCCCCTCTGGAAAGAATCTCGTGGAGTACATTGATCCTGGCGAAACCGAAGGCTGCTACATTGCCATGACCTACGAGGATGCCCTCAAGAAGATCGATACGACTCACGTGGAAATCCACCCGTCGGCTGTCTTGGGTACGATTGGTTCTACTATTCCATTTCCTGACCACAACCAGTCTCCTAGAAATGCGTATCAGTGTCTAGATATTAATGAAAAGATCCGAATGGCAGATGGTACTGAAAAATGCATTAAAGATGTTCGTATTGGTGATAAGGTAATTTCATTTGATCCAAAAACGATGGAAACCACGATTGCGAATGTTGTAAATCAATATGTTCGTGAAACTGAAAAGAAAATTTATACTATTGAGATTGCAGGTGGACGTAAATTAACTGCAACTGAAGATCATAAATTGATGACAAATAAGGGTTGGGTAGATGTCTCACAACTTATTCCAGGTACTCACTATATGGCTGTATCTATGGAACCAGATGGAATTGGTAATATGGATAATACTTCTGATATTATTCTGGATTCTGAATTATTTAAAATAACTGCTAAAAACTTGGGAATTCACGATTCAATGATAGATGCACATTTGGAATTGCTCCAAGAATCTGATCTTATTCCTCTTAGAGCAAATGATTCTAGGCTTTCTATTATTGCTCGCATAATGGGTCTTGTATTTACCGATGGATCATTAAATATTTATCAAAAGAGGAAAACTATAAATGATAAAACATATACATATAGTCTTCCCCAATTTCAAGCATATTTAGGAAGTGTAGCTGGTGTAGAAAGATTAGAACAGGATATTTTACAACTTTCTATGCCACGTGTATCTATTCGAGAATCAGATCGTATTATAAATGGAAGCCGTCATCATGCATGGTTTGTTCAACATAATGGTGCATTACCCTCGCTACTTGCAGTACTTGGAGGCCCATTGGGAAAGAAAACAGAAACAGCAAGAAAGGGAATTCCTAGCTGGATTATGCAAGGATCTAAACTCGTTAAAAGAGAATTTCTGGGCGCATTTCATGGTGGTGATGGATGTAAATTTCGTTCAAATATTATCAAAGATTATGTAAATATAGTATGCAATACTACCTCTCAACAATCTTGTCCCGAATTTGTTGATCAACTTGAAAAAATGTTTAATGATATTGTAAAACTATTTGGTGAATTTGGAATCGAAGCACATATGCTACCAAATAAAAAAATATCCGAAACAAGAACTGAAATTCGTTATATATTCCAATCATCTCGAGCAAATCTCCTCAAATTCTGGACGGAAATTGGTATTCGATACGATACATTCAAACAATCTGAAACAGCAATACTTGCAGAATTTATCAAAGAATTTGGAGCAGATAATGTAATAAGACCAAAAGATATTGAGAAATGGTTGTCTTGCGTCTATACACAAGGCAATGCAATATTCATCCCTCTTAAATCTATCAAAGAGGATACGAATAGACTAATCTCGGACATAACAATCGATCATGACAATCATAGTTTCATTACGACGAATGGTGTATATAGCCATAACTGCGCCATGGGCAAGCAAGCAATGGGCATGTATGCCCTGAACTACAGAGAACGCTTTGATGCAATGGCTCACGTTCTTTGCTATCCTACCATTCCTCTCGTATCGCCCTACATGAGCAAGTTCTACGGGGCGCAGACCATGATGAGCGGTCAAAATATTATTGTTGCAATCGCCGCATATGGTGGCTACAACCAAGAAGACTCTATCATGATCAACAAGGCGTCACTCGATAGGGGCTTGTTCCGAAGTGTCTTTTACAGAACCTACAAGGACGAGGAGAAGAAGAATCAAAGCAGCGGTGAAGAAGAGCGCTTCTGCAAACCAGATCCTACCCTCACCAAGCAGCTCCGCCACAGCAACTATGGTAAATTGGCTAGCGATGGATTTGTTCCTGAAAATACCTACGTGGACAATGAGGATATCTTGATTGGAAAGATTGTACCTCTTCGCGTTCCCACGGGTATGGTGTTGCCTACAGGCACCAAGCAGTTTCGCGACGTCTCGAGGACCATGAGGAACAACGAGACAGGCTGGGTGGACAAGATCTTCAAGAACAGAAATGGTGAAGGATACAGCTTTGTAAAGATTAGGATGCGCCAGGACCGCATTCCTGAGATTGGGGATAAATTTAGCTCGAGACACGGCCAAAAAGGCACTTGTGGTCTTATACTCAACCCAGAAGACATGCCACAAACTTCTTCTGGAATTGTACCGGATTTAATTATCAACCCGCAAGCGATTCCTTCTAGAATGACAATTGCGCAGCTAATGGAAACGCTCTTAGGAAGATTAGGATGCGAAGTGGGCGCGCTAGGAGACGGGTCCCCATTCAACAAGGAATGCACTTCAGAAAAAATAAGTGAAATGCTAAGAGATAGCTACGGACTCGACCCATACAGCAACGAAATTCTCTACAATGGACACAATGGCCGTCAAATGGAAGTCAATGTCTTTATGGGCCCTGTATTCTATCAGCGTCTGAGACACTGCTCTGCGGACAAGCTTCACAGCCGCGCCTCAGGACCTCTTGTAATGCTTACGAGACAGCCTGCGGAAGGAAGAGCGCGCGAAGGTGGCCTACGGTTTGGAGAGATGGAGCGCGATGCCGTGTGCGCCCACGGGGTCGCAGAATTCACAAAAGAGCGTCTCGTGGAATGTAGCGATGGATTCCCGTGTTGGTCGTGTCGCAAGTGCGGTCTCATCGCTATCGCAAATCCAAAGGAGAATATTTGGTCTTGCCGAGGCTGCGACAACACAACGGATTTTAGTGCAATCAAAATCCCATACGCAAGCAAGCTCTTTATTCAAGAACTCGAGAGCATGTGTATTACAACGCGCATGATTACAGACAAACAACTACAAAATAAATTGAACCTTAAGAAAAAGGTCGTCTAATAATTAGGGTCTATCATGTCTAATACGTCTAAATACATTGTATTTGATTTGGACGAAACATTGGCACATGTACATTCTGTATTTTATTTTTTATTGTACTTGAATTATCCAGTGTTTAACAAGGACTTGAACCCTGGGCAAAAACAGATAAAAGAAAATAAACTCCAAACTGCCTACAAGAATTTTGTAAAGGCTGTCGCTGAAAAAGAGGATTCTGATGAGCCTCTGGGCATTCTTGCGCCCGGTGTACTAGATCTCATGAAGCAATTAAAACGCTTGAAGGATTCTGGAAAACTAAAGGGTGTTGCAATCTACAGCAATAATGGCTTTCTCGCCAATCTTCATTTTGTAAGAGACGTTATTCACGAAGTAGTTGGCTCGCCTTTGATTTGCGATTGCATTCACTGGGGCCACCACGAAAGACAAGTCGAGCACACAATGCCCATCGATCCTGGCTCGGCTCGAAAGACTTGGGCAGTCTTATCCAAAGTGCTGCAGACGGGTCCGTGCAAGGCTCCTGCAACTTTAGAACCGAGTGACGTGTATTTTATCGACGATCTCGAACATCCTGATCTTATGAAAATGCTAAAGGAAAATTATATTTTGATACCGCCCTACAAGTACAAAACCAATTTGATAAAACTTTTTGACATTTTTGAAGTTGCAGTGAGCGAAGACGATATGAAACCGCTTCTGAATATTCACAAGACAATTCACAAAAAGTCAATGGCGGATATGGAAGACACAGATCTGCTTATGGTCGAAATAATGACCTTTATGAATCAATTTACAAAGGGTACCGCAGACTACGATAGTAGTCCTCCCCCCAAGAGCGAATTTATTTTGAATACTCTGATACCTCGTTTTGAAATGGAAATGGGTAGCGAAGGCGGTGAAGTTGGAGGAGCTTTAAAAACAAAAAAAACTAAGACCAGAAGGGCTAGACGAAGACAGAGACAACGACAAAAATAATTTCAAAGCCTTTAGAAGAATGGCTGCCTCCCTTGCATTAAAAGTGATTTCTGAATTTTTTGGCACCATGCTCTTGATGCTCAGCATCATTGCAAGTGGCGGCAACTTTATGATTATTGGCTTGACTCTGGCGGTCATTATTTTCTTGACGGGAGGAATCAGCGGAGCGGCTGTAAATCCTGCCGTAGCAGCGGGTCTTTATTATTCCGGCTCCCTCAATGGTCTCATGCTTTCCTTGTATATTTTGGCACAAGTGCTCGGTGCTCTCACTGCAGTCTTTGCTTACAATATTGTGGCTTAGAGGGCTGAATTTTATTTATAAATTATTAGTCTACAAATAATTTATAAAGTGTGTTATTTGCACGTCAATCCAAAAGCAATACTCAAGAGAACGACTGCAACAAGAATAGATGCCTTGTCATTTTCACTACGAGCCAAGAAGCCCTCTTTTTTCTTCGTAGAGGCAGGAGTTCCATCAGGATTTCTCGTTTTGGGTGCATTATTCCATTGTTCTTGTGTTATATATACAGGTTTCCCCTTTGCATCCACCTTTTGAACCCATTTTGTCTGATGAGGACGTCCATCTTTCATTTCTACGTCACCTTGCACCCAAAGATCTCCTGTTTTAGGATCCTGTATGAGACCTCTATCGTCTCCAACAGGAAGCGTCTTGAGTTCGCAAACAGGATATACATTTCCAAAAGCGGCTTGTAACAAGGGATTTGGATTCAGGGCTGCCTTTGTATCTTCCACAATTCCTGGCGCAAGACCCTTCAAATCGGCAAGACCTACCCCTTTGAGCGCACCTTTTATAGTTTCACCAAATGCGTCGCCTTTTGGAATTCCCTCAAAATAGGTCCACATATTCGCTCCGTTGCTGCACTTGAGTCCTGTTGGGACAAAGTAGTTGAGCCCGTATTTGTTGAATGGCATACCTGACGTAAATCCTGAAGAGCTTTGGCCAAATCCAATAACGTCGGCATAATAAGCAACACCTTTTGCTGCATCTACAACGTGACCAAACGAGTCTCCGCGACTCACATTGACTTGCGATGGTGTAGGAATTTGCTTGACTAAATCGTAATCTGGTATTTTGAAGCCTGCACCGATATCCATCGTCGGCAGAATCTGTTCTCGTTTCTCATTTCCTATTTGTTGCGGTGTGGGTCCTGACATCTACTACAATCCTACTAGTGCTCTCTCTAAAAATAGTCGGGTTCCAATAGGATGGAATATATCATTCCGATTGTGAGCATAGAAGCTCTTGGAGACTGGAGCTTTACTAAATTTATTCAAGAAGGACGCAAGAATGTGTTTTACAAAATTCTCGGTTATCTTTCGTACATTGGAGTCCTCGAGTTCTTTCAAAGTTCTATTGAAAACAAGGGACTTGCGTGGACCAATTCTGCATGGGATGGCTGGTCAAATATTGCGACGGGACTAGTGGCTCTGGTAATCTTTGGCGAAAGGCCTTCGCTTCGAGAATTTATAGGAATTATTCTCATTTCTGTTGGAATTTTCTTCTTGGGTACACAGGGGACAGATGGCTACAAAAATAAGAATAAATAAGAGTAAAAATATCTAAACCAGTCGAAGCAAATGTGCAACGCGCTTCTGCGATTTTAAGAGAGCAAGTTTAGTTCGAATCCAAGTATTAAATTCTCTTGTTATAAAATCATCAGTTTTCCAATGCGTATGAATGCACAAGACCGGCTCGCCCTGTAAACAAAGACCAGAATGGCCTTCTTTTGGATCTCTCTTGATGGTCCATTCAGCCTTTTTCTTTTCTGCCGAAAGTGTTCCTTGATACATTCGCCACCACCCATAATTGATGTTTGAACCAAATTCGTAAATATTAGTTCTTTCCGCAAGAGTTTCCAAAGCCGCTTGCTCAAAGAATCGCGAAGTCTTGCATGCCTCTCTCCAAAGAGAGGGAATCTCGTGCATATTTGTCCATAGAAAGCCTGCGTTGTATTTTCCAAATTTGGCCTCGTCGTGATCTCGAATTCCGTGGCGGCTCAGAGCAAGAGAATAACCCTCAGGAATCTGAGGAAGAGGACCTAGCCAAAAGATGTCTGCGTCGCAGAAAAGTACCCCACGAGCTTCGTCGGTCTTGTCTATCGAAGACAAAGCCCAATCCATCAAGTCACACTTTTCTTGTGTGAAATCGTAAAAGAGATTCGGTAGACCCTTTTTGCTTGGCATAACTTCCATTTCTCTTCTGGAGAGACTCCTGTAGGCTTCTAGTTTTGTACAAGTGTGCAAAGAACCTTGGTATTTTCCTCTTGACCAAAGCTTTACAGATTCAGTACAGAGTAAATAGACTGGAGGAGGCACTGGGTTCCAAAGTTCGAGTGTTTTGAAAAACAAGTGCAAATCATCAAGTGCATTTTCATTTGCAAGCGTTGCAATAGCCGCAGGTTTGAATAAAATTGAATGTTCCGACATTTGGTTGTATATGTACTGAACCCTAAAACTATGGATAATGATTTCTTTACGTCGACCCAAGGGATAAAGAATACATCCCCTGAAGATGCCCTGTTTGACGCATGGCTCGAATCCGAAAAAGACGTTGGCTACGAGAAAAAGGAATTGTTCAAATCGTGCGAATCCTGTGGAGCAGAAGACGACATGATTTTACAAGAGGAAATCATTGTTTGTATGAGCTGTGGAGAAATCATTGCAAGACCCATTGATTCATCTGCAGAATACAGGTATTTTGGAATTGAAGATCGCAATGGAGGCGATCCTAGTCGCATTGGAGCTCCTTCGGATCCACATCTTCCTGAAAGCAGTCTTGGTACAATCATTCTTCCACAAGGAAATGCAAAACACATGGGAAAAGTTCGAAGATACCACCAATGGAACATGCTTCCTTACAAGGAAAGAGCACTTCTTGGGGCGTTTGATCGTCTCGCTCTTGCCGCAAATAACCATGGATTTGGTGGATCCATCGTTGAAGATTCAAAAGAACTCTATGTTAAGCTAAATGGATTGTGCGATAGGCGAGGTCTTTCAAGAGATAGTCTTCTTGCGAGCTGTGTCTATACTGCATTAAAGCGTGCAGGATCACCCCGAAAGCCACAAGAAGTTGGAGAAATGTTTAGTCTGAGTCATGCCTCTTTTACCAAGGCATTCAAGTTCTTTCAAGAAGTTCTTGCGCAAGCAATGCAAAAGGGGCTTATTGGAGAAAACTGGGCGCCCAGTAATCTCAAGAGCACTCGCGCAGCCGATTACGTAGCTCTACCCTTGAGCAAACTCCCTATAAGTCGCGCAGATTATCAAAAGTTGCTTGTGGAAGCTCAGACTCTTGCAGACAGGGCAGAAGTGGAAGGTATGAGTCCAGAAAATACACCACCCTCTCTTGCAGCAGGGGTTGTTGCCTATGTTTGCGAAAAATGGCGCAAGGGAGAAATTCCTCTTCCTCGCATTGCAACATCGTGCGATATCAGTCTAGCCACTCTCCAAAAATGTTTAAGAAGACTCCAGACTATTTTAGGCGCATAACAAATAGACAATAAAGGTAGGATATGGGCGGTACCCTAGCAAAACCTAGGCTGAGCCGCGAACAATTGTTAAAAAGCACGGCAAATAGTCGCGAATTTATAAATAAACTTTTTCAAGTTATGATTGCGCAAATTACACCCGAAGACTTTTTAAAGCTGGGAAAATCTCAGACTTGCAATCAATTCATTTTTTTAATGGCCGACAATCTCAAGCAGATTTTCAGTTCTCTTCAGATCGCTCCAAGAAGAGACAAGACCTCTGGTGTCATCCTTTTCAAAAAGGTCGATAAGCTTCAAGCAAAATCCAAAGAGACGCCGCAGCTCTGCTTTTATATTGCCTATTTTTACATTCGTATTTTGCAAATCTTTGGTTCATTAGCTATTTCGGTTCTGGATGATCCTGGAGCTGGACAAGTTCTTGGAGCTGTGCCTTTTCTGCAGGGTCCTTCAGTAGCGGCAGCAGCAGCAGCGGGAAAAGGTGCCTTTTTGACTGGAGGTGCTGCCCTTTCTGCATTTACTAGCGAAAAGTCGAGACAATTTACACAAATAAGAGAACTCTTGGAAGACCCTGTCATAGAAACAACATCGCAAGGCAATCCTCGCAAAGTCTTTGTTTTCAGAGATGAACCGCAGCTTCAAATTATTCCAGACAGAATTGAAGCTGGAAGAGAACAAAACATGCGCATTACAATAAATGATACTATGAGACTTTATGGAAATATGAATATAAAAACATTGCTTCCAGTGGGAGGAGCGAAAAGGTTGGAAATTAGACTCAGCTATTTTAGATACGTAGATTCTTCTATGGATCCAAATATTCTCAATTTTGTAAATAATGAACTGAAGCGCTACAATGTCGCCTTTTGGGTTGCATCTGTAGACGGGGGTGTATCTTGGCTCACACAATCCATTAGTCTTCCACAAAAGGTCATGAAAGAAATCCAGAGTCTGCAAAAAATAATAGAGTCGCTGGCTGCAAATCCTGGTTATCGTTTGGAAGATCTCAAGGTGTTTGAAAAGGCCAAAGAAGCGAGAAAGGCGCAAGGCTTAGAAGCTGTAGAACCGCAGGACAAGTATTTTATAGATTCTGGATCTAAATATCCTACTGCAATAAAGGCTTTACAAAATGAATATATTGTACAGACGCTCAAGGGAGTTACTGGACACAAGTCTGTATCCTTTTGTGTAGCAAGGGCTCTTCAGCTTTTGGACATAAATACGCTCATGCAGCCAAAAGCCCAAACAGGAACTACATCAGTCTGCATGCCGACTTTTAAAGCAATGCCAGGATCAGTTCCCCAAAGCGGTCAGACACTCGACAAGGTGTATGGTTTGCACGCACTTGATGAGCTCTACTATACAAAAATTGGCTTCAATGAGAAAAATGAACCTGCATTAGAAGTCGCCGATGGAGGAGACTATGCAAATTTTCTCCAAACTCTCTCTGGACTTTTTGGAAAACCAATTGTAGCTGCGCCTTCTGGCATAGATAGAATTGTGGCAAAGGATCCTGCATGTGGAGAAAAGGCTGCAAGGCACTATTTGCAAATCGAGGATCCGAAGGCTATTGCAAATGTAAAGAGTATCATTGGCGGAATGTTTGCAAGGCAGCTTCGTCATACACAGGCTGTAGTAAAATTCTTGCGCGAAAAGCTATTTGTCATAAGAAAAGTAAAGAATCCGTCCACTGGTTTGTTGGCCGAGTACATTGAAATTCATCCTAGCCTTTTGAAGGGTGATTTGAATCAGCTCACAAAACTTTCACAAGAAGCAAGAGTGATCTTGTTGAATTATTACAAGGATTGCGAGACGGCCTATCAACAGGGAATTGGAGAAATTTTGAAAGCAAGATCGCGTGTGCTCTAGGGCGTCTAAGCAGCAAGCAATGGGTAAACAGGTCTTTCACAGGGAATTCCTGGATCCAATCCGATACACGACCAACTTGTTTTGTGCGAATAAGTCCAAAGATGGTCTAGTCGAGGAAATTCAAAAGGGGCTTCAAACCACATATATGGTAATTGATCGAGCATAGTTTCTAAAAAGTGTGCTTGTTCATAGTGTGAAGGTATATAACCTTTCCAAGCCCAACCTATAATTTCGCATCCTTGCATTTGACCGGTTTTGACTTCAAAAGTCGGCTGCAAGAGAATAGCCGCGGAGCTCTTGGTAGATACGATACATTCGTACACTTTAAAAAGTGTGCTAGAGGGAGAGGATGGATTTAGATCATCCAATACAATTCCTGATTCATTTCGTGTCTTCCATTGATTTATAAATTCCTGTCTCCAAGAAGCCAGAGGTACTGGCCTGCATATAGCTTTTTTGTATACTGCGGCCATTTGAACACGATTGAGTTGTTTATTTCGCATGTACATTGTAAGAGTATGAATAGGAGGGAGGGGAGATCGAATCCATCCATCGTTTTTCCACCAATGAATTTTACGAGGTTGGCTATAGGCATACAAGAAGAATAATAAACACGAGGCTAGACCTGTTTTTCTCCAAGTTGGAGACACACAAAGCCATGTAACAAGACCTGTTGGCACTTCTTTGCCATTTATATTCAGTAGACCAGCATATTGATTAAATACACAGCCGACTAACCTATTTTGCGAATCGCGAGCCTCTACGCCTACGAGAGACCTTTCGGTCAGCCCTTTGATAAGAATATATTCTGGAATTTTTAGTTTTACACTTGCACTTGACTCATAAAAATAGGTTTCTAAAAATAGACTATACTCTTTTGCATATTCAGGTTTAGCACGTTGTTGTTGAATACCTTTCGGCAAGGGTGGTAGAGGGTTCTTGTCAAGATCGCTTTCTAACAAGGAAGGGGCTTGAGAATTTCCAAATACTTTGCGAAATAGCCAGCTTGGCCAAGAAAGATAGGCAGCTTCTTGAAAAAAATGTCTATTCATGCATCCACTACCAAACTAAAAATTGATCGCTTAAGTTGTCTGCTTTTAGAGTGCCATCCAAAATGCTCAGCGTCGAAATTCCCCCTCTTCCCAGCACAATTAGCGAATCCTTTTCTTCTCCAACCAACAAAGACATAAAAAAAAATAAAAATAAATGCGGATGCTGCAACAAGAAACTTGGTCTTCTGCCCTTTTCGTGCAAGTGCGGAGGATCCTTTTGCTCAGAACACCGCTTTGAAGACAAACATGAATGTACATTTGACTATAAAAAAGACCAGCAGACTCGCTTGAGTACACTTCTCGTGAAATGCGATGATACGCGTCTCAATAGAATTTGATAGAGGGAGTCAGTAACTAGATATTTAGAATTTCTTTCAAATAAAGAGAAACAATAGAAGGAGACCAACGACCCATAAGACGAGTTTTTTGCGGATCATACCATTCAATAGCGTCTTTTTCTCGTTTGTCGGCTCTTAGCCTTTCAAAAGCCGCGGGGTGTTCGCGGAGCCACTGAAACTCGGCCTCCGCTTGTTGTATATCCTTTTCTTTGGCAACCGCCTGAAATATGTGATACTGAAAATAATGATTCGGAGGATAATCAGGTTCACGACTCTGAACTACGAGTCCAGTATAACGCAAATGGAAAATCCTTTTTATCTTGGATTCTTCAAGAACTTCTCTTTTTACATTTTCGGCCATGAGTTCAATTAAAGATGCAGATGAAGGATTTGCATCTTTACCTTCCATTTGTCCCTTTGGAGGTTCCCATGCTTTTGTCTCTGGATTTGCATCTTTTCGTTTCACCACGATGAAATTAGAAGGGTTGAAAGGTTTATCAGCATCGTGAATAAAACACACTGCACGTAAATATACACGCCATCCTTCGACTGGATGCTCGACATAGAAATATCGCTTGTGCGGTGCAAAATCGAGACGAGCGGCCCCCCGTATCAGTCCGGGTTCAAAGACATTCAAAAGACCCTGCGGGGAAGTGGTCATGCCCTACTTCTATATGTTTTTCTCCGGGCTCTTCTAAGTGACCTTTTCTCCAAAAATTGAATTGATTTTTATCAATAATGTGTAGTATAGATAAAATGTCAACTAAACGAATTCAAAGAGAACTCTTGGAGTTTCAAAAAGATGCACCCGAAAATTGTAGTGCAGGGCCTCGCGGAGAAAATATATATGTATGGGATGCCTTGATTATTGGACCTTCAGATTCTCCTTATGCAGGTGGCATGTTTAAACTAGAAATTCACTTTGCAAACGATTATCCGTTTAAGCCCCCTAAGATTATATTCTTGACAAAAATATACCATCCTAACATTTCTCCAAGCGGATCTATTTGTCTCGATATTCTAAAAGACAAGTGGTCCCCCGCCTTGACGATTTCAAAAGTGCTTTTGAGTATTAGTAGTCTTTTGACAGATCCGAATCCAAACGATCCTCTTGTTCCTGATGTCGCAGATGTTTACATGAAAAATCGTGATCAATACAATGCAAATGCAAGAGAATGGACACTCCGCTATGCTTCAATGGCTTGATGGTTTACTTTTCAAACAACAACAAGTATCCATATTCAAACCCAAGGGGATTGAGATCTTGATATCCAACATACTTCCAACCTGCTCGTTTGCCCATTTCCACAATCTTTTCAATATTCGGCATTAGGAATTCGTGCTTTTGCCGCCTCACGTGTCCATTTTTGAAACGAAAGGTTTCGTAAAATTCGGCCTTTGGATCCGAAAGAACAAATTCAGCCTCATAGTCAAACTTGTCAAACGTAACCTTGCTCTTGCGAATACGCTCGTTTGAATACTTTTGTAAACTGAAACCCAAAAACGGACTCGCCGATTCTAGAATAGGATCAAATTTGTACTTGTTTACAACTTCTACCGCCAACTTTCCACCAGGTTTTGTCCAAAGATTTGCATGTCTGAAGAACTCTTCCTGATTTTTCAAATAGTAATATGTAAAATAAAAACAAACTATGTGGCTAAATTCCCCTGCAGAGGCCGCAGAGGGATTAATTAAAGAATCTTGGCGCCAGTCAATGACGCCTTTTTGTTCCTGTGTAAGTTTCGATGCAGGCTCCGTGACTTTTTCGGCTTGACGTAGCATAGCTGGTGAATAGTCCATTCCAATGGCTCTTCCAACACCTTGTTCAGCCCAAGCAAGTGTCGCATGACCCGTTCCACAACCTGCATCTAGAATAGACCATTCTTTCATTGGAGGACTTGTTTTGCTCCAGATATTTTTTAGGAGAGCAACTTTTGCATTAGTCCTTTGAACTTGATTAGACAATTGATCGTAGACTCCTGCATAAAAGTCGTCGTAATAGAGCTGAGGATCAGAAAGCCACGTGTAAAGATTATTATCATTTGTATCGGTTGTGCCTGTTGTAGATGTTGTTTGTTCTTGACTACCCTCAAATCCTTCCGTTAAATTGGTAGAATAGGAGAAGGATGAATATTTGTCAAGGGATAATACAAGAATGTAATTTACACATATTAGAAGTAAACCAAAAAGTACTAGTTTTTGTGTAGTCGACCAGGTCCCAGTCATCTCTGTTTGTTGCGGCGGGTTTTCCTTTTTCCTCCTTTTTGCGCTTTTTGCGCTCCTGTTAACTTTCTACAGGTTTTGGCCCGCTTGCTTGTTGAGCATCCACTCCTGTGGTTTGCAATCTGTTTGCAGAGCCCGTAGAAGGTATTGGAGCTCATTTGGTTCAAATCGGCCTCAAAGCCACAGCGAATCTTCCAAAGCCATGTCAAAGCCGATCTTCGATTGGAGACTGCTTTGTTCAAAGGACCCGCATATTTGATCCAAGATTGGCGCCATTCTTCAAACGGCAGAGCGTCTGGAATCGAAGCCCAAAAACGTTTAAGGACTTCTTTGCGTTCTTTTGTGCTCAAAAGATTGTATTTATTTTTGTCTTCGAGAGTTAAGGCCGAAGGATTTTTTTTGACATCCTCGGGTGTATCGGGCATAGGTGCAGAGGGACTTGAAGAAGGATGATTGTCGGCAATGCAAAATAAAAAGTCCCATCCTGGAAAATAGGTTTTCGTACAACCTTGATCCAAAAGTTGCTTGTACCTGTCCAAAACGGCGTCTTGTGGAGGATCGGGTGGAAGTGTTTGTCCTTGGTCCCTCAGCTTCTTGTTGACCTTGTTGTGAATTTTGTAAAGCCAGATGTCTTGACCCTTTTTTGGAATTGGCAACTCTTTGTAGTAACTGGTCAAACTTGTTCTGCAAAATTTACAGGGTAGAATAAAAGGAAGGGTTTCCCAAAATTCAGGAGAACCTTTTCCTGATGCCGCCACTAAATGAAGAAATCTCCACCCAGACGGGCCCCAAAATTTGGTGTCCATTGGTCTATGTACCTAATCTAATTATAAATGAGATATTCTAGTTATAATTAGACTATTTATATATTTGTTTTTCTATTAACCAGAACCAAACCCTGTTACACTCAAAGGTGCCAAGTAGGGTCTAACCTGTTGAATAGGCGCATCTTCGGCCTTGCATTTGACGACTGTTGGGGGGCAGACCTGTCTTGGGCAAGGAGCTGGAGGCGGGCACCTGGTCGGTTCTGGACACTTGACTTCAGGGCAGCGAGGTCTTGGGCAAGGAGGACATTCACCCTTGGGCTTGTTGCACTTGCTGCAGTCCATAATAACAGGTTGAGGTTTGGGCACGCTAGACTTGAGGACATAGTTGCTCAAATCAGGAACAGGAGGGCATTCAGTCTTCAACATGTACTTGCTCAAATCTGGGAGAGGGGGGCAAGGAGGAATAGTCGATTTCAAAACATATTTGCTCAAATCCGGTTCGCGGCAAGGAGGGCAAGGAGGGCAAATTGGACGAGGATTGGGACATCCGCAAGGTGTAATTCTGCTGCAGCTATTGCACTTGGCTTGTAGTTCTTCGGTGGATACGAATCCCTCTCTCGATTTTGAAAAGGCTTTGCTGAGAACCATACCCAGCAAAATACCCAATAAAAGGGTCAGTCCTGGGACTATAATATTCACTTGTTTTGTCATCGGGACACTACTCTAGTATGTAAAAAGAGAAGAATCAGTCTCTCCAGCCCTTCCAACCTTGTGGAGGACATCCACACGTTTGTGCTAAACCGGGATCTGTTGTCGCATTGAGGCGCATACACATCATTTGCGCATAACCTCTCCAACTAAACTCGTTGCTCACATTTGCATTATCTGGAAGAGCTCCAAAGTCGGCTGGGTTCAATCCTCTTAGACGAATTTGTTCCTTGATTTGTTGGCTTCTTTGCTTCCAATCGAGTTTACCAACATTGGGTTCAGGAAGAGTGCGGGAGATGGAAAGACCAGGAATTCCAGAATCATAGGTGGCCGTCGTTCTATCAAAGGCCAGATCGGCTGGAGCAACGAGATTTGTATTTGGATTTGTTCCTACAATTTGTGTTGAAGCCTCTGCAGATGCTCCAGGAAGACCCAGTGTTGCTTGTGGTTGTGCTTGTGCTTGTACCTGTGCTTCTGCAACCTTTGCATTTAGCTTAGCAATTGTAGGATTATCGTACTTGAACATTAAATTAACACCCCAAGAGGCTCCTTCAAAAAGATTATTCATATATCCTTTTACAATATTGTTGATTTGCTGCGCTTGTTCAGTGTCTCTTGGCGAAAGCCCTCCTGGAAATAAGTTTGCGATTGCAGGAGGCAGATCGGCTTCTCTCAGAATTTGCGGCAAAGGATCGCTGGGTTTTCCGAGAATTTTAAAGGCTTTTTCGATATCTGAGGCCATAATTGGTGTTGTTTCGGGTGTTAATGTGCCATTTTGTAATTGTGCAATTACTTGATCGACATCGTCTTTGATTCTGTTTAAGGTATTGAGTCTTCCTTGAATAACAGGATCGGATGTGCCAGATGCTTCTAGACGAGTAATTTCTACAACTACACGAACTTGAAACTCTTGGAGCTCCTCCAAAGTGGCGCGTTTTTCAATAGGTGGTGCAGACAGAGAAGAAGAGGGCGAAGAACCCACAGGAGGGTCTTCAAATCCTTCAAGAGCCTGAGGTTGAATTGCTCCACTGGCTTCAAGATCGTGCAAAACATCTCTCAAATATGCTAAATTAGCTCGAATATCGTCCAATTGCTTATTGTTTATACGACTCGGCAATCCGGGATTTCTTTCCATTACACTCGCAACGTTAATGAGCTCGGACATATCAGCACGTGCCCTGGTAAGAGGAATGGTGATGGCAGGATCGTTTTGTTGTTCCAACATAAAAGCCTGGAATCCAAAGAAGGCTTGTAAGTCTTCCTTAACACCCAGAAGCTGAATATATTTGGCAGGTTCAAGTGTGGGATCGCGATACGGGTTGGGAGTTTCTTTAGATCTTTGGGGTGCAGGGGCAGACGGCAAGGTTCCTGCAGCAGGAGGGCTCGGCTGAACATTTCCAATTCCTACCTCTGCCAAATCAACAACTTTCGGCTGTTTGATTGGAAGTTTCGAGTACAAGGCGGCGGGGGTCCCTTCATTCATAGAGGTCCAATTGACACCCATTAAATTTGTAAATCCTTCTTTCGGTTTTGAAAAAACAATTATTGCTAATAGAGCTACCGCGACAAGAAAGAATATTGCTTTTTGCATCGGGTCGGTGCTTTCCTAACTGACCCAATGAGTTTTTAGAGGGGAACAAAATCTCTTTATTTGAGTGTGCAAGCCCAGCAAGGAATACTATCCTTGCGAATATAGTCGTTCATGTCAATAGGAAATGGTTGAGGTGGAAGACTGGGATCTACCTGTTGACCTTTTGCATAAGGACATCCTTCATCAGCTGCAGAACGAAACCATGACCCCTGTTCGAGTCCATTTGATTTGGTTGCATTTGGAGAAGGAGTTTCTGGTTTAACAGGCTCAGTAGTTCTTTCAGAGAGCTTTCCGTTGACTGCGTCTTTGGGTCCAAGTTTAACTTTTTGTAATTGTGATTCTACTTCATTGCTGACGATTTGTTTAATGTCTCTTGGATCTATACTACTCTCATTTCCATTTCTGCGACCTGATTTATCTGTTATTTTTAGATTCATTGCAGAATCATATGAAATTAGAGTATTGATAAGTTCTGAAAATGTCATACCTTTCGTCGTTGGTGGTGTTGTTGGTATTGTTGGTGTTGGCGGTGTTGGCGGTGTTGTTGGTATTGTTGGCGGTGTTGGCGGTGTTGGTGGTGTTGGTGGTGGCTGGTTAACAATTTCAACTATCTGTGTTGTAATCGATTTTGCCACGGGTAAATTTTCAAGCTCTAGATCTGGTATCGGAGAATTTATAATATCCTGTGAAAGTATAAAATTGGTTGCTGCAGCATTAGTCACATAATAATACAAGTCTATTTTTAGTAGAGGAATATCTTCAGATTTCATATTGGATAAATTAACTTTTAACTTTCCCATATTGGACAAAACTAATTCTGCGAATTGTTTTACATCATTTACTAAAACCGGATCCTGAATAAATGCTAGTTTTTGTTGAATAATACCAATAAAAGATTCGAAACGTCTTGTAAAAATATCCAATTCTGAATTATTAATAGTGTCTATATTTGATTTAGGCGCTTGTAGCCCAATAGGATTTAGGAAAAAATCTGTAATAAGTTTCAAATCTTCTAATGATAATAAATCAATCATAGAAATCTCATAACTTTCATTTGTAGTTTGGGGTCCTGAAAAATTATGTGTTTTAATCATAGATTGAATTGTAGGATATTGTGCATTTATAAAATTAATCATTTTTCCAAGCTCAACCAGTCTATATTTTATTCTCTTGTCATCTATATTATTACCATCCTTTAGTTTTTGATAATTGGACACTATATCTTGAACTGCACTATCCAACAAAGCTTGAACATTATCTTTGGTCAATGGTGTTCTTACCACAAATCCTTCTTGTTTTCTCATTATAAAATGCAGCAAAATTGCTATCAAGAAAACAACCAGCAATATAAGAATTTTAATATCGACCATGCTATATACCTATTGGAGAGCGCTAAAATTGAACCAGTAAATAGTGGAGTAGAGGGTAATATACAACAATGTTAAGGACACGATTTATTAACGATGCGAAACTCGAAATCGGGGTTGACGAAGCGGGAAGAGGTCCACTCTGGGGACCTTTGATGGCCGCTGCTGTCCTTTTACCGAATGAAACTAACTGGACAGAAGAAACTAGAGCCTTGATGAAAACAATTAATGACAGCAAGAAGATTTCTGCCAAAAAAAGAGAGAAGCTGGCCGAAGAAATTCAAAAGATAGCTATCGTGTACGGAATCGGAATAGTGAATGCCGATGAAATTGATACACTTGGTGCAACAAGAGCGAATCAACTTGCATTTAGAAGAGCCTTGAATGAATGTAATATAAGTTCTGAAAAAAGAGTACTTATTGATGGAACCCTTCCTCTTAATGATACAATGGTCGGTGAAGAATGCCATACACTTGTCGATGGAGATGCGAATTATATTTCTATAGCTGCTGCGAGCATTGTTGCAAAGGTTTCGCACGATAAATGGGTAGTTGATTGGTGCAAAACCAATGTAGCCGATGCTGTCAAGTACGATCTTCTTAGCTGCAAAGGATATGGAACTGCCAAGCACAGAGACGGGATTCTCAAATATGGCTACACTGATCTTCATAGAAGACTTTATCTTCGAAAGCTCATACCTGGAATTGTTGTTTCAAGATATCAGATTCTGGATGATAATGTGTTACTTTAGAGTTGTTTAATCCTTGCGATTCTTGCGATTCTTGCGAGACTTGCGGTTCTTGCGAGACTTCTTGGACTTGCGGGACTTCTTGCTCTTGCGGTGGCTCTTCTTGCCCTTGCGATGAGCCTTCTTGTGGCTCTTCTTGTGGGACTTGCGATGGCTCTTGCGGTGAGACTTCTTTCCACCCTTCATGGCTCTGCGGCTCTTGCGCATGTTGACCTTGCGGCTCTTGCGCATGTTATTCTTGCGGCTCTTGCGATTCTTGCGGCTGCGGTTCTTGCGAGACATTGCATTGCCCATACCCATATTAACGATGTTTTCCATTTCTATACTCTATATCAACATTTTTTAACGCAAGGCCTGGGGAGAGTCCATCCAAGCATCCAGAATGGACAAATCCAAGGCCCATTGCTCTGCCGTTTTATCGGGGGGTGTAAAATGTCCCTGGTTCGATTCAACAATGGCAAGCTTTGGCGCACCTTTTGTTGTGGAGGCTCTCAATCGTCGAATCCATTTGACAGATTCGTACGCAAATACCTGGCTGTCGTTTTCGGCTGTTCGGGTTAATACAAAAATTTCAGGAGACGCAGTAACTGCCGCCGAATCCGCAGGGCTCAGCAAACCAACTCCAATAAAATCCTCCAAGCGCAACAGAGGAGCGCCAAATTCATTATATTCCAGAGTTGTCAAAGGAAGCGATGTATTGGTTGTTGTCCTTAGTTCATCCACATAAGGGACTTCTGTGTAAACTGCACTCATCAAAGAGGCATCCGGGTTCCTTGCAAGTGTTCCACCCATCAAAAGACCTCCTGCCGAACGTCCGTAAATTGCGGTTTTTTTAGGGGAGATGCTAAGAATTAATTGAGCTGATTGAATAAGAACTTCGAAGTCCTCTATTGTTTTTATTCTTCCTTGCCTACGCCCCGCCTTTCCCCATTCCTCCGTATGGTCTCCTCCTCCGCGCACAAATGCATACCCTATTGCCCAATCATTTTCGAGAAGAGGAGCCCAACGGAATCCTGCTAAACCTGTGGATGTTTCAATACCATACGCACCATAGCCAACCATAAGCAGCTTTTTTGGCTTCTTAGAACCTGATTTAAATAAGAGGGTGCCATACACTCTTGTTCCATCGGCCGATTTCGCTGAAAAGCGTTTGAGCATTAGACCTAGAGGTTGAGGTTTATTTAGAGCAATCAAAGAATCATTATAGTCGTATTTAAAATATTGAGGTGCAGATGTTGGTTGCAAACAAACTAGCATGCAAGGAATATGACCATTAAATGTGGCAAATGGGTCAAACAAGAGATCTCCTGCCTCGATTTCCAAAAGTTTGGTGGCAACCTTGTTTGATGAACACTTCCAAAGTGTCTTTTTTCCATGCTGTTTTGTAATTAAAAGACCAATTCTTGGCCAAACGAAATCGATTCCATATTCTCCAAGAGGGACCTTCCACGATTTTGGGACAAGATACAGAGAATGTCGTCGTTTGAGACCTTGAGGTGTTATGGTATAGTAATCTAAATCTTGACTATTATCTCGCACAAGAACAAGTTGGCCGTCTGGAATGCGCTGTATGGAAAGATTTACCTCTGGAGATTTTTCAGTGTATAAAAGCGTCTTGTGTTTTCCTGTTTTTGCATCACAGCACCACAATTCGTGATAAATTAACTTGTTCTTGACCCCTAAATAAAAAAGCATGTTGCCTAAGACTCCCAAATCGGGTCCAACAGGTTTGTGCGACCATTCGGGTTTTGACGCACATGCAGAAGTCCAAGCCTGTAATTCAAAGGTTTCGGCACCATGTCCAATGTCTGTTGTAGTCCATACCCCCTCCCCTTGACAAAACAAATCACGCGCCTCTTTTTGGTTGATTTGATTGGATCCCTTGTAACGCCAAAGCTTGAAAAAGGCGTTTTCCCACTGAACAATCGCGGGCCCACAATCGAATTGAACGGGTTGAAATTTGTCTTCGAGGGTATTGTATACCTTTAAAAATTCTGGAACTCTGTCTTGCTGAACTGCTTTTTTCTTTGCGATCGAGGCTACAAGTCGACGTTCCTCTTTTAGCACGGCCTGCCATCTAGGTCCGGACATTTTTTCCATCCAAGCATCTGGATCCTTCCACGATGCAAAAGGTGTATGCCTCACATTATTTGGCGGCATCTCTACTTGTGGGTTGCTGAGCCAGTTTAGACTTACAGCGTCGGTCTAAACAGAGATTTTACAAAGTAATCAAAATGCCGGGTGTACTACAAGTAGTTGTTGTTTACAACAAACAAAACGTATTTGGCCAAGAAAGAGACGCAAAACTTTTGGCAGAAGCTTTGCCCATTGCGGCAAGAGCAATCAATCAGCGCATTGGCGCCGTGAAACTTTTGGATGCACGCGAACCCCCTGTAGCATGCGATATTTGCATTCATTTAGAAATTCCGTATGCCGTCTGGTTTCCTTGGGCAAGATCCAATGTCATTCTTATAAATTCTGAATGGTGGAATGCCGAGAAATGGACACCCTATATGGACTCCTTTGATGTTGCTATTTTCAGAGATAAATTCAATATGGATAGGCTTGGAACTGGAATGGATGGAAAGGCTATTTTTTTGCCGTGGTGCACTAAACTCGAAGCTATGAAACAAGAGCCTGAGGACCAAGAAAAGAAGTTTATTTGGTTCTTGGGCGGTTCTCCCAATAAAAGAGCTGCGGCAGAAGCCATTGTACCTCTTTGGAAGGAATCATACCCGCCGTTAACAATTTGTTCTCTAGAGCCTCTAGACGCTAAAATTACGGGCTCTGCGGCTTCCAACATTACCTTCAAAATCGGTTTCCTAGATCAAAAAGTCAAGAATATTTTCGCAAAGGAGCATTTGGGTCATATTTGCTTGAGCCGAGCAGAATCGTATGGATATGTTGCAGGAGAGGCTGAGATTTTGGGAGCTTTTTCTGTTCTCAATACACTTCCCTGCTACGTAGAGAGCTACGATTCTTCGCTTTCCCCTACTTCAACAGGTCTGACATGGATCAAGACCCCTCTTGACGAAGAAGGAAATGCAGATTTTACAAATAAGGATGAGCTGTCAAAAGAACTCGATAAGATGGTAGAAAGCTTCTTGTCCGTAAATGTCAATCAAATGCAGTCGTTCAAAATCAGCGCCTTTAAGGATCGAAAGAAGCGTTTCATGGATGGTTTAGGAGACTTTTTGAAGGCTTGCATCGAATCGTTTGAAACCAGAGAATCGATTCCAAAACACATGCCGCCGCTCTTGAATATTCCAGACTGCCCTCCAATTAGCGTGGTGACTCTTGTGCACAATAGACCCAAGTTTATCGAAAATGCGTGTTTGAATCTCTTGAGTACTGATTATCCTCGTGACAAGATCGAATGGGTTGTCATTGACGATTCAGATGCGGAATTGTCCACGAGCAATCGCATCATTCAATTTGAAGAAAAGTTTGCACCTGGAAAAATTACGTATGTCCCTCTTATTAAAAAGCGCAGTATAGGCTACAAGAGAAATCTCGGTGTAGAAAAGGCACAGAACAGCATTATTCTCATGATGGATGACGATGACCACTATCCTTCTACGAGTTTCCGTAGAAGAGTTGCATATCTTTTAAAGGGGCGAAAGCGTTATGATTGTGCTACTTGTACAACGATTGCAATGTACGATTTGATGAAGGGAGTCTCTGCCGTCAATGTTCCACCTTACAACTTGTCCTTGGGCGAACGATGCAGCGAGGCGACCCTGACATTTACAAAATCGTTTTGGAATGAGCGCAAATTTCCAGAAAGTAATGTATCTGAAGGTTGCGAATTTTTGAAAGGGCGAGAGAATCGAGTTGTAGAAATGCCTCCGCAGCAAATTATTGTGGCCTTTTCTCATACAGCCAATAATTCTGGTCGCAAAATGCCAGATGCGTCGCCAGGATGCTTCTGGGGATTTCCAAAGCCTCTTCTCGAATTTTTCCACGGGCTTGTTGGAATCAAGGTGGAGGCTGCTTAGAGTCGTCTTTTCGTTTTCATATTTATATTCATTTTCCTGTTTAGCTTCTTGGTTTTTCTTTTGCCGCCTTTTTGTTCTTTTAACGAAACACTTGGCTTCAAAGCCTCAGTAGCCGCTTCCACAATAGAAGCAGGTTGACCTGCACACGCTTTTGCAGTAGCCTCTTCTGTTACAGGAATATTTAACAATTCAAATACAATGCGCAAAGATGGGATTGCCATCGCAGGTCCAACTGCTTCCTTGAAGGCTGGCGAGCAATAAATAGCAGGCTGGTGCAAAAAGGTTTGAAAATTTTGAATGTCGTCGAAGCTCGGAATCTTGTCTATCGGCACACGTGGAAATGACACTTGAAGACCAAGAGGTTCTGCCGATGTTTGTGCTATTTTTTCGAGTGTTTCTAATTTTTCATTAAAGGTCTCCATTGGAATCTTTAATGTCTTTTCAACCATATCGTTAATTGTAATGCGAATATAATCGGGACTAATGATTGATAAGAGCCAGAGCCAAGAGCCTATGATCATTGACTTGCTTCCTTGATACAGATCCGTCCCCAACCTCGCTTGAATGTCTGGACTCATAAAGTTGAAAATCCAGCGGGAGGCTTTGCCAATCATTCCAACAATCATCATGTTTTGTCCAAAGACGCCGAGGAAGGATAGGACCCCATCTTTCCATTCGCCGCGACTCACATCGTAAATGGCCAATACAAAAGACAAGATCTTTCTTAGAATGCCAATATCGAAAAAGTTGTTGCTCACAAGGAGCCTGCATGCTTCGAGCATTGCATTGATAGAGACTAGAACAAGGTTATAGGGAACCTGAACGGGAGCTGGCAAATAGGGTTGAATAGGACCGATTGTAGGATCGCCCATTTTTTTGAAAAAAGCGACGGGGCCAATAATGGAGGCAAGCTCGCGATTTTTTTGGTCGAGAGCTGCAAGATAACTCTGAACATTTCCAACCATTTCGTCGATAGATGGGGTCGGTACAGAGGATGTAATATATTCGCTGTCTGGTTTGATGCTAAAATCCTTGAGCTGGAGATTGGATGCCCCCCCTTGTTGTTTTGAAGCGCCGCCCGCCAAATCAAAAACAAGAGGCATTGCCTCTTCGATTACATTGGCCTGCTGGGTAGTCCAAAGGGCTTTTCCTTCGTTGTCTTTTACGTTGGTTGCCCAGCCTTTTTCACCCTTGTATTTTTTATAGTCGAGTGCAGTTCGACTCAAGCCATCCATGGCAGAGTACAATTGTAGCGGCAGCGTATTTGAATGTTCTTGAACATATCCTTTTACTTTATTAATTTGGCGCAAAACTTCTGATTCGCTCAGAGCCGCCATCTCCTAATTACAATTGCGGATTCTATACCTACTTAACCGCTGCACATCAAACATCCTTCACCACTTTCCTTTGCAGCCTTGGCCTTTTCCACTTCTTCTTCGTATTCTCGTGCAAGCCTTTCAAGCATTTCTGCGCGGGTTTCTTTTTTCTTCTCTGCGACTACGGGCTTTTCAGCATTAGCAACGTCGGAATGCGTTATTTCTTCTTTCGTTGTTGCTCCTGTAGTATCCGCTACAAGAAAGCGTGGATCGATAGTGAACTTTTGTGCTGCTACTGCCGCCCTTGTTCGAAGATAGTAGCAACCCGTCTTGAGCCCCTTTCTCCAAGCGTAAAAGTGCATGCTCGTTAACTTTGCATAAGAGGGATCCGCAACAAATAAGTTCAAGCTCTGACTCTGACAGATGAAAGCTCCTCTGGCTGCCGCCAAATCGATTAGAGTGCGCTGCTTCAGTTCCCACGCAGTCTTGTAGAGTTCCTGCAAATCTGCTGGAACTTCTGAAATTCCTTGAACCGAACCATTTCTCGCAATAATCATCTGTTTCAAGTCTTCGCTCCAGACACCTCTGTCCACCAAATCCTTCATCAAATACTTGTTAACAACAATGTATTCTCCTGCAAGAGTTCTTCTTGTGTACAAGTTGCTCGTAAAAGGCTCAAAGCACTCGTTGAATCCGAGAATCTGACTCGTGGAAGCTGTGGGCATAGGGGCAAGAAGCAAGGAGTTGCGAATTCCGTAAGCTGCCACGTTTTCTCTCAGAATCGACCACGACAAGCTTCCATCAGCTTCTGTAAGAGGTGTGATTCCCCACAGGTCTGGCTGTAGCTTTCCTTTGCTTGCGGGAGAGCCATTAAACGTTTCGTAAGGACCTTCTTCGAATTTTGCAATGCGCATGGACTCTTCCACTGCTGCATAGTAAATGTGCTCAAAGATTCTTTGATTGAGATCGGCAGCCTCTGGACTATCCCACGGGTATCGCATCATGGCAAAGACGTCTGCCAATCCCTGGACTCCAATGCCAATAGGTCTGTGGCGCATATTGGATTTGAGTGTTTCAGGTGTTGGATAATAGTTAATGTCAATCACTCGATTCAGATTTCTCGTCATGACGCCTACAACTTCTCTTAGCTTGACAAAGTCAAAGGTTTTGGTTTCTAGATCGATAAAGGTTGGGAGACCGAGCGAAGCGAGGTTACAGACCGCAGATTCCGTAGAAGAGGAATACTCAATGATTTCTGAACAATTCCCTGTTAGAATACCATTGAATACACCTGCATGATTTTCTGGCTCATTAAAGCAATAGGTGTCGTCTATACGACCATCATCCCTATAGACAGCATGAACCAACGAGGTATGTGTAAATCCTTTTTCGTCAACCCATTCCTTCAACATAACGCCTTTTAGAATATCTATTGCTTCACGTCTTTCACTATCATGTAGAATAAATTTATGATAAGGGGTACAATAAATTGTTTTACGAACTGGTTGGCACGCTATTTTTTCACTATAATCATGTGGTGGGCAATGCCAAATGTAATCGTCAACTTCAATCTTTATCAACTTTTGATTTACACCTGTTTTTCTTACAATTGTCTTGGACCACTTGTCTCCATTCCATACTTCGACCTCCTTGTCAACAAGAGACTGAATCTCATACTCGCCCTCTCTAGTAAGAATCAAGGTCTCGGGTGCTACGCAAAGATTTGAAGATTTAATAGTACCCACATTCTGCTGATTGCTCTTGGCATTCGCAGGATCCTTGTACAGAAGATAGGGAGTACCCGTTTCCATTTGGCAATCGAGAATCTGAAACCAGAGCTGTTGAGCCTTGACCTTCTTCTTTCCGAGACCTTCGCTCTCGTACTTCAAATAGAGTTTCTCAAAGTCTTCGCTGTGCACATCCGCGAGACCAGGAGCTTCAGAAGGACAGAATAAGGTCCAATCCTCGTCGGCCTCGACTCTCTTCATAAACAAGTCAGGAATCCAGAGCGCATAGAACAGGTCGCGTGCTCTTTCTTCTTCTGTTCCCGTATTGAGCTTGAGCCTCAAGAAGTCCTCTACATCTGCGTGCCAAGGCTCCAAATAAATGGCAAAGGATCCGTTGCGGCGGCCTCCTTGGTTCACGTAGCGCGCTGTGGCATTAAAGGTACGAAGCATGGGAACAAGCCCATCACCTCGACCATTGGTTCCTTTGATCAAAGCGCCCTTGGAACGAATATTGTGCACATGAAGACCGATGCCTCCAGCCCACTTGGAGATCTTGGCGCAGTCGCTCAGGGTCTTAAAGATTCCTTCGAGAGAGTCGCTGTCCATTGCCACCAAGTAGCAAGAACTAAGCTGTTGTCTATGGGATCCTGCATTAAAGAGCGTAGGTGTTGCGTGAGTAAAGAACTTTTGGCTCATCAAGTCGTAGGTTTCAAAAGCCTTTTGCAGGTCAATGCTTCCCCACAAGGCCAAGGCCACACGCATCCAGAGATGCTGAGGTCTTTCCAAAATCTTTCCAGACGAATCCTTCAAGAGATAAGCCCTTTCCAGAGTCTTGAATCCAAAGTAATCAAAGAAGTAGTCCCTGTCGTGCTTGATATAGGCATCAATTTCGTCTCCATGCGCCTTCACCACGCTTAGAATATCGTCATTGATATACGAAACAGGTTCGCCAGTCTTTGGGGCTGTTTGATTAGAAAGTTGGAGCATAACTTTTGAGAAAGAGGGATCTGTGTTCTTTTGATGATTGCTTATAACGATGCGAGCAGCAAGAATACTATAGTCTGGATGAAGAGTTGCCAAGCTTGCCGCGAGCTGGCATGTAAGCTCATCGAGCTCTGTCGTCTTGACTCCGTCGTAAATCTGACCAAGCACCTTTTGGGCAATGGCGGTCGGGTTTACATGAAGTCCGTCGGCAGAGCGTCGAATACGTTCGAGAACCTTGTCAAAGCTTACATCTTCCTTGCGGCCGTCTCGCTTGACAACTTGCATGCTAAAATTGTAGGAGAAAGACATTTTTGTTCGTTGCCGCGGTTTGGGGGAGGCGGTTGGACCAATTTTTTAGAGTATTTGGATTATTTATATCATTCAATATAGATATGCACATAGGTCAGCTTTTAGGAATATTCTTACTCTTGGTCGTCATAGTTGGAGTGTTAAATTATCAAATGGAAAATGCGTGGCCCATTGCGAGGCCGTCTCTTCAAGCGACGTGGCCAATGTTTCCTGGCTCCAAGGAGGGGTTCCAGGGAGGACAAGGCATTGGTGAAGGAAGCGGTCTCGTATCAGCCCAAGGAATCAATTCGGCTGCCCTGAAGGCGTGGCTCCCTTCTCCCGAAGTTTTGACCAAGTCCAACGGCGCGGAAGAAAAGCAACAAGTGCTCGACTCGGCTGCGCCTTATGAAGCAGGAATTGGAAAGCCATTCAAGAGCTACGATCTTTTGCCAGGTGGAAAACCGGAACCGCGTGTTGCGCGTGGACCCACTTCACAAAGTTGCTATGGGGTCGATTATCAACGTGCTCTAGAAAGAGCGGGTTCTTATGCGCAACGCACCAACAACTATATTCACGGATATCCTGATAGCTGTTCTGCACCCAATCACGATCTGGTTCTAGATTTCTACAAGGAGAAGCCTACACCCGAGCCATATCAAGTCTAAGATTTTTGACCATACGCACGATCCAAATCAATACGCTGAAGCCGTTTGATAGAATGTTTATAAATTACGCGTGTTTCTATGATTTCGGATTCGTTTTCATCATAAATATGCTCAATGCGCTTAATCTTGCTTTGAAGATTGAAGGGTACCCCTCGGAGCTCTGTATCGGTATATACATCTGTCATTTTATAAAAATCTTCGCACCTTATTTCGCAAGAACTAATTTCCGAACTAATGGGCACAATAACGTCTTGTAGAAAAGACCGATAGGCAGATCTAAGATCTCCATCGTAATAGTGTTGATTCTTATAGCTGCTGCATAGAAAATTATTTGTAGTTGGGTCAAAGCTATACATTGAAATGTATCCTGGAATACGAAGATTGTTGCAAATATCGATTAAATCTCTATAGGATTTGGGCAGAGCGTTGTATTCTTTTTTGACTTTTTCCTGGCGTTCTCTTTGTTGTTCTCTTTTATATTTGTCATCTTCTTGCACATCATATTCTTCCTCCTCTTCCAAGTCTTCTAATTTATAATTGTCATACAATTTGAGATACTCCTTTTGTATGAAATCAACATATTCAGGTAGAATTTTACAATGAAAATAGAGTGTATATTCCAGACCCATTTAGATATACACTTGTTAAAATCTTTAGCCCAAATGCTCCTTAGAAGCAAAGACCTTCACATTTTTATCTTTAAATAGTGTGGCAAAGACGCGAGAAATGGCAATGCCATCTTTAGTTCGAGGATACCTAAAATATGGGTAACTTGTCTCATCCTCATCCTTATCAATTGCATCCGTTTCTACATTTTTCGCAAGCGTTTTGGCTTCTTCCTCGTAGGACTCAAAGCGCCAATGGGTTTCAATCGTAACGAGGTTTGATTCAGTGTTGTATGTAAAAATAAGATCTCTCATGTCATATTTAATAAATTTTATAGGAAACCCTTCTTCACAAATAATTCGATCCGAGGTCCAATCATCGGATTTGAATTCTCCTTCATGATATCCGTGACCAATTACACCTTCGTATTCGTATAAAGTAGGGGACACCCGTCTTTCTCTTATAACATAGAGTGGGTCGCCCTCATGGGGCTTATTAGGATTCGGGATATAACCATACAATGGAATTAATGTCATTCTATGGTTGTATATTTAGAAATAGTTTAGATGCCTAGCCAAGGAGTTCCCTTATTCTTTTGGGAATATCAATTGGTGCTGTTGCCGCTGCAGTGGCACTCGGATGAATATACTTGCAAGAAATACCCTTTAACTTACAACCCTCGCCATATCTGCAAGGCTTGTTCCTATCCTTTTGGGATTTCGTTATGGTTTCGTTCGATAAATAGGTTGCATTCTGAAGCTTCTTGAACTTTTCTAGGTTCTCCTTTTCTTTTGATTTGCACGGCACGACGGACTCGATCTCGATCATTCTTTATTTATATAGTATTTATTTTATTTAGACTAGCAACTTAATGCCATACAACTTGTAGCGCCTTGACCAGATGTTGCAGTTATATCATAATTTTGTTGGGAGTTCTGACTCACTTTTTGATATCGATTTCCATCATCACCACACCAAAACTCAGCGCCATTATTTGGCTTTGGAATGCGTATTTCAAATTGTCCAAGCCCTGTTCCACAAGAAGGTGTATATTGTTCTACAATATAGTAATCATATTGTGTTCCACCGCCTCCATCTCCAGGACTACCGCCCCCATTTGTACATATAGTTCTATCAATAGGATTTCCTATAGAATCTATTTGAAATGCGATTTTATCTGTTCCATCGTATAGTATAACCCATTCATCTTCTAGAACCAAAAGGTTTCCGTTTGTATATATCAAATTTTCCGTATATCCATCTGCCAGATTATCAATAATACATTTAGAGACGCTATAGGTTTCGGTCATTCCTGCTTCGTCTGCAGCACACGCTTGCAATGCAGTGGCGTAAGGATGTAATCCAATAGGTGATAAGTTACATGTACTACAAATGACTATTTCTTGAACATAACCTAAATTATTGATCTTAAATGCGCGGCGATTCACACCATCGTCCAAGGCCAACCATTTTCCGTTTCCAGTCAACGGATTCTTTGTATTGTCATATACTATTTCATCCTCTGAACCATCTCCTACGAAGTCATCAAGACATTTAAGAATAATATATTCAACATCATTACTATATGCTGCACAGGCCTCCGTTCCAGAATTATACCCACCACCCGTTTTTCCAGTTGGCTTTTTCTCGCACACTCCACAGCTATTACTATTCTGGGCCAGCTCATACGCTAGGCGAGCCTTTCCTATATCATTAATATTTGCCTCATTTTCATCTACTATGATACTACAAACATCTCTCTTGGCCGTGTTAGGATTTGTATTTTGCGTGCATAAATCAGCTAAACAAGTTGAATAAACACCATCGCAGTACGATTTTACATTTCCACAGACGTCGTAACAAGCATCCAAATCTATATTGCAATCCGAAAAGTCAATATTCCAGTATTGCGATATGAGAGTAAAATAATTATTATAACTATTTTGATATTTGGGATAACAATACGCACTTTGAAGCATATTATATCCTAGAAATCCTCCAGTTGGACTTGCTAAATAGGTTCCGTAGTTGCTGATTTGAGTATTGCAATCGTCCAAACACACTTGATGATTTCCGTTATTGTAGATGGTATCACAAATAGCGTGACCGCATTGCAACCAATATTGTGCGTCAACAGCAACTTTATTGGGCTCGCATTTATGATAATATGCTTCAATATAATCAAAGCATTCATAAAAATATGCGTCTGTATACCGCACAATAAGTTCGATAGGATCGCTTACAGGTCCAAATGAATCATATGCTAAAATAGGCGCAGGAGATGGAGAAGGCGTATTTGAATATGAAGCGCCTTCAGATCGACTTGGCGTTGGTGTATTCGAGGGAGTCCGTGTATTCGAAGAAGTTGGTGTATTAGAAGGTGTCGGCGTAGGTGTATCTGAAGCGGATACAGGACAGCTCTCTGTGCAATCTGTAATAGCAGTGATTGTCCAAACAGGATTATAATAATATGTAGCACCAGGTTCGGAGTTTAGTTCATATTCAACATTAATAATAGCCATATAATCACTGAGAGGGAGTGGCGCTGTAGGAATTGCGTCTGTTAGTATATTTGCGGCTGGATTATTTGTTGTCTGTTCAAACTTAATCTCTAATGATTTTATTGTACGATCTGAAATATCAGGATTTTCATTAATTCTTGCCGAAACCACCTGCATTTTATTGAGAGGTCTCGTTGATACGGCTAAACCAAAGACCATTTGCGGAGTATCGGTTTCTAAAATCTGCCCATCGTCTGTTTCTAAATAGAGTCCTCCATATCCATACGGATTGTGCGCATATTCTCCTGCAGAGGGACCCCCATTTGTATCTTGTGTATTTGTATCAAATTTATAATAACCTGAATATCCTCTATTTTCATGTGTTTTTCCAACAATGCAGTGCTTTTTCTGATTGGATGGCGGTGGAATACAGCTTGCGGATGGTGTTGGCGAGGGCGTTGGCGTAGCAGAAGGAAATGACATTGCAGGGCAGTTTGTAGAACAATCGATTACAGAGGTAATATCATAGATTTCAGTCGTGGTTTCTTGATTTGTATCAGACCAATAGGCAATGAATACGTTTGAAATAAAATCAGGATGTGACATTGTAGAGGCTAGAGGCAATTCGTCGCTATTAAAAATATTATTAGCATTCGCCCCATTTTCATCTCTATTTGCGTGAAACATTAAGCTTTGAACTCGTATATCAGGATCTTCAGGAGTCATAAGATTTTGATTGGCAGAATTAAATATAAAATCATCAACCCCCATATGAACTCCCACGTGGATCTGAGGTGAACTCAAATCTGTCTGAATCGTCGTTTTACCTCCATCGAGCACTACGTACATGCCATTGTATCCTGACATGAATATATATTCTCCATTTTTTGGATCCGGTGCATTGTCTGTTCCTGGTCTAGTATATTGAAAATAGCCTTGTAATTGTTTTCCTGTATTCTGTTCGGCCCCTTCAAAACAGACTTTTACATCGTTCACTGGCCACGCTGGACAAGACGCAGAGGGTGTTGGCGAAGGCGTGGTTGTTGACGAAGGAGAAGGAGTGCTTGATGGAGTCAGGACAGGATTCTCACTGCAAAAGGTAGCGCAGTCCCAGACATCATACAATGTGTAGCTTCTTAGATCATCTGTCTTGGTATTGGTATCGTAATATAAGATTGATATTTCGTATTCGAGATTACCAGAGTTGCCTAGTGTAGCCGAGTCTGGAAGACTTTCATCTGCTAAAAAGATATCACCGCCTGTTCGCATCGCTCTAAATGCGATAGATTTGACTTGAATCCCAAAACCATCTGGAGAGATGTAGTTTTTGGCTACCCCTATGCTATTCATCGCTAAATGCTCTTGCTTCACATCCGTGACTATATTGACTACAGAGTCCGTCTCTATCGTTCCCAGTTCGAAGTTATCGTCGCGCAAGATATAGAATCCATTTTGGCCGCTCGTGTATTGGTAGTAGCTAAAGTCTGGATCCAAGTTACGATCAGTGCCTGGTCTCATGTACTGCAAATAGCCTTGGATAACTGAACCTGGATCTTTAAAGCAAACGCGCACATGATCTGCGGGCCATGCAGAACAACTAGGACTTGGTGTTTGCGAAGCAGTTGGTGTCGGCGTCTGTGTTTGACTAGTCGTTTGGGATGGCGTTGATGTTTGAGAAGCCGTTTGGGAAGGTGTTTGTGTCTCTGTTTGACTCGGTGTCTGAGTGCCCGTTTCGGCCTCACTTGGCGTTTGCGAAGAGGTCTCTGAAGAAGTTGGAGTCTGTGTGGCCGTGGAGGACCGCGTGGGAGTTCCTGAGCTAGTTTCGGTTTGGGTTGGTGTTCCAGATAGTGATGAACCTCCAGAAGGAGAAGATGTTGGTGTCTGTGTTCCAGTACCAGTGCCCGTTTGAGTTTGTGTTTGGCTTGGAGTTCCTGTTCCGGTTCCTGTCTGTGTTGAAGTCTGGGTCTGAGTTCCTGTTCCAGACTGAGTTCCTGTCTGCGTTGGAGAAGGTGTTTGAGTAGGCGTTTGAGATGCACATGTTGGATATCCAAAATAAAACTCAGAAGGGACAACTTGTCCTCCATAATAGATAGTATTTCCAGCTACTAATACTTTTGAAGCCCCTGTTCCTGTTACTTGATAATATCCATTGGAAGAAAAACTAAAATGCTCTGTTGCGGATAGTCTATGTTGTAGAGATCCAAAACCTCCTCCATCCTCTTTATTACTAAAAGAAAAATAATAACTAAAAGAGTGAAATTTAAAACTTCCTGTCCATCCATCGTATTTTGTATCAGGATCTGGAAGACTTCCTGCTCCAAACATACTTATTGGGATAGGATCACCCATTTGAACATAAACTCCAGATTGTTTTGTATAATAAATTACATGCGGATTTGTCCAGATTTGTAAAGCATAGTCTGGAGCAAGATGGAAGACTCCAACACATGCACTAGGATTATAGGAAGTTGTTGTGGAAGGTGTTCTTGTATTGGTCGCTGTTCCAGTAGGAGTTTTTGTAGACGTTCCTGTAGGGGTTGCAGAGAGTGTTGTAGATGCTGTATTGCTCGATGTCGGTGTGCTTGTACCCGTTTTAGAAGGTGTAATACTTGCCGTATTGCTTGGTGTTGATGTAGATGAGAATGAAATCGTTTTGCTCGCCGTTGGACTATTGCTTGATGTTGCGCAAGTTGCCGCGACCCAACAAATCGGCGCCGAAAAAGTGCCCATTGGGCATGCAGGAGAGGCCCAAGCCCCACAACAAGCAGTAGCAGTACATCCGTTTCTAGCGCAAGGACCTACACACGCTTGAAGTTCTCTTGGGCCTATCAGTTCCTCGAGCAATCGGATTCCCCCACCACCGCCGCAAGGAGTGCATGCACCACAATTTGCATCCTTTTCACAACGTGCTGTTGCCACTTTATAGGTGAATCCTATAGGACAACTACAAGGGGTCTTGGTGGCTGAGGGAGTGCTTGTAAGAGTCATGGTTGTTGTCGGCGATGGAGTTTGTGTAGGCGTTCTTGTTCTTGTAATAGTTGGACACCAAGGCTCTTCGGTTTGCACACACCAGCCCCCTGCTTGATAAGTGCTTCCTGATGGACAGGAACCTGTATTAAAGGCTCCACAACAACTTGGATCTGGTACAATTTGTAGATTACGATCGTAATGTATAGTCTCTGTTGCTGAGATAGCTACAGAGGTATATCCTTCTTCTGCAAGTTGACGACGACAGACTGGGGCTCCTGCAGCACAAGCAGCCGATTTTCTACAACTATTGCCGAAATAGGGCGATGCATACATCCATGTAAATCCTGCAAGAGCGCAAGTACACCTGTAGGGTGTTGCCGTAATACTTGGTGTAGGAGTTCCTGTATTTGTAGGTGTTTGACTTGGGGTAGGTGTATTGGATGGTGTTTTTGTATTAGACGGCGTTCCTGAAGGGGTTTGTGTAGGGGTTGTTGTTCCTGTAGGGGAAATTGTTCCAGTTCCAGACTGAGTTTGGGTTGGTGTTCCAGTACCAGTACCAGTACCTGTTTTAGTCTGAGTCTGACTCGGCGTTCCTGTACCTGATCCAGTGGGTGTAGGCGTTTGTGTAGATGTTTGCGTACCTGTACCAGAGATAGTGGCAGTGCTAGTACTCGTTACGGAAACAATAAGTGTTACACTACTTGACTGAGAAGGTGTAGGCGTTGTTGAGGATGTGGGAGAACCTGTAAGAGTTGACGTAGATGTGTCGGTGGGTTGAGAAGTTGTGGAGGGATTTGATGAGAGAGATGGTAAAGAGGATACAGAAGGCACAGAAGATACAGAAGGCACAGAAGATACAGAGGGTGCAGAAGAGGTTGAGGGATTTGTGGACACAGAGGGTGCAGAAGATATAGAGACTAGAGATGATACAGAGGGTGCAGAAGATATAGAAGGTCCAGCAGATATGGAGGAAACTGATGAGATAGATGCTAGAGAGCTAATTGAAGGAATAGATGTAAATGTAGTTAGCGTCGAAGCAGTCACAGAGTTGCTGGGAGAAATTGTATTGGTTGTAGAACCCGTATAACTCGAACTAGCGGTTGAAGATGTCGAAGCAGTCACAGAGTTGCTGGAAGAAATTGTATTGGTTGTAGAACCCGTATAACTCGAAC